ATATTTGATGATAGAAAACGTACATTACGTGCAAAACATGCGGCAACTTTGATATTAAAATTACAAGCCAATATATCTTCTGATATATTGGTTTTTTCTACGTATATTGATTCATCAAAACAACGAGTCAGAAAAATGCGTCCAAGAGATAATTATGAAAAGTCTACACCGTCTGTTATTGCACGAATACTACTGGGGATATAAGCGTAGTCAATAAAAGTGGAGGTAATTATGAAGTTAAATATAATATTAAAAGTATTAATTAATATACTAATAATAACAGTGTTCCAATACGGCGCAGCTAGTACTTTGTATTATATAGATCATAATATTGATATGTTATTGGGAATCATTCTAAGTTGTGCTATAGCATTTCCTATGTCATTTTTAACAGGAATGGGGTTATTCAATGAGAACAGCAAATAAAACAGTGTGTATATTGTTATTAGCCATATGTTTAATACCAGTTAGGGTATCTTATGCAGATCAGATTAATCCAATTAACCTAGCTATTGGTATTCTAACTTTAACTCAGGCTATACAAGGACAGCATAGATGCCAACCTTATCCAATCTATCAACAACAGTATTATGAGCCATACCCTAGACCATATAACCTGCAAACAATACCTATTCAACCAGGCTATGTACCTAATCGTACATATTACGAAGCTAACTCATCATATACACAACCACCCATGAATGACTATGAGTTCTCTATGAAATTACAGATGTGTAGAGATGGTAATCTTGCCTTCTGTGAGTCACTTATGAGAAGACTGATGGGTTATTAAATGTAACTAATAACCGAAATGGAGAAGTGGATATTTGGTTATGCTAATGTTCACATTGATAAAACTGGAAATGATACGGGTGAAGTTTTATTCCTCGTTGGTATATTTAGAAATGCTATCATATCACGATCACAAAAATATGATCAAAGTAAGATATGTTCTAGTGAAGATATTGCAACACCTCATATGGTATGTAAATTATTACTAGGAATATGACTACTAGTATAAATATAAGTAAGATTAAAGAAGCAATCTAGAGAAAGAAGGATCTTCCTATGAGTAATCCATCTATTACTCGCAAGAAAGCAGTAGACCGCATGCAGGCTACTATTGACTATTTGGAACAACACAAACAAGTAGACTCTATTGCGGACCTCTATAGATCTGTACCAGAGTTACGTAGATATAAGAGTTACGTTGAAGCGCGTGGATTCATTCAACGTATGCATAAGCTTGGGTTAATTCAATTTAATAAAGGTTATCGTACTGCTAATGTTATTACTCTAAATAAATCTAGTGATTTAATAGATAGGATTAAGCAACAACTACCTTTTGATGGTATTAATAAAGCTATCAATAGACAGCTTGTGTATAGATATGCCAAGCGAAGTCTATATAGTAAGAAACAGCCTAAAATACTTATTCTAGGTGGACCATACCTACATGATATACCAGAGATATTAAAGTATAATCCTGGTACACAAATAGACTCAATAGAACACAACATACACAGCTATGTTTGTGCTGCTGTTAAAGCACGAGCAGCCTATAAGAACAATGTTCACGTACATCATGAGAATATCTATGAGTTCTTATGGGATACAAAAAACAAATACGATCTGATTTATTTGGATTATTGTGGCAAGGTCAAGGCGGAAGAAGGTAAAACAATTGAGCTAGCATTAAGTAAGCTTCATCATGGCGGACAATTAGCTATTACGATGATGCGAGCTAGGGGAACAACTAAATATATTAAAGATAAAAAAGATAAAGCAGAAGATCAAATCGATGCGGTATGGCGGGTTATTAAAGATATGGCTAAGGAATTAAATATTAATTATTATCCTGTAGCTACCATTAAATATTGTGATGTAGTATCTATGGCTACACTAGTATTACATAAGGGATTACAAACTAAAACATATGACGAATTAGTAGTTAAGGACGGACAAGTAAATGTTCACATATAAAGCGTATTTGTATTTGAACCCCACAATGCTAATAAATTTTTGGATAAGGAATTTTATACCACGCGCCTTAATAGTTCTTTATGAAGCAACACATACATATGCTAAAGAGGAGATGTACTTTCGTAACTATCCAAAGGGATACAACTATGATTACTATTTTAGACATTATAAGAAACCACCACACTATGGCAAACCATGCTGTGGCTATCTTCTATGGAAAGAATAAATAAGATCCTTAACTTACCCGATCCTACTACTAAGCCTTTTAATTCTGAAGGCATAATGGTTATATATGAGGGCTCAATGTCTAGCGTCGGTTGGTGTAGAAACTATAAATCATATTATGTTTATCCTAATATTATAACATCTGCATCAGGTACTGCGCTTATCAATTTATTATATGAAGATGATATCGCTTGTTTAAGTTCGTTTTGTAAAACACTATTAAATATTTAGCTATTCCCCTCCACGATAGGACCGTGGATAAAGCGCCATAGATGGCTCTATTTACGACGAAGAAGAGGAGAACCATATTTTACATGCAGAAGAATAAACTAAGTCTTAGACGTAAACCTAAAAATATAATTCAAAAAGGTAGGTATAGATTAAGCACATCTATAATAGCTACATGGTTACAAGATAGGCAGATATTTATACCTGTTAAGATGAAACATAGGAGGGATACTCAATTGGTATTGGTTCCTCCTGCGGGACCATGCCTTACTATCTATAAAGCCTATGACTAAGAGAGTATAGAGAGAGGAATTGAAGCATTTGGCATCGCTATATATACTGGTTAAACAATTACTAAACATATACTAAATTTAATATAAGAAGGAGAAGTTTATGCCAGCTAGATTACAATTAGGTTATAGTGTTATGACTAATAAATGGATCGTTCGAGTAGAAGATGGTGATACAAATAAGATATTTCAAGTTATATTTGATACCCACGAAGAAGCACAAGAGGTAGTAGATAATATTGTGGAGAGATACAAAGAAGAAACAGGACATAAACCAGAACATATGCCGAATGCACATATGAATTAAAGCAATGAATAATATGAACCCTGTAGCCGTATATCATTCAATGAAGTGTACAATAAACTACCTACATATATGTTATGAGAATAATTTTTGTAGATTTATCACGATAAATCCTCATGGAATTCAGGAGGATACACCAATAAAACATGCAGACCCTCTTAATAGGGACGAGGAGTGTTTTTGTACTCTATCACACATGGTTATTATGTTACTTAACTTAAGGAGGTAGCTGACATGGGATTACTCACTGGTTTACGCCATGATATTAAATTGAACAATAGGCATGAGGGTTCATATGATGCATCAGATAGACTACAAATAAGAGCCCTTAGAAGGGCTGTATGTAGATTATTTGGTATTCAATTAGCCGTGGCTTTCCATGAAGCGGCCATTAACGCACTACACACTCCATCTCATATGTTTGATTTAGTTGTGGATAAGGCCGATGGCGTAAGGATAATATCTCAGGGTCTACCAATCGATAGCCTATGTTCTATTGATGGAGAACTTCCAGAAAATGGTAGGGGGTTTCTCATTATATGTTCGTGTTCTAACTGTGATATTAATACGTACGAAGATAAAATAGAATTACATCTGAGACCACTATGAGTATTTCTATATATATTAGTTTCAGCATTACTAGGAATACCCATAAGAAGGAGATAGTATGCCTCAATTTTTAGTACACATAAGCCACCGTAGAGGTGGCTACGATGATTTTATAATAGATGCATTAAGCTTAATTGATGCTAGGGCTCAAGCACAAACTCTCTTTGCTAGTGAGATAATAACCGTGCAAGAATTTAGTACGTCTATGTTCCCTAAGATATTTGGTAGCAATAGACCTCACTTCCATAGTAGAATTAATTCATTGGTAGGTGCTGATGGACCTACAAGAGGTACTAATTATCCTGCAGCCCCAAAAGCATATCCAGACATTGGCAGGAGCTAAGAGAGAAATGTGTCTATGTTATTACTAGGTATTTCATAAGAAGAAGAAACACATGTCTAATCAATTACTTCCGTATGAAATATATTTAACTATCAATATTATGGGTATATCATACTTACTAAGAAGTAAAGTTTACGAGATATATGATAGTAGATTTGATAATAATCAGTTCTTAAAAGCAAATTCAATTACTTATATTACACCATCTGTTATAAAGAAAGTCCATCAACCAGGGATATATTCTGATTTCAATAATGTTTCACCTACACCTGCAACGCCTAGTAATCTAGCAAGAATATTATTAAATATATAAAGAAAAATTAAAATAAACTGCAACCACCTGCAGCTTCAACGTCAAGGCACGCTTCGCTTAAAGCCTTGACGTCTTGCTTTTCAGGTGGTCTAAGTAAACGAAGCTTGCTTCGCAAGCTATCTTTTAACAAGAGGTGATGTTCATGTATGTAAGAGCACAGAAGTGTAGCGTCACAAACAAGAGTGGAAATGAACGTATTGCTCAGTTTGATTTCATAGTAGATGAAAGCAATAGTATATCTTATAGGGGGTGGATATATAAGATTAAGGATACTACCCAAACAATTGGTTATAGATTTTGGGCTAGTTGGGCATTAGGTAATACGCAAGAAACCAATCAACACATAACATCTACCCTTGCAAAGCAAGGGGTAGATGGTGATATTCTAAGTAAGATACAGCAAGCTCTGCGCACTTATCAGCCAGGTATTCCTCAGATAAATATCCTAGATGGTTATAATCTAGGAAGAAATATATCGCCCGTATTATTCTATGGAGTACCTAGACTGGTTGTTAAAGGATTGTATGGAGAAGAGTGGCCTGCTTACAGACGTAATAATAACGTAAGTCAATATCGTAATTGTAGTAATTGCTCCTTCGCATGTAGAGATAAAGAAAACAGCTTTAGAAATCAACCCTACGAGAGAAGTGTTCAGGACATAAAAGATCAACCACATCTTCCTTTATGGCGGTGTGCTGTAACTGGTGCGTTTGTAGATAAAGAGATAACTAATAATATTAATGCAACATGGAACTCCGATCAAACCCATGGATATTCCAGAGTACAGAAAGATAGGGGATATGTTAGAACACAAGGCGAGCCACAAACAATGTCACGTCCGAGAGGGGAAGACGAAAGTAGGTATTTAAGTATTGTCAAATTAAGGCAAATGTCTTTAGAGGAAAATACATGTCCAGCTCATATGTTTAAAGCAAGAGAGCAATATCAAGATGAAGCAAGTAGATTAAAAGATATTAATCCTAAGACCATACGTTGGTTTAAAGATAATACACATGTATGTGAGATTATGGGACATAAAATAAGGTTAATAGAACTAGATGTATTAGGAGAAGAGCTCGGTAAGGCTGATCTGGCTTATATGAGAAAACAATATGTGTAGATATAGTAAGAGCATTACTGGGTATTGATATTAGAATATAATAAAGAAAGAGGTATTGGTAGGTGAATACTTTACAGCTACAAGAGGTACTAAGAAAACTTATTCAGAACAGTGGTAACGGTAATCGAGTATCATTACTGATAGAAGGGGTGCATGGAATAGGGAAGTCGGCTGTTGTTGCTGAAGTCGCAAGCGAATTAGGTTATCGTTTGGCAGATTTAAGATTAGGGCAGCAAGAAGTGGCTGATTTAATAGGTATGCCTATAGTTAAAGACGGTTATACCTATTGGGCTCCCCCAAGTTGGTGGCCTAAAGAGGGCGAGAAAGTTGTTATCTTTTTAGATGAATTAAATCGTGGTACCCAGGATGTAAAACAAGCTATCTTTCAATTAGTGAGAGATTTCAAATTACATACACATACATTGCCTCTAGATTGTATTGTTGTCTCAGCTATAAATCCTGAGATAGATGGATATGATGTATCTCCATTAGATATAGCGTTGCAAGATAGGTTCTGGAAAGTAATATATGAACCAACAGTTGAAGAGTGGTTGAGTTGGGCAGAGAAAAATAATATATGCAAATCTGTCTGCGAATTTATTAAGCAAGATAATATATATCTTGACCCAAGTAAGGGGCAAGCCTATCCAACTCGTAGAGGTTGGGAACGCTTAAGCAATGCACTTAAGTTAGTTGAGTTGGATAAATTCATTGAGAAGAAAGATTATGATTTATTTCTAGATATTGCTATGGGCAATATCGGTGAGGCTGGTGGACTATCATATAAGAGATTTGTTATTGACAAATACCAACCATTAGATTCTAAACTTCTTGTAGAAAACTATAAAAAAATTCGCACTAAAATTCAGAAGCTTATTCAAAACCAACAGATGGATGTATTGTCTCGTGGATTAGATGACACGGCTAGGTATCTTGACAAGTATATAGACTCTAACATTACTCAGTCTAGCTTTGTCGAGAGTATATGTTTATTAATAATAGATCTTCCTCTTGATTTAGTTGTAAGTTTTATGAGAGCAATAGGTTGTAACCAAAGATTGTTTAATCTGTTTAAATTAATATGTAGAAATAAAGAAGTGTTTAGTCAAGTGGTTAGGACAAGAGATGTTGCTAACGAACATCATCTGATAGATATCTTTGATACACTACTTGAACAAGAGTTGGAGTTGGAAGAGAAAGAAAAGAAGAAGGCAACAGCAAGTGTCTAATGATATTGCTGATAATGGTATTGCTAGTGTAGATAAAAAAGAACTACCCAAGTGGGCTAGTGGGGAAGATGCGAGTCCTGTAGAGTATAAAAAAGCAGAACAGGTATTTGCTAGCGCTCTTGCTTCCATGATAATTGCAGGAGATAAAGCATTATATGCTTATCTTCTTATGCGGTTTAAGCGTATCTTTAGCACCAAAAACGTCCCAACAATGGGTGTAGGTATGAGTGCGACAAGTCTGATATTATGTATTAATCCACATTATGTCTTATCGCTTAATCAGAATCAGATACAGACAGTCTTAGAACATGAATTTCTACACATAATAATGATGCATCCAATAAGAACACCCATTGTCTTAGAGCATACTTTATGGAATATTGCTTGTGATATTGTGGTTAATGAGTTTATGGAATCTAACTTTTTAGAAAAAGAAAATATAACTTATGATGGATTTCTTGAGCAGTATCATGACTTTCCTTCTAGGTTTAGTTCTGCAAATGTTTACTATCAATTCTTACGTCAGAAAATAGAGCAAGATGGAGAATTAAAAATGCCTGGTGGAGGGAAAGCTGAGGTAAAGATGATAGATGACCATAGCATGTGGGGTACTCCAGATGAAGAAGACATGGCTGATTATAAAGATATAAGTAAAAAATACTATGAAGGTATAATAAAAGGTGAGCTCCAAGAAGCTTATATTAAAACACAAGGGAAACTGCCAGGACAAATTAAATCTCTTATTAGAAGAATATTAAATAGTGAAGTACCTTGGAATGTAGTTCTTCGTAGATTTGTAACTAGCACACGCAATAATACCAGGCGTTATACGCTCAAACGTTATAATCGTAGGTTACAGCTACCGCCAGGATATTGCAGGGAGCGTAAGCTCAACCTGTGTGCTATTATAGATACATCTGGATCGATAAACAATAAGCAATTATCAGCTTTCCTAAACGAGCTCAATACTATATCAAGATATAAAAGTACAGAACTAACCATTATAGAATCAGATGCAAGGGTTGGAGCTGTATATAAGTTCAAACGTAAAGAAGTTCATGAATTTACAGGTAGGGGAGGTACTGATTTTAGACCTGCATTTGATTACATAGCCGAAAAGAGATTATCTTTTGATGGTGTAGTTTATTTTACAGATGGTTGTGGTACTGCACCACAAGATAAACCCAAGTTCCCCGTACTATGGGTATATACTAAAGATCATGATAGAGCTGCTCCTTGGGGTAGTAGTGTGATTATGCAGGGTACTTAATGGAATGATGAGGCAACCACTGAGAGAATATGTAGATTACTACTTAATATTATAGGAGATAGATATGAATAAAAAAGATGACTTAATGTATGATAGTGGTGACTATGTGTGTGATAATTGTGGAGAAATATCAGTTAACTCTCCTATGACTTTATGTGAAGAGTGCTTGAAAGTGTGTATAGACGATAATGATTTATGATATAATTACATATAGCAATAATGCCGTTCTTAATTGTTACTGTGGTAGTAATGCTTCAGTGCTTTATATAATTGCTAGTAGTTATATGTGTTGTTTTAATCGTGCTATACCACCAACAATGACTAGTGGTATAGCTACGCCAGATTTTGTTATTGGGATGTTATTGGGTATAGCCAAATAAAAAACAAAAGCGTATCCCAAAGGATACGCACAGATCGTATAACCACCAGAACTTTGGGTTGTATTCGTCCATATCTTATCTAGTGATTGTCTTTTAAGACAAAGTTTTAATTAGTAGTGGTAACTTGTAGTTACGTTGATATCAGCTAACGTACCTTGTTCTATCTTAAGAAGGTCCATCTTAAGACCACGTAGGATAATGCTTAAATCAGCAAGTCCTGAGAGGTCGTCGGAAACGGGATTGTCTGAGGTTAAAACAATACCGTTCTTATGGTCTATAAAAGACTCAGTGTTCCTAAGTCCACGTTTAATATAGCGAACTTTGAAAGCAGCCATGTACATATCTCCTTTCTTATTTGAGGTAGCTTACAAAGACAATAATAGCATAGTATAGGAGGATATACAAGTAATATGTATGTTAGCGAAGTTAGGTATAATTTATTGTTTGATTAAACAATAATATTTTTCAAGAACACTATAACAAATAAGTGGTCGAGTAGACTATCTATAACACCATCCCATTTAGCTCATTGTGCTCTACAGGATAAGTTGGAATGGTATGCGCCAACTCAAATGAAAACACCATTAGCTTCAACCAATGTAGTAGCAATAGATATTATGGATGACTATCTAGATTTACGGGTAAGAATTACCGTCCGTGAGATGAATAAGATTAGGGCTATGTATCCTAAATGCAGAGGTCTTAATACAACAACACCAGCAATAGTATGTCAAGCACTCTTTGGTATAGAAGTACCATGTTTATATGATTAAACAATGCTGTAATTCTCTATATCAATCTATATCAATATACCATGGTATTAATCATTGGGGTGTGCACGTAGCAAAGACCAAACTTGACACTTCATATTGTTATGAGTTGGTATCTTGTTCGCCAAATGCTGAGATTTCAACGCCTAGTCTTGTAGTCAAATTTTTACTTGGTATTTACAATAAAGAATTTTTTGAATAAGAAGGTGTAATATGGCTAAATCAATAACCAAGAGATTAGAAATATTTTATGCTGGTGTGGAAGATTGGTACTTGGGTATTAATGGCAAGTATCCTTTGGAGCGTTTGGTACATCCATACAAAGAAGGTAACTGTATCGAAGAAGAAGTAGAGATGCAATGCCTGGGTAGGATATTAGTTATGCTGTTAGATATCTTTCCAGAGCTAAACCAGAAGGAGAAAACTATTGAATAAGATATTTAAGATAGTATTAGTTCTCTTATCGATTGCTGCTTCACCAGTACTAATTACATGGGGTAGAATAGAACAACTACCAGCTGTTATAGCTGGGATGATACTTGGATGCGGTTCTATATTGCTTCTTGTAAGCGTATTGTTTGATGGCATACATATCAAGTCTATTAAGGTTGGTGATTTATCAAAAGAAGACATAGATAGATTGCAAGAAAACCTTGATCGCAATGAGATTAAAAGAAAGGAGGATGTATAAGTGCCAGCACAAATATATGGTTGTAATTGCTCACACGAATTCCAAGATAAAAGATATGGCAAGGGCCAGAGAGTTCACAGTGAAGCTGGCAAGGGTACTAAATTACGTTGTACGGTATGTAGTAAAGAGAAAACTATATTAGTAAAATAAAAGGAGGTAAGTAATACGTAATGTTTTTGCCAAAAGAGATAGTTGAAAAAATAAATAGGAAATTTGATCCTAGTTTAATTAAAAAACGTGAATTACATAAAGGGGGTAAGGTTCTTAGTTATATCCCCACTCATGCAGTATTAGAGCGGTTAAATGAAGTATTTGGACATGACGTGGATAGTCGTATACTTTATTTTACGCCAGAAAGTACAGCAACAGACGAAGGTAATATAGTTGTTGTTGTTGAATTAACCGTTCGACATGAGGGTACCACAATAGTAAAGCAAGGCTTTGGTTCAGCTAAGGTTAAAAAGACCCAGGCTGGTATTATAGTAGACTTGGGTAATGATTATAAAGCAGCATCATCAGATGCTATCAAGAAAGCTGCATCACAATTAGGTATTGGTCTACATCTATATGATGATAGTGATGAGATCGCAACAGAGATGTCCTCTGATACTACACTAACTACCCCAGTTCCAGTAACAACAATTAAAACACCTAATAAGTTTAATAGAAAACCAATAGTAACTACCGACTCTAGCAGTACATCTAATAACACCAACCCCGCTCCAGCATCTGAAAAGTCACTGAACCTTATGTTTAAGTTGTTAGGAGAGCATAGCAAAACAGTTGCTGATTTTGGTTTACAAGAAGGCAACTTAACACAATCTGAAGTAAGCAAAGTAATCAATCAATTGATTGGAGAATCAACGAGTAAGCCAAAAGAAAAAGTAAAAAGCTAAGGAATCAAATAAAATGTTTAGATGGATAAAGCAGATGATAAATCTATTGTTTGTAAAACAAAAAGAATCTAACCCTGTAAATAAAGTTACATCTAGTTCTTTTCCGTCTGATGAAATAGCAAACTTCTTATGGCATACTGAACAGCGTGCCAGGAGTTTGCACTACAAAAACAAAAAATAGTATCGAAAGGAGGAGCATAATGCTCACAAACAGACAAAGGAACAAAATCTTCAATGCTGTTATTAAGAATAGTGGCAAGAAGAAGCCTCTCCCTATTAGTAATCTTGCTGAGAAGCTTGGGTTCTCAACATCTCAAGTTGCAGCAGTAAAAGCATGGGGAACCATGAAGGGCCAATTCCCTTACAATGTAGGAGAACGGCGCTAAAATAGAACAGGGCGGGGCTTATAGCCCCGCCCCTCTATCTTCAAATAGGAGGATAACGTGCCTATATACGAATATAAATGTGGTGATTGTAATAAAATAACCACACATATTAATACTATAGATAATCGTCATAATACACCTCCATGTAGTATATGCGAAGGAATAACCAAATTAATAATCAGCTTGTCTGATTTTAATATGCCTGCGCCAAGAGTAATTAAGAAAACATTGGGTGAATATGACGACAATAATGAGTACATAACAGACTAAGAAGGAGAAGTATATAATGAATATCAATGACTTTAATGAAGTAGGAAAGATTCTCATAAATGGAGAGGTAATTTCTTATGACGGGAGCATGTCCCTTTTAGAGGCTTTAAAACAAGCTCTAAAAACTAGGAATATTACTACCGTAGACGTAATCCTTAATGGTCGTGAAATAGTTAATAAGAATGAGCTGCCTCTTGACCTAGCACACGATGATGTCCTAGAATTGAGAACATATGCTAAACCTGGAAGATAATGAAGTAGAAACGCTCTATGCTATTGTACAAGAGCAGGAAAAACAAGACAGATATGATATAGAAAGCGGTCTTGCGACGCACAATACATGTTTGAGAGTCTTAAATAATCACATCACAAACACAATAACACTACCTCAACCTGGTATATACCAGGTTGAGGATAGCCAGATCTACTCAATAGCATTTGGAAACTTTTCTATTAAAAAAATATATCATAATAATGTAACCTGGAACATTCCAGTTCATATGCAAGAAACAGTACCACTCATGATAATATATGAGCCACCAGTAAGCATACGGCTTTTGCCTATTCCAGGCATTACACCAGATAATTGGAAAGAGTATTTTCCGCCTTTTCATTATGATAAAGATACCAATCAGGTTTGCTTTGGAAGCACTGTCTTTACAACAAAGCCTGAAAACTTACAAAACAGAGTTTCTGACATAGAAAATATTTTAAGTATCTATAATACAGATAGCGCACATACTCTTAGGGATGATTGCGATTTATCATCTAGTTGGACACAAATATTAGATGATCTAAGAAATATATCTTTAGGAAGTATTCCTAAGTTTCTTACAGCAGTCTTAATTTAAGGAGGCTAAACCATGGTAAAAACAACAAACATAACAATAATAGGATGTGGAGGTGTTGGATCGTGGATTGCTTACTTTCTTGCATTAGCTTCGAAAGATTCACATTTTTCTAGTATTAATAACCTAACTCTTATTGATTATGATACATTAGAAGACAATAATCTTACAAGATTACCTACAACACATACTGATAGAAACACAAAAAAAGTAACATATCTTAGCAAGACCATTTACGATACAAAACCTGCATTTACAATAAACGTTATGTCTAGTGCTTTATCTAGTGATAACATTAGTGTTTTATTAAATGATACTACACATGTATTTTGTGCTACTGATACTGTAGATATTCAGAGATTAGTTAGAACTTACTGTCAAGACAATCGAATAAAATATCAACGCGCTGGATATGACGGTGATTGGATTACAATTACAAGAGGTATACCAATAACCTTTGATCCCCAGCAAGAACATCAAGAAGGAACTGACTACAGCGATAAACCAAAGGTTTATCAAGCTGCTCTTGCTGGATTACTTGCTGTATACTCTATGTTTGAGAATGAGGTTTCTATATCTGCTCCAATGAGTACTTTAACTGCGTTTAATTCCTCCTTAATACCGAAAACAATATTAAATAAGATAAAAGATGATGTTAAGGATGAGATACTTGATGATGGTGATTACCATGGCAGTGATGACTGTAACCATGAAGATTGTTGGGTATTTGATGACGCAATAGATAGCTACTTAGACAATATAGATATTGATAGTTTGCCAAGTAGAGTTCAAGATGTTGTTGATAAATATATAGAACGTATGGATAAACATGATGTTCCACAAAATCTCATAGACGATATTATTGAAGATTTTAAAGACGAGATGACTGAAGACGATATTCCTAATGAACTAATAAGAGAACTTAAAATTAATTTTACAACATCGGAGGATTAATTTATGATGACATTAGCTACAAAACCATGTATAAGTTGTGACTGGGTATCTGCTCAGAGTGATGTACTATATTTCTCAATGAAACTATGGGAGAAATGGGTATACGCCACTAAGGTTTATCCAGACTTAGAGCTACTTGCTTTATTTAAAGTAAATAAATCCCGTGAAATTACCGAACTAGTATTTCCAGAACAGGAAATTGCAGTTGCAGATTGCTTATTAAAAGAACAAAAAGGGCAGTGGGATGGAATGATACATTCTCATCATACTATGTCCGCTAAATTTTCCAGTATGGACTATGATACTGTTTTACCTAATTACAAATTTGCCATAGTAACTAATCATATGGGGAATATAGAAGCAACTGAACAGGTAGACTTGCCTTGCGGAGGCAAGGGATATAAGAAAATAAATATAATTATTAGTCCAGCATTTGTTGATAGCGAACAAATAAGGTCAGTTATACTAAGAACCGTTAGTGTAAAACCTCAAACTACGTTTGCCTATGAGCGTATAGAAGATTATAGTTTCCCGCAAAACCACGATGTCCCCTGGAAAAATGACTTATTTGATAGTTACACAGAAAAATCCAATATTCCAGATCAGGTTGTTAATTTAGCTGAACACCTTCTTTATGATAAGCAACACAAGATAAATAAATATATTGCTGTACTAAGCAAGCTTAGCGATAATAGCTTAACTGGTATACAGTTGTCTCTAATGGCATCCACCACAGATAATCAACTTATTCTAGATAAATTAGAAGACATTGATTGTATTAACAATATAAATGGATACACATATATTACCGAGTCGGGACTTGATCTCCTAGATTATCTAAGTAGTACTACTATATAGAATTTGACAAGTCACAATTATTATATTATATATATAATAGATTAAGAAAGGTAGGTATTATGAAAGTAATTACACAAGGTAAGAGTAGGTTTTGGGAAGGTAGACAATTTACTTGTCCTGATTGTAATGTGTCTTTTGTTTTAGAACTTAAAGATTGGGGTTATTTCATGTATCGTCATAAACTAAACAAAGAATGTTGTATAAGTATACATTGTACAAGCTGCTATAGTATTATTCCATTAAACTTAAAACAAGGAGTATGCGATGAAACAAATACCTAATGGTGTTTCGTTATTTGAGTTTGCAGAAATAGGAAATAAACTAACCTGCACTAATTGTGAGGCAGTATTAGAATTGGAACGTCTTGATGTTGTTGACATAAAACTAAAGAGATTTACTATGTGTTCAGAGTGTAATCATAGAATAGAAGACGTACGTATTTAGTTTGACAAATCTCACTATTTATGTTATAAATAAAAAGAAGAGTAATTTATTCTTCCTACCTCTTTTGTAAAGGAGATTGAAAGTGGCAACTAAAAAAAGTAAGAAAACAACTACAAAAAAGAAGGCACCAGCATTTGCGGCCAACAAAACGAACAAACCCGCCAAAAAGAAAAAGTAAAAAGCCCTCATCTTCACAAGCCCGTCAAATAGAGCATCCAAAGCTCCAGGAGATCCTCCGACAAGTTCTAAAGGTAGAACAATTAAAGGAGGATCTTCTTCTTGAGGCAGCAGAATACTGTGAGGATAATAATTTAAGCTTAGAAGATGCATTGAAAGTATTAAACACAAGCATTAACAAACACTATGATCAGGAAACAAAGAAAGGCAATAAGAAAAATTAGATGTCAGTATTAAACTTCAAACCAGTTATACGCAGACCACATCCATTATTATGTGGGCATATGCAAACAATATATAAGTTTAATAATAAGCGCGGTGCCTCTGTCCTTGAAGGTAGTAGGAAGATATCTATATGTCCTATCATATATCTTTCTGATGACCCAGAAGATTTTACACTAGAATCTAAAGAACATACAGTAGATAGAAATGGAGTAGCCAATGTACTAGAGAGTATTTGCAGACTACCAGAGATAGTCTGGCCAGTAATGCACAAGGAGCGTAGAGCATGATATCTGTCCAAGAGATGCAAGAATCCGATAGTAATGCAATTATATCTCAGATAATATGTGCTTATCCCACGTGGTTACATGATAGTTTTGATGTAGTTATGGACTTAGGATTGCTGGAATCTCTTACCAAACGATGCCGACATGTATTGTCTGATCAATTTAATAATACAAATACATGTTTTGGAGGATATATTCTTAAGAATGATACTGATATAATTGGACATATTTGGTTATATCAACAAGAGAACGATACCACAGGTAAGATGCAGGCACAGATATTATCTATTTATATTCGCCCTGACTATAGAGGTAAGTGGTTTCATAAGAGGTTAATTGAAACTGCTGAATTGTGGGCTAAGGATAGAGGTTGTTGTGCCCTATCTGGTATGGTGGTTAACAATAACCTTCGCGCTCTCAAATCAGCTGCACGAGAAGGCTTTACAGCTACTAGGTATGAGATATATAAACCACTATGACGACTTGGTAATTAGTAGGATATATAAAATAGGAGTTGAACCCATGATAGATATTATTAACGTACTAGAACAATACAATATAGTAAACATATCTTTTGATGGCAATACATATTACTGCAAGCTCATAGATAAAACAGAGGGTAGTGGACAATCTAGAACACGAGCTTTCCTTGAATGTATGTTAAAACATCATGAAGATCTAAAGATAAATATTAAGTTTAAAAGTATTCATTAACATATAATAAGGAGGAAAAATGAATATATTTGCTGATAGTGATATTAATAACAAAACATTTGTCATAGCAGATAATATACTACAAGATCCTGGAGCAACATATGCTGTGCAGGTAATTGGATTAAAGGGCATTATTCAAGTTAGCGACAAACAAGTTAAGAGATTTATTACACAGGATAGTATTGCACTCAAAGCACCAATACTTAAAGTAACAGCTCAAGATGTTATAGATGAGTTGATGTGTAACTTAACTGATAAATATTAAGTAAGAAACCTATTGTATGAATTATTATAAAGCCCCATTCTGGCGTAGATTTGAAATAATGGGTGATTGGTCTGAAGCGGCTATAGTTGAGTATTGTAATCAACACAACTATAAATATACCCCTTTTGGATTCAACCGTCCTAATATTACATTCCGAAAACTTCCTGGTTTTCTTCAACATATGCCAGATTTTATAGTTGAGGGATTTAACAAGGAATTGGTGTTTGTAGAGGGCAAGGGCGTAGGGAGAGATGGAATTGTTAAGATTAAACAACAAGATATAGACATATTATCTGAATGGCAACAAAGAATGCCCGTATACTTTAGTATATATCACTCTAATAAAAGTAAGATATGTTTTGGCATACCATTGAATGAGGTAGTTGGTTTATGTAATAAATCCGAATCTGCTTGCTTTCCAGATAACAATAAGTTATATTATAAATTACCTATCAAACAGTTTGCTTGGGAATGTATTACAAATGTACATTCACTAACCTTACCGCAACAGGAGGACCCAAATGGGTATTGATTATACAATAGATATTTCTCAAATGTATGAGAGGAGATATATTAGTGCTCTCTTTTGGCAAAGAGTAATGAGTGAGCAATTAACCATAGTTAAATCGATCCATCGAGTATCTAGTCAACCTTTAAAATCCTTCCTAGAAGGAGTTGGTGGAAAGATACTCGCGTGTTTTCAAGGGAAAAGAACTTGTAGGTCGCTGGTCTCTATTAATAACGCTCTTCTAGAACTAGACTTAGACATAGAGGAGGGTGGTAATACCTATTCTATAACATTAGCTGGACCAGACAATGCAATAGTTGAAGCAACAGAAAAGACAATAATAAACATATTACCAATACTGGAAAACGATGATCCATCTAAGATATCTATGTCATTTTGTTATTTTAGCGAATCAGGTGGTACCAACAATAGATTACGCAAGATAGAAGCTCCAACATGGGAACAAATTCAGGGTAACTATCCCCATACGGTAAGAGAGAAGTTGGATTTGCTTATTGCAACAGCACAACCAACCACCAGTGGCAAAATGATCTTATTGCATGGGGTGCCTGGTACAGGCAAAACACATGCAATAAGATCGTTAGTGCGGCAGTGGGCACCATGGTGTAAGTCATCATATATTGTTGATCCAGAATCATTTTTTGGCAGTCCATCGTATATGTTTGAGATGGTATTAGACAGCGAGCATTCTGATGGAAATATATTTGAAGATATAGAACTTGAAGATATAGAACTTGAAGATATGGGTGCTCATCTAAAAGAGCGCCTATCAGATAAGACAGAAAAGAAATGGACATTATTTATAGTAGAAGATGTGGATGAATTAATCTCATCTGATGCCAAGAAGCGTACAGGCCAAAATCTATCTAGACTTCTTAATCTAGTGGACGGATTAGTTGGTCAAGGACTACATATTATATTTTTGATGACAACAAATGAACCTATGAGCAAAATACATCCAGCCCTATCACGTCCAGGAAGGTGTCTAGCAAACATAGAATTTACACCCCTAACCGTAGATGAATCCATAGAGTGGTGCAGGCAACGAGAACTTAATTACAATGATATAAAGAAGCCGCAAACCATAGCTGAATTATATAGTAAGCTTAATAATAAACCAGTAATAGAAGTAGAACAACAAAAGAAACGTATGGGCTTTAGGGATTAGACTATGATTACTCAACAACTAGAAACTTATTATGAAATACTTACTACAAAAGAAAAAGTAGAAGTCGGTGCTGGTGTATTCTGTACTCGTGCATATGGAGAGCTGATAAGTATATGTTCAACTAGTATTGAAAGAAACAGACCAGACAACTGGATGGTATATAAAAATAATACAATATCCACACCAAGTAGTATATGTAAAATATTACTTAATTTATAATATATAGAGGTCCATCATACACAATTCGAATACTTTTAGGAGTAAGTCTTGACTAATATAGAAATAAAATATAAACACTTTAAAACTCTCGTTCGTTCATGGACACCACATATTGATGCTAAGACCTATACCAGTTTCTTATTAACTGACTACAATCTACAGATCACTCACCAATATCACATCTTTAAAGACAAAATAACCACAAATAAATCTAGGAGTAAATTTATAGATGCAGATAAAGCTACTCCTTCAATAATGGCAAGAGCACTTTTGGGGATATAAAATGAACAAACAATTACCTTATATACATTTACATACACATACCGAGCTATCTCTATTAGACGGCATGTCTCGCACAGAAGAGCTAATAGATCAAGCTAAAGTATTTAATATGAATGCACTAGCTGTTACCAATCATGGTAATCTATTTAATATTACCAAGTTCTATAAGCAATGCATAGACGAGGGTATTAAGCCTATCTTGGGGATGGAAGCATATACCCGTAAAGATTTAGGAATTAAAGATAAAGATGAGAAACCAGGTCACCTAATTTTATTGGCTCAAAATAATGAGGGCTGGCGTAATCTTAAAATACTATCAACTCGTAGCTATACAGAGGGCTTCTATAAGAAGCCCTGTATAGATAGAAATTTATTGGCTCAAAATAATGAGGGATTAATAATACTATCTGGATGTTTAAATAGTGACATAAACAAAGCAGTGCTGGCAGGACAATTCTTACAAGCAGATCGATTAATTGAATGGTATGCCACTAAGTTCCCAGGCAGATTCTATCTAGAGCTACAACCTCACCTTCATATGTCTGATCAAGTACTAGTAAATGAATATCTCTTAGATGCATCTAAGCAAAAAGGCATACCAGCTGTATTAACATGTGATAGCCACTATGTTAAGGAACAGGATCATGAGCTCCACAAGATATGGCTGATGCTTGCTCAGGATGCAGATGAAAGTAGCCAGTATGTTAACTGGTCAGAGGGATGCTGGTTCCGTCCTGGCGGCTCCATAGATACAATACCTGATTCGGCAATTAGTATTACACAACTAATAGCAGATCAATGTAATGTTGAGATACCACTAGGTAAAACACTATGGCCTAAGTTCCCTGTTCCGTCAGGATACAAGGGGTATGATGATTATCTATCTGACTTATGTATTAATAAGTGCATGGAGTATACCAGTGCTTACAATAAAGATACCAATTTATATTTAACTAGACTTCGTAAGGAATTGGATACGATTAAGCAGCTGGGTTTTAGTGTTTATTTTCTCTTAGTTCAAGATTACACTTCTTACGCGCGTTGCGCGTGTGTTCCAGTTGGGAGTGGGCGAGGATCGGGAGTTGGTAGTCTAGTAGCATTCCTTACTGGTATAACTAGCATAGATCCTATCGAACATAATATAATGTTTGAGAGATTCTTAACTCCAGGTCGAAAGTCCTTGCCTGATATTGATGTTGATTTCTCAACCAGTGGTGTAGAGAAAGTATATAAGTATTTAATACAAAAGTACGGCGAAGATAATATTGCACGTATAGGTACATTTGCGACAGTAGGAGCGCGTCAAGCGCTACGTGATACAGCAAGAATACTTAATTCTAAAGAGACAGTAATATCCAAAGAAGATGTTAATTCTATTAAAGATTTAATACCTGATGATCCAGATCTAGACAACAAAGCCCTTATATCTCTAGAAGCTGCTTGTGAAATAAGCAATGACCTGCGTGACTTACGTGAAAAGAGTGATAGTCACAGACAGTGGTTTAAGATAGCAGAGTCATTTATAGGACTACATAGACAGGGTAGCGTACATGCGTCTGGCGTAGTTATATCACCCGATCCCATACACGAGCATGTTCCCTTATATGTCCGCAATGAGACAAAGATATCTCAGTATGATATGAATGTAATTGAGCTATCTGGACTACTTAAATTTGATTTATTACGCATCGATCAACTGGATGTTGTGCAAAAAACCATAGAGTTTATAGATAGAGAAGACATAACTGTTAATACTCAGTTTCCCCTAGATGATGAGCGCACATATGCGCTACTTAGATCAGGTAAGACAAAGGGAGTATTCCAACTTGGTACACGATTGATGCGTAATCTCTTACGCGATGTTAAACCTACATGCTTCTTTGATGTTGTAGCTACTGTATCACTTGGTAGAACAGCTATACTCCAAGCAAAAGCACATGAGCGCTTCATAGCTCGTAAAAACGGTAAGGAGGAAGTAGATTATCCAGATCCTAGATTACAACCAATACTGGAAGAAACTTATGGAATTATATTATTTCAAGACCAGGCACTGCAAATTGCAGTAGAAGCTGCAGGGTATGATTGGCTTGAGGCAGATAAGCTAAGGAAAATCTTAGGTAAGAAAATCAAGTCTCAAGTTCAAGAAGAAAAAGAAAAATTTGTAAACGGTTGCATAGCTAATAACTATAGTAAGGAAGTAGCTAACGATCTGTTTGAAAAGGTAGCCTACTTCGCAGGTTATGGTTTTGGTAAGGGTCATGCTGTTGGATATGGACACCTATCATACACTACCGCATATTTAAAAGCTAATTTTCCAGCAGAATATATGTCAGCACTTATATCAGTAGAAGCAGAGGGCGGTACAGATAGAGAAAAACTCAAAGAACTTCTTGATGACTGTAGAGATAGTGGGTTAGTTATACTATCTCCTGATATCAATGATTCTCTCAGTGGATTTGATCCAGTTCAAGGCACTAAATATATACAATACGGCTTACGGGCCCTACCTAACGTAGGTGTAGCAGCTGTGCGTGAGATAGAAAAACATAGACCCTACGGTTCCTTCGATGAGTTTCTAGAGAAAACACGAGCACTTACAGCATCTACACCAAGAGGTAAGGGAAAGGGTAGGTTTGGTTCGGGCATAACAAAGCAAACAATACATAACCTAATATATGCTGGTGCATTTGATAAATTTGGTCAAAGAGATTTATTAATGCACCAATTCCTTATACTTAATGAAACAGTTAAATATAAGCGTCAAGCCCTAATAGATGTTGGACCAACAATACAGCCTATTAAACAACTTATTGTACAGCAATATGAATTATGTATGATACCATACTTGGGGATAGTGCCGAAGCCCGCTAGACCAGCTATAGCAACAGGCATAGTAACTAAGAAATTACTAAATCAAACAAGTAAAACAAATAAACCATATCATAAAGTGGTTATAGAAACATCTACTTCACCAGTACAGGTCTATGCATTTGGTTATGCCATGAAATCTAAGGTTTGGAATGAAGTTGAGGTAAATGATATTATATATACATATGGAAATGAAAAAGACAGTAGTGATCAAAGGGTTGTATTCGCTAATGATATAGTGCGAGTACCTACATTAACTATGATATTAACCTAGCTTATGTCACTAAGGCGATACAAGAAGAGAATGGTAAAGAAGTATGGGAACCTCTGTTGGTATTGCCTTAACGAATTTAATGTGGATGAACTAACTATAGACCATATAGTTCCAGAAGCAATAGGTGGAGAAAGCACCATAAGCAATTACGCTTTAGCATGTATGGATTGTAATGAATCTAAGGATATTATGAGTCTGAATGATTTTATTGAAGTCTCAAAATTTGAGAATAGAATAAAAGAATTACAAGAGGAGGATATGGATTATGGTAAAATCGAGCAAGCCATCTCGACCTACATCAAAGAATTCCAAGGGAAAGGCAAAAAGAAAAAGCCCAAAAGGAAATAGTCAGTGTGGTAGCCCCTTTCCTGGACAAGGACCAACTTATCCATCCGAGTTCCCAGGTATGACATCCAAACGACCAAGAGGTTTTGAATAATTGACACAAATTCAACGAACCTGTCAATTAAAGACAGGTTCGTCTTTGTTTAGTGTATATAAGTATACATAATAGGAGGTTAAAATGATTAACGATTTCGCATTTCCATTAAGTAAAACAGAAGCGGAATTAGTTGCTGATATAATATCTCTCTACTTAGCTGTTATGCCTGATAAGATGCATAAGCGTGTAGAGGAAACAGTCCTAGAGAAAGCGGAAGAGATAGCTTTGCTAGCTCTGCGATTACGCAACTATGTAAATAACACAACCACACATGAGATTCCTGAACGTGAAGAATTCATTGATTAAACTACTAAAAATTAACAATGGCGCGGAGGTAAGATGATTAGAGGTATATCTATTTCAGGTAAGATGTGCACAGGTAAAGACTTATTAGCTGCATATTATTGTAGTATTATACCACTCTTAACTAATGGTGAATATGTTGGTGAGCAAATTGCGTTTGCAGATAAACTAAAGACACTTACAGATCACACCAACATACTTATCTTTATGCGTGATTGTTATGAGCTGGGGTACTCAGAAGCAGATGTTAAAATCATGGAAGCAGCAATACATAGGTGTCACGATAAACATCCTCTTATTCCTGGCAGAAAACCAAGAGAATTTCTCCAAGATCTAGGCGTACAACTAAGAAGTATTAATTCTAATATCTGGATAGAACATTTGAAACTACAACTTAGTAGATCAATCAACAATAATATAATGTATGTAATATCTGACTGTAGGTTTAAGAATGAGATAGAGTTTGCCAATAATCACAACCTAACAAGGGTCATACTCCATACAGAGGAAGAGATTAGACGAGATAGGGTGCGTATATTTAGAGGAGCAGATCAAGCTACAGAAGAAATCTTCAATCATATAAGTGAAAGAGATTTAGATAATTTACCATCAAGTAATTTTGATATTAATATAAATAATAGTTCATCACTAATTCATCTGTTTAATAATAGTAAAAATCAATTGTATGGTAAGTTAACTTACCAACGTATGAATAAGGTTGTGGTAGAGGCTGTTAAGTCTTGGCGAAGTGGATTCTTAGGATGCTAGGAGGACAATTAAGATTTAAGGGTAATTCTATTCTAGATAGAATATCTAAGAAAGTAGTTAATCCTGCCGATACCAATATACACGCTCTACTACAATATATGATAAAGATATGTGATGAAAATGGTGGTATAGGCCTAGCTGCTTCACAAGTGGGAGTATTATTACAAGTTATTATCTTTAAACACAAAGATAAGTATTATGAATTAATTAATCCTAAGATATATAGTATGCAAGATGAGTTTGAATCCACAGAGGGATGTCTATCATTCCCAGGAGAACAATATCAAGTAAAAAGGTTTAAGCAAATAGAAGTTGGGTACTATAACAAACAAAGTAAGCATACCAGACAGTTTTTTGATGGCATGTCAGCTGTTATAATACAGCATGAAATAGATCATCTAAAGGGTATAACATTAGCTATAAGTGGTAAATTAATTATCCGAGAGGAAGATAATCATGCCTAAAGCAAAGTCACCACCAACAACTAAACTTACTAAAAAGAACCCATTCATATCTATACCAACACCTTCAGCTGAGTTAACGCTAATGGCTGAGGAATATGTGGAATTGGGTGGTCAGAAGAAATTACTTGAAGCTAGAATAGATGAACTTAAGAAGTCATTGCTTATAGCAGCAGAACAATTTGGTAGAGAAGATACTAAGAAGAATAAGTATTTTGAAATAAGATCTGATTTAGTTCTCAAGAAAGAAGCTCGCCACCTAATTACATTTAATGTAGAGGTAGCTAAAGAAATATTAATGAAAAAAGGTCAAGTCATATTTGATGCCTGTACCACTACTACAGTCAATATAGACGAGAGCAAGGTACGTAATGCTGTAGAGATAGGATTAATCAGTCGAAATGAACTTTCAGATATGCTGCAAGAAAAGATATCATATTCATTCTATATTAATAAGCCATGAAGAAATTTTGGTTAGTTATCTTATTTATGGTTATGCTTAATTTATATACATACGCAACTTCTAATCTAGAGATTGTTTCTCAAGATAACGATGCTACATTTGCAATTAATAGAGCCTACAACACATTAATATCACAGGGGTATACCGATACCCTTATCTACTTAAGAAAAGTTATTTATAGCGCAAACATCAAGCGCTCAGAGGTAAGGGGAGATAAGGCAATATTCTATTTAAAAGAACACCCTATTAAAGATATGTCTAGTTCGTGGTTAGCTTCAGTATTACTCCATGAAGCATGGCATCTTCGCCTTAGGGATAAGGGGAAGCCATGGTATGGTTTAGCTGGTGAGAAAGTATGTCTCACACATCAGCTAGAGTATCTTAAGAAGTATGGAGCCAAACACGATATTAGGTGGGCAGAATATGTTCTTAGGAATATAGAAGATCCAGCCTATCAATGGTGGAGAGATGGTATTGTTATACCACCTATAATTAAATGAATAATATGGATGGTGTTTCAGAGGTAATATATGAGTGGGGAAATACTTATTGTAGCTATCTAGTGTTAAACTATGAAAATACACTATGTAGTAAAATTAAACCAGACATGGTATATCATAGTCATTACAGTAAGATCGTAATTAAAAAAACAAAAATAATGAGCACAGATCAATGTGGTTGTGGAAGTTTGCATATTGTATCATTGCCAGATACTGCCAAACATATAGGACCATCGGATATGGCAAGAATACTTTTAGGGATATAGTATGCATAAAGCTACAAGAGTAACCATTACTACCCCAATTATAATACCGCATAGCTTGAGAATAAATGCGGCAACAGTTATACAACATAATCTAAAAAATGAACTTCGTGATATATATATCTATCCAGATCATATCAAAAATCACACAGCAACAGAAAAAGATATAATAGGAGCAGATAATATGTTTCAGTTTTGTATACCAGAAGACATATGTAGAGCATTACTTGATATATATAATACTGAATCACATGGATAAATATGTAATTACTTGGGAAATAGACACAACAGAAGAGTGGTATATTATAAGTGAGACACTTGAATTTCCATGTCTTAATGATGCGTATGACTACGGCAATACTAGAGCAACCAGATTAACCGCAGACGAAGTTGTTTGCACTCTAGCATCAGTCGCTACAGTACCCGTAGATAATCATCAATTATTAGACAGTCTAGATGAATTTATTTTTGAGGAGTATATGTAATCCTATGAAAATAACTATTATGCAAATACAAAATACAATCTATAGATTTATAGAAAAACAATTACTCAAAGAAAATACAGTTATAGCCGCCTATGAAGTCACACCACACCGCATAATAGCCTCAGAATGGAGCACAGACAATGCATGCGGTATGCTCTCTCCTACACCATATAAATCAACATCAACACCTGCGTCTGTTAGTAGAATCTTACTAGGATTACCATGACAAGAAATATATACAAAACCATAATACTTATTTTACTATTATTGCCAACTTGTTCCTTTGCGGAACAAGTTGTTATAAGTAATGCTCCAGAAACAATTACATCTGGTGGTATATTATATCAACTCAACAACTTCTCAGGTAAAGCAAGGTTGATTATACATCATAAGAATATGCAGTTTACAGATATTACTGAGGAAGGTAATCAGTTTAGTTTGATTATTACCCCTGTTAATAAACAGGCCAATGTAATCTTAGTTGGTGGTAAGGACACAAGTAGAAGTGGATACGTAGCAGGAGTTAATTCAACCAATAAATACTTAGAGTTAACCCAGGCAATGCCTCCTAGCCACCTAACCACAGGCGAATCTATAAATAATAAGTTGTTAATTACTAAACCTGTTAAAATATTATTAGGAACAGCTCATAGATATGAAGTATTCTCTATAACAGGAGATATAGAAACAGATGAGCCTATTAATATACAGGTGATATTTGGTAGAGCTAGTTACTTGGCCCAAGGACGTAGTCATCACATAGCTGGTATTTATAGATATAATATAACTGCTTATGATATTAAGAAGGACACTACGGTGTCCTTGGGCATGTCACCATATTTAACAGACCCTATCACTGGTCATACCAATAAGGGCAACTATGGTATTACTACAAAATTAAAGCTATCTATGTCCTTTAAAGAACGTAAATTAACTATAAGTGCAAGAGGTGGAAGGGCTTATGTGGTATTACACATTCGTTCATGTTTGGATACACCTGAAGGGTCATGGGTAATAGTTGATTTACAAGCGTATGAATCAGCTACGTATGTATTGTCTAAGGGTGAAATGACTATTACAACTTATCCTATACCTGGTAGTGCTTATCCAGTTAGGTTGCAATTTAAAGAAAACTAAGTATAATATACTTGCAATTGACAATTATTAGGAGGTTATTGATATGGAACCAACACCCGCTCCGCCACCGAATATTGGCGCAAGAAACTTACGTGACTATAATATTATACGCTTGTTTAAATCACCAGAAGATTGCGTAGATCAGATAGTAGAGGACTTATTACTTATAGATCTAAATAGTAATAGTGATCCAATTCAAATACTCGTTAATTGTCCAGGTGGTAGTACATCAGCAGCATTTACTATTATAGATGTAATTAATTATATACGTCCTCGTAATCAAATTATAACAGTTGGTGTAGGAGATGTGTGTTCTGCAGGATTAGACATATTCTTAGCAGGAGATGTGCGTAAGATAACCAAAAGAGCATCCATACTATCTCATCACTTTATATGGGGTAACCACGGATCTCAGCCAGCTTTGTTAGCAAGGAGAAGGGAAGAAGATTTATTAGTAGAAAGATGTATAGATTGGTACATAGAACGCACAGGACTATCGAGAGAAGACGTGCTTAAATATTTATTAAGAGATCATGATGCATGGCTTAGTGCTGACGAAGCACTTCTATATAATATAGCCACAGAAATAATTTAAAAAGGAGATAAAATGAATTATATTTTAGATTTATTAATTAAACTAGGATCAACAACTAAAGCAATGTTAGCCCTACTAATGTCTATAGCAGCCACTACAATCAAGAGATTATACCATACCATACATGCAGCACTAATGTTTTGTATTATATTCTTACCCATCATATTATTGGCAACAAGTAATACATTTGGTTTATCACCCATATTACTTGTTTTAATTACTATATTTAATACTTATGTTATGTATGAGGATTTAAAATAAGTTGAATACTAGCATAAATAAAATCAATCAACTTATTGAACCACTAAACCTAGCTCAGACAGATGCTGTTAAGCATCGCAACAAACATCTGCTTGTTATTAGTTGTCCTGGTAGTGGCAAGACGCGGTGTCTTACGCACCGCCTAGCATCTCTTATTGTAGAGGGTATTAATCCTTCTAATATATTGTGTGTTACCTTTACACGCAAAGCTTCTCGTGAGATGATAGACAGAACAAATAGGTTGCTTGAGTCTATAGACGAAAATATCTATCTTGGGAGTATGATGATAGGTACATTCCATAGTATATGTCTTAAAATACTACGTGCTGAGGGAATTAATCATGGGGTTGCCGATGCTGATAAGCAGCGTGATATTATTAAAAAAATATTAATGCGTTCAAATATAGACCAAGACTTTGTGTATGATGCATTACATAGAATAAACTATGAGAAAGCATTTGGCAGAGGACCATCAGCAGTTGAAAGCAAACTAGTAAGAGATGTATTCCAAGAGTATGAGAATGCTTTAAATAAAGAAAAGCTATTAGATTACGATGACATTCTCTTAAGAACCAAACAACTCTTTGATGCTCATCCAGAAACTAGGTACAAGTGGCAAAACCAATTTCAACATATATTAGTAGATGAATTACAAGATACTAATATGGTCCAATTCTCTATATTAGAAAGTTTAATATCTAATAACTCCACCTTTTTTGGTGTAGGTGATTTTGCTCAAAGTATCTATGGTTGGAGAGGTAGTCTGCCTGATTATATTAATAAGTTCTCAGAGAACTGGAAAACTGATATTATTAAATTAGAAACCAATTATAGATCTGGGCAGAAGATATTAAATTTAGCTCAGTCATTAATTAAAGCATCATCTCTGCCACTACAAGCATCTCTAAATGGAGTAAATGGAGAAGGTATTCAGCCTGTAATAACACAACACATGGATGAGTATGCTGAAGCTACGTGGATAGCTCGTACTATTAAGGGATTACGATCCAGAAATACACCACTGCATGAGATTGGCATACTATATCGTACACATGCCCTTAGTAGAGTACTAGAACAAGTACTTTCTAAGGAGAAAGTACCATATAAATTAGATCATGCATTGTCTTTTACTAGACGTAAGGAAATCAGAGATATACTGTCTTACTTATCAGTAATACACAATAAAGATACTGAAGCGATTAAACGTATAATCAACATGCCTTCGCGCAAAATAGGACCAGTAACCTTGAATCCAATAATGGCGGAAGCTTTATCGCTAGACAAATCATTGTGGGATATGTTACAATTAACCAAGGCTAAACCTATAAAAAGTTTTATCAAACTAATAAATAAAATATCAGATCTGCCTACGTTAACTGAACAGTTTGGAGCCATAGTTGAGCTAACTAGATATAAACAATATCTTCTCTCCTTTGACAAAGAGACAGGTGAAGAGAGAGTACAAAACATAGAACAATTAGGTGTGATGATTAATCAGTGTGTTACATATGATAAATTATTAGAAGAGATTGCCACTATAGAAGATGGAGTTAAACAGGTAGGATCTGCCATACACCTACTAACAATGCATGCTGCTAAGGGGTTAGAATTCGATGCGGTATTTATATTGGGAGTAGAAGATGGTATTATACCACACAGTAAATCCATATCAGAGGGACTTGACAGGATAGAGGAAGAGCGTAGGTTATTATATGTAGCAACTACTCGAGCTAGGAAAAACTTATTTCTATCTCATACTAATTCAAGATTGGGCTTTAATAGGAAATCAGGAACTAAATGCAGTCGCTTTATAACACCAGATGTTTTAAAACATTTATATAAGGAGGTAATATAATGAACGAACAAGAAATTAATCAAACACCTACGGCTACAGTGGATATAGATCTAAATACCATTAGGGTTATCAAAAAAATAGAGGAAGCTTTTGAGGATCCCTCATTTGATAAAACAGGATTAACATATCTAGATGTAGTAGAGGGATTTGCTACTATGTTAGTAGGTACTACTACTATGTTTTTAACTAATAATAATTACCAAGTATCAGAAGAAGATAAGCAAATGATAGAAACAAGATCTTTAGAAATTATGGATACGCTTAAACAACATGGTCTCAATACCAACATAGCCTACACTACATTCATACTTGCAGGTGTACTTGCAGCCATGAGTCTGGGAATTAAAAGACATGTCTCTTTTATACAACAACAGGCAAGTAGCCAAATGCAAACAATTACAGAAGCAACTTCAGATAATGCAGGCGTAACACCTACAGAAGATTAGGAGGATTAAATTGTTCCCAGTATTATCCCCCATAGAATGTGTGGTATCACATTGTGCCTTCAAAAGTATTGGAGGTACCACTATAGCCACCTACGGGTACATAGATAATATCCTACATTTGTGTGCTGTAAATATTTACCCATCTCGATTATGGGGAACTGTCACTACCAATTTCAAATTATGTAATTTTTTCGAATATAGCTGTAGACCTGTTGATGTATGTAGGGCATTACTAGGAATACCTGGAGATGCTAATGAATCCTGAGAAAATACAATACAGATACCTAACACCAAGTACTGATCCGTGGGTACATCAACCCATAGTAGGTGGTGTAGGTAAACACATACATGAAGTAGTAGCTATAATAAACAACAAATATGATGGATATCTCCATGATGCAGCAGCAGGTTTAGATGTATCTTTTGAGGCTATCGAAGAAGCACTTACCTATTATGGTGTAAATTATCTAGAGATAGAAAAAGACAGACATAGGTTACGTATTAGAAATAATGTTATGATGAAATTACCTATGAAAGAGATAGAGATATGGTTACATGCCACTTTAGATGATGGGATGTCCCCTATATCCCGCCTATATGGTAATAAATTAGACCTAAAGATACTAGAGCAATATGTAGAGTCTATATCTCTTCCTTCTAAAAAGAAGAAGAACCGTGCAACATAGAAAAATTGCTTTTATTATAGATGGATCCAACACCTTATATTTATTAAGACGGTTAATAGTATAATTAACCTAATTTAAGGAGGCTGTGTACATGGCAAACCTTTCAGAGTTCGCGAATCTGATTGGCAAAACAATTGATTCGATAACAGATAAACCAGTAGCTGCTGAACAAGCATTACCTACAGGTTCGATGCAAATGGTAATTCAATTTACAGATATGTCATTTCTAACCCTTACAGCGAGAGCTCAAGATGGGTTCCCTGCAAGAATTGTTTACAACAACGATGGCGTAAGAGACGAACTTATCAATTTGTAATAAGTTTACCTACGTAATCCGTTTTTTAGCGGGTCCACCTTGTGTGGGTAGGTACGAGAAGGGGCGACGGAAGAGCCCCTTCTTCTTTTATATAAGGAGGGGTATGGTACACACAACTAAAATAGTAAGACTTTATCCTGTCATAGACGAAACACTTGCCGTGGTTGATCGATCTTATTATAGCTACAGCAATTCCTTAACTTGGGATATTAACCCAAGTATATATCCTCCTAATTTTAATACATATCAAGGAGCTGTGGATTATTTAATAAAAATTGGATACATATATGATAAGATCAATGATTACTATAGCCGAGAAAACTATTTATATTAGATCTCCACATCTTGATCTTATACAGGAAGTAAGGATATACCCTAGTTTTATAAGGTATCATACTCTAGATGAGAAAATGATGTTTAATTATGGTATAAATGGCTGTTTATACAACAAAAAACAAGCTGTTCCTTATCAAGTATGTGAGCTTTACTAAATATTACAAAGACATAGGAGATAATATGAAGCATCAAGCTATGTTAGACCTATACATGCCCTCCATAGAAGTAGAGATCCTACGTCTTCTGAAGGAACACAGCTATAAAATAGATGAAGCATCGATGAAATCTAAAGGGAAACACCTTATCCTTAGAGATGGCTCTAATGTTTTTAAAATCAACATACAAGGATTATATCGTAATATTTTCTATAATGAGAAGGGAGATATTGATATTTCCATGAATGATATTGAGTATGGATTGCTTAAGGTAGCTCAGATAATATATCAATATATAGATGTTATGGATGTAGCCAGCGAATCCATAGATAAGATGAAAATACTATCTTCTTTATATGAAATAAAAACAATTAAGCAAGTAGATAATTCATATGAAATATATTAAGCACGTAGAGATTCCAGCGCTTCTAAACAAACGCAGGTTGAGAGCAAGGAGAACCAGGGTCTCGGCTATTAAAAATAGAAGGAGGAACTGGCTAACTACTATAGCCAAAGGTGTAGTAACTATTCTGCCGTTTGCCCTAAGTTTTACCCCGTTGTCATCATTAAAATGGTTGCGATATGGACCATTAAGATTAATACATAAATTAATAAGGTATGTAAATTGGTAAAAGATATAATGCAGAGACGGAGCTTTAAACCTATGTTCCATGAAGAGCTCAAAGGTAAAATAGTTTACAGCGTGCAACTACCACAGTATAGTCAGCATGACGTAGTTAAAGTTGGTGGGGATATAGTATTTATAGGTAAACTACCTGAACTTAAAGACTTCATAGGTTCAGAACCACACGATAACTATCATGATGTATATCATATAGTTATAGATGATGGATTAGATACCCTAACTATATCAGCCATACCAGAAACATTACTTATAGAAAATGAATTAAAAGTTGGAGATTTAATTATAGTTGAAGGGGCCATAATGTATTACCACGATAATCATTTTCCATATATAGTAGCTTTTAATACCAAGAAACTAAAGGCTAAGAGAACACCTAAGCATATTTAAGCTAGTAAATAAGCCTAAATACCTATCATTTTAAGATCTTGACAGCTTCTCCTAAAGCAGTATAATAACAATAGAGGGCGGTTATCCATGCCCTTGTTCTATCTAAAAGGAGATGCTGGCATGCATACAACAACAGGGACTATGTCCCCATCTTTAATATCTTTAACCCCCATCGCTCAACAAATACTTACTAAACGTTATTTTAAAACCAAAGAAGATGGTACTCAGGAAACCTGGGAAGATCTTTGTCATCGCGTAGCCAATCATATAGCAAGAGCAGAAATTACTCTTGAACTCCAAACATATTGGGCTCAACAATTCTACGATCTTATTCACGATCTATGGTTTCTACCCAACAGTCCATGCTTAGTTAATGCTGGTACTAATATAGGTGGACTGCTTGCGTGCTTTGTAGTACCTCTAGAAGACAGTATAGACGGTATAGCTGAGACTAAAAAGTCCTTCATGAAGATAGCCCAAAAAGGAGGTGGTTGTGGGACAACCCTATCAAACCTCCGTCCAAAAGGCAACTATGTAGCGGGGTCAACGCACGCTCAGGCAGGTGGACCCATTGCATTCTTGAGAACAATATCATCTGATATGATAGCTATGACACAGTCAGGCTTCAGAGATATGGCATGTATGGCTACGATGAGAGTAGATCATCCAGATATACTAGAGTGCATACGTTGTAAAACACCATTAGCTGCTCTTCAGTATACCTTTAATATTACCGATGATGAAGCTAAGAATATGTTAGATGAAGGCATTCCTTCTCAGGTTCAGAAATTAATAGAAGATTTTTTGCATAACTTTAATATCTCCATTATGGTAACAGATGAATTCATGGAAGCCGTACATGATAATAAGGACTATAATCTAACTTTTGATGGTAAAATTTACAAAACACTATCTGCTAAAGAAGTATTTAAAGAGATAGCTAAGAACGCATGGACATGGGGAGACCCAGGTTTAATGTTTTATAACAAGGTCAATAGCGAAGACAAGTCTTATACAGAAGAAATACAATCAAGTAATCCATGCGGTGAGCAGCAACTTCCACCTTATGGCTCATGTAATTTAGGAAGTTTAAACTTAACTAAATTTGTTACTAGTAATGGTAAGGTAAACTGGGATCTACTAGCAGATAGGATCAACATAGCAACTAGGTTTCTGGATAATGTAATAGATATGAACCAGTTTCCTACGCCTAAGATAGAAGACTGGGCTTCTCGAAACCGTCCTATCGGCCTTGGTGTTATGGGATGGGCTGATATGCTTATTAATATGAAGATGGCTTATGGCTCTCAAAATAGTTATAGGTTAGCTAAACAAGTAATGTCATTTATCCATGATAAAACTAATGAAGTTTCTGTAAGCTTAGCTAATGAAAAGGGAATGCTTAATCTAACTGGCAAAGGTGCCCTAGAAAATATACGACGCAATACTTGTATAACCAGTATAGCACCAACAGGAAGCATAAGTCTCCTGGCTAATTGTTCTAGCGGTGTAGAGCCATGCTACAGTGATTCTATAACACGTACCGATAAAACAGGCACCTATCACACCACACATCCTAGTGCTGATGAGAAGTGCTTTAGGTGTGCTGTGTCAGAGAAGTATCCTGATAAGATACTATCTGCTGAAGCACACATACGTATGCAGGCAGCGTTTCAGAATAACGGTGTAACATCTAGCATATCTAAAACAATTAATCTTGCAGAGACAGCCACTATAGAAGATGTGCTAAAGGCATATCAGCTAGCGTGGGAGCTCGACTGTAAAGGAATTACGATCTACAGAGATAAAAGCAGGACTTCTGCGGTACTATCAACAGGCATAGTAACGAAACCAACCACAGTTAAGAGAAGTAAGCTTATATCTCCCGATATACTTACTGGAGGTTACCGTGCTAAGATCCAGATGTTTGGCAAAGAGGGAGAGAAAATTACTTATTACCTTCAGATGTTTCCCAACGAATCTGGACAAACAGATGAGCTCTTCTTGAGCTCAAGCCATCCAACAGAAGCAGACTTCTGTGCAATAATAGGGCGCTTAGGTACAATGGCCCTACGTAGACTAGATCCTGATGAGATGGAAGCCTTTGCTAAACAATTAGAACAAGGTCAATCAACACGAGGTATTACTACATTCTTACGACATCGCTATGCCTCACTAGGTGAAGCGTTAGCAGCAGCCTTCAGAGAGGGCTTAAGACACTTTAGTGGTACTATAATTAATTTAATACCTACAGCTACAGTAGATACTAAAGAAGTTGTTCTAGGCCAGAAATGTCCAAAGTGTAAGCAGATGACCTTTGTAGTCGAAGCTGGCTGTAAGGTATGTAAGAATGATGAATGTATGTATAGTAAGTGCGGCTAAGCCACATTGTGGCTTAGCCTTATGGAGTGGTTAGGTAGTTGGAGGGAGATATATGCACACGATAAGTTTAGGACCTAGGAATAATCTTATATTACAAATGATCTTAGCAATGAATGTTATGTATTTGTCTACTAGAGATCATCTACATCACCGCCCCCTTAAAACACTTGATCCACACATATGGACTATAAGGGCTTCAAATATCGTTTTACAGTATACTATACCCATCATTAACGGCCGTCGCATTTGCAGGGATTGTCATTATGGGGATGAGTATTTGAGAATGAAGCTTAGGATAAGCCCAGCGTGCTGCCTCAAGTACTACTGTTTGAAGAATTTGTATCCAGACTTAAATCATTGGTAACCCGTTCGAATGGGAGATATTTACTGATACTAAACATAGAGACCTGTTTTCGAAGGAGGTATAAGTAATGTATATTTCAGAGACAAACCTACCCTATATATTACCCATTTTAATGGGTATAGAATGTCTAATCTATTATAATAATTGGAGTAATAATAAAAACTTTCCCTTCTCTTATCCCTATGTGGCTGCCAATTTGATATTACAAAGAATGGGATGTGGGTAGATGATATTACTACACTTAATATTTTTGGGGTTATTTTTTGGTTCACTTGTTTTATTTGGTATAGGGGTGTTTATTACCACACAAACAATAATAGATGGTGTTACTATGAAGACATTGCTATGGTTGACAATTACACATCTTGGTATAACATGTATAGTGTTGTTTAGTGATATTCTTTGTACATTGAGGTGTAAATATCGCAAGATAAAATAAAAATACTAAATTATACTCGTGAAGATTGTTTTATGTATCTTCAAGCTAAAGGGAGGTAAATAAAATGATATGGGAAGCGCTTGCTCTTTTTGTTTTTATAGGTTGGTTGCTACTGAAGATAGCAGGTGAAGATAAGTCTCTTAAGAAGGGGCTAAGGACATTTATGTTAGGAGCAGGAGGTATTATACTCGGATTGATCATTTGCCCGCACCTAGTACTGTGGTCACTAATCATAATAATGATAATAAGTGTATGCAAACTGAAACAATACATAGAGAAGCATTATAGTTAATAGTACATGAAGAGGGGATAAAAGGAGGGTGTAAAAATGAAGATAACTAGAGAATTTTTAGTAAAAAACAATGCCTGCGAAGGTGACGTAGCCACGTGCGACGGATTAAGAAAGATAGAATTGAAGACTTTGATTCAATTCTACATACATAATAATAAATTCGATTTGGGTAATTTGCTCCTGACAAAAATTTTAAAAGAGAAGGAATTAGTGGAATATGCAATGTATGCTGCAAAATTAGTATTACCGATTTTTGAAAAGTGTACAGATAGTGATAAGCCACACCTAGCGATAGAAGCTGCTAAGTCTGTTATTGCTGCAGCTAATACTGCTTATATTGCTTATATTGCTGATGCTACTAAAGTTGTCTTCACCACTAATGCTGCTAATGCTGTTAATGCTGCTTATATTGAAGCTAATGATGCTTATGCTGCTTATATTGAAGCTAATAATAATAATACTGTTACTGATGCTAATGCTGTTGCTACTGCTGCTGCTAACGCTGCTAACGTTGCTTATACTGCTTACTATACTGCTACTAAGTCTGGTTTTGCTATTAATGCTTCTAATGTTGCAAAGGCAACAGGTAAAAAAATATTAGATTTTGGTTTAAATTTAATAGAGAGGAGGTATTCTTAAAATGACAATACAAATAATCCCTAATTTAGAAAATGAATAAGTCCACTCATAAGGTTGAAGTAGTGTCTATTACATTGGAGCCACATCCAAACGCTGATAGTCTATCTATAGTACGTATTTTTGGCTATACAATTGTAGTTAAGACTGAGCAATGGGAAGGAATCAATATTGGAGCGTATATAGTGCCTGACAGTGTTGTTGATATTACACGTCCCGAGTTTTCTTTCTTAACTAATCCTCGTATTAAAGTTAAGAAACTGCGTGGTGTGGTATCTATGGGTCTTCTTATGCCTGCTCCTCTTGGAGCTCAGGTAGGTGATGATGTAGCAGAATATTATGGAGTGACTAGGTACGAACCACCACTTGAAAACTTAAGCACAGGCGGAGAAATTGGACCCACACCAGACGGCATATATTACAAATACGATATAGATACATACTATCGTTATCCTACTATCTTCCAAAAAGAAGATGAAGTATGGATAACAGAGAAACTACATGGATCTTCGGCAAGGTATGTGTTCCAAGATAATGATATGTATATTGGATCGCGCAATGAATGGAAAAAGGGCGATGGTAATATTTGGGCAGGAGCCCTTAAGCAAAATACATGGATAGAAGAATGGTGTAGAGCACATGAAGGGTATGCCTTATATGGTGAAGTATTTGGCTATGTGCAGGATTTAAAATACGGTCACGGTAAAGGACAGTATAGTTTTAGAGTATTTGATGTGCTCCATAGAGGTAGGTGGTTAGATTTCGATGAACTATTTCGGATTGGATTGGATTTCAATAAACTAGTACCAACACTATATGTTGGGCATTATCACCCCACATTAATACAATATGCAGATGGAGATAGTTGTATACCTAAAGCCAATCACATACGAGAAGGTATTGTAATTAAACCTGTCGTCAATCGACAGGATGATGCTATAGGTAGAGTTATATTAAAAGTAGTTAGTAATAAATATCTAGAGAGGGCTTAATATGAAATCTCAACTACCAGAAGAAGAATTAAATAGAATTAAAGAACAGTGTAGGGTATTGAGTAAGTACCTGAAACATAGTGGTTTAGCAGAAGACGAGGATACAATACCACATGAGCGATTCTTATATGTCCAAGACGTAGGAATACTACTAAAAGAAATAGATAGATTAAGGGATGCTTCTCCATTAGATATGAATATATTTCCTTGGTTGACATAGGTAGCATGTAGTTTAGTTGAATGGAGGCAATTATGAAAGAAATCGATTACTATATAAGAAAACGGATTTTGCAGTATACTTTAAATTTTATTGATGTAAACCGTAGTGCACTCTCAGATGATGGCGATACAACATATAATCCAGAATATAAAGAATGGAATCAATTAAAAGATTGTATTGAACGGAAACTAAAAGCTGCTAGAATTAATATAGAAAATTTAAGTAAGAAAGCCCTTGAGAATGAATAAGTTTAAAGTTGGTGAAGAAGGACAAAAGAATATAAATAAACAATTACTGTTTTCAATTACAATAGATGATTTTGAAATACAAACTTTTAAAGCAGGCGGCAAGGGGGGACAACACCAAAACAAAACAGAGAGTGCTGTTAGATTAATCCACCACCCCTCAGGAGCTGTAGCTGAAAGCAGAGAACATAAAAATCAGTTACAGAATAAAAAAGAAGCGTTTAAAAGGGTAGTTGAAACAGTAAAATTTAAAATATGGCATAAAATTGAAATATCTAAAAGACTAGGTAAATACGTAGATATAGAAAAGATAGTTGAAGATCAAATACAACCAGATTCTCTGGTTATTGAATCTAGAATGAACGGCAAGTGGATTCCTTATAAGGAATCATTACAAGAAGAGAGATAAATGAATAATTATATCCATAATAACTACATGAGACTAACAGAGGGCATCAACAAAGAAACCCTAGAGAACTGGAAGCAAGATGTTACACAAGCCGAAATATTGTCCTTCGAGATATCACGACCTGGTATAGGTATGTATGGAACATTAGACCCTGGTGAGATTGCAGAATTGAAAATCTACCGATCTCTATGGGATTTTTATTTATGGTACTCATGTCCAGAAAGCTATGTGTTATGTGGACAAAGACGTAGTAGTTATGGAACTTATTTTCCTATTGAATTTTTGGATAGATTACTATACATCCACGGTCTTGCATATTATACTTGGGACACCCTCTGTGAGAGCCTGGGTCAATTAACCAGTGGAATACCGTGTTATATTTATACTTACAAAGCCATATTGGGTAATTATATAAGAGCGGCAAGATATAGCGCTTCCCTACGTAAATGGCTGGCGAATTTGTAATTTACAAGATAAAGATATTAGTTTCGATTAAAAATTATAAAAACTAATGGAGGTGGGTAAATGACTGATATATCAAATTGGAGAGCATTAATTCATAAACAAACTACATCAGAAAAAGATTTTAGTGGATCATCTGAATTTATAATGATTCCTGTTAATGAATATCAGATAGGCAATCTATTAGGATTATTAAAAAGAAGTAAAGAACATTATAATGGAGATTGGTTTTTTGAAATAATAAGCGTTTTGGTAACCGCATTGCATGATATGGGGATAAATTATCCACCTTATATTTATAATAATTTTGGGGATATATGGACAATAGAAGATTTATGTAATGATAACTTTTGGGAAGATAAGAAAAAAGAATTTGAAGCAGACATTGATACTCCTAAAACCATAGAAGAACTTGCGAATGATAGAAGGGAATTTCTAGATAAACATTTAAAGGAACAAAGCAATGAGAAATCTAAATATATAATAAGATCAAAAGAAGTTGATGTGTTCCATTGGACAAGCAGGGAAGAAGAATACCCTGAGTGGATTTGCGAAGCAATCAAATTTGGTGATATTCTAATAGAACAAAAAGGGCATTTGGGTATGAGATTGTCTTTGGGTGCAGGAGAGTGCGTCTTCCTAGGAGATTACATTATTTTGGATCGTGATACTGGTAAAATAACTAAATGTAGAGAAGATTTCTTTAAACTTTGTTATGAGCCTTTTAAGTCGAATGGGGTTTTAAATGAATAAATTATACAAAATACCAGTAAGCGATATACACTATGATTGTAATATGATCGTATTGGCAGGATCTAAAGAAGAAGCTCTACAGAAAGCGTATGAGTATCAATTAAAACAAAGTAGGGCTTGTGTAGAAATTCTTTCCTCCATTGCTGTTTATGAAACAGAAACAGAAAAAGACGTATGGATACAAGAACACATACAAGAGCATTTAGATAATCTAGAAGTAAATAAGATACAAGAATTGACAGAAGATATTTATCTCAGTAAAGAAGAGAGAGCGTTAAAATAAGTATATTACCAAAGGAGATGTAATGACGATAAATTTAATCAACCCTAAGGAATACAATTATGTTGTAACTAAACTACGGCAATTCTTTCAGGCTAAAGGTTTTATAGAAACACCAGTACAACACAGACTAAGCATCCTAGCAGCATGTGAAGATCCATCTACGATAGCTACATTTAACTACGCAGGAGAACTATGGCCTCTTCCACAAACAGGTCAGATGTGGCTAGAATATGAGTTACTCAAGAACCCAAGTGAAACGGGATTCTATTGCATAAGTACAAGCTATCGCAATGAAGCTAATCCCATACCAGGTAGACATGATTTGGTTTTCCCCATGTTTGAATTCGAAACACATGGTGATATAAATAATCTGGTAAATCTGGAATTAGAGTTATTGGAACATTTAGGTTTCGGAGATCAACAAGAGTATTGCTCGGCCATATATGACTACTCGCAACTTGCAGAAACATTTAAGACTAAAATATTAACAGCAGAACATGAGGAATTGTTATATAAAGAACGTCATATACCAATTGCTTTCTTAACATTGTTTCCACAGTATACTTCACCATTTTGGAATATGTGTGTAGTAGATAAAATTAGAAGAGATAAAGCAGCTAAGGTTGATGTTATTTTATATGGTATGGAAACGATAGGTTCTGCCGAGAGATCTTCTGATCCAGAAGAAATGAATTATCTTTTTCATACGATAAGCGACGGTATGTATGCTAAGATATTGTATTCTCAATTTGGTAAGGAGCGGGTAGAAAAAGAATTAAAAGAATTTTTGTCATCATCTTTCTTTACTAGATGTGGTGGTGGTATAGGACTAACCAGACTAATAAGAGCCATGAGGATGGCTGGATTATTAGAAGAAACTTCGTGCATCATTAAGAGTTGATCTAGAAAGGATCCATATATAAAAATATGGGGTATAAATCATGCAAGATAAAGATGCAACCACGAAAGACAATAATAGGCAAAAGAAGTATAATGCTTGTACTGAACCTTGTGATGTAGAAATAGGGCCATGTTGTTGTGGAGCATGGCATATCTTAGATACAGGAGACAATAATGAGTAAGACAAGACCTAGACAAGAACCAATTGCAGAGCTTAAAGAATTATTGCAATCAAAAGAATACAAAGCCAGTAAGAACTGGCACGCAGAAAAAGAAAATTATATCAATAATGTTAACGAGTTATTGGCTAAAATTAAACAATGGCTCAAGGAAGAAGTAAGTAAGGGATTAATAATTATAGAAAACAAGACAATATTAGTAAATGAGTTAGGTGAGTATGCAATACAATGCCTATGTTTAAGAACAAGCAATACCTTTATTACTATTCGACCTATAGGTTGCGTGGTATCAGGTGTAGATGGAGCAATCAACATAGAAATTCCTTGGATGACCAGAACAGTTTGTTGCATGAACAATCGGTGGAATTACATGACCGAAGGAGGATTTGTTAATTTAACAAAAAATACCTTTAAAGAAATGCTTCAAGAATCCTTAACAGACTAACAATATAACGGGGGAAATTAGATGGAAATAGAACAAGCATGGACTGTATATTACCCATTTAGAGAACGCTTAATAGAAGTTAAGTATAACAATGAAAAACAATTTAATAAAGATATGGATGACTGGCTTAGTAACATGGTCACAGACACACGTAAGCTATCTATAGATGAATTAAATAATAAGGATAAGTTAAAGATAGAATGGTTTAATGAAAGGGATATCAATTATATCAAGAGAATATAAGGAGACAATAATGAGTAAGACAAGACCTAGACAAGAACCAATTGCAGAGCTTAAAGAATTATTAACAGACTTATGCATTTGAATAAAGCAACCAAAAAAATAACCAAGATATTACCAGCTCACTATCCCTATCTTTTACATAAGATACAACTAGATACCTCAAGCACCACTAGGTTAGTAGATGAGATACTCTTTGGCTTACATCTAGATGGTAAGGACCTCATACTTAACACAGGACATACTATAAGTAATTCTACTATTACCATATTAAATCTTAAGGCAGTAATAGCTTCAGGTAAATTTGATTTAAAACAAGAGGCTGCGATACCCCTAGATATAGTAAGGGCATTACTAGGTATGGAAGGAGGTGAGTAATATGTATGAGAATTTGATATGCAATAAATGTGGTCAAGAAATAGATGAGGACGCGTGTGTGATCTGCTTAAAGCAACTAGCCCTAGAAGTGAGTGAATATTTTGAATTAAAACAAAGACATAACACAGATAAGTATATAGTATGTTGTAAAGATGGTACGCCATCGTGGGTTAGAGAAATGGTACACGAAGCGCATAGCGATATGTTCCCTGATGATTACAAATATAAATTTATACATAATGCTATCAATGACATAGCTGAAAACGGGCTAGATGAACCCCATATAGAAGCAGATCCATATACCCATAACTTAATGAAATGGGCTAGTTCACATGGTAGTAGAATAGATTACTGTAATGAAGCTATCCAAGATGGCTCTGCAGATAGAATAGAACATGCTTGCATGTGTGGACAAGAACAAGAAAAGAGAGAAGTATATGATTTGGTTTTGGATTATCTTAAGAATAAGCTACGTCAACTTGACGTAATTGATATTTCAAGTAATATATAATTAGGAGGATGATAAAATATGTCACATGTTAAAAATTCAGAGATTTTCATAGAAGGATTTGTTGGTAGAAGCTATGAAGTAAGTCCCAATAATAGTGAGGTTGGTACATTTTCGGTAGCCGTATCAAATGGCAAAGACCAAGAACCAGATTGGTATGCTGTACAAGTATGGTCAGAATACTTACGCGATCTTGCACAAAGTATAACAAAGGGAGATCGTGTATTGGTCAGAGGCACACCTTCAATACGTAAGTACACAAATAGATCTGGAGCACAGAGTACTGTTGTTCTTATCAATGCTGCGTCTATAGGAGTAGTACCCAAACAGAACAATCAAGCAGTTCCTCGCAAAAATACCAATAATATATCTAACGCTATTAAGTCTGCACCTAAGAAAGCGCCAATAATAGAAGTTGAAACAGGAGAAGAAACAACAGAGATAGATTTATCTATCTATGATGACATGCCGTTAATAGCAGACTAAACAGAACCACAGAGGTGATAGCATGAAAGAAGAAACAGAACTTAGTCTAGAAGAGCGATTAAAATTAGCCAGTAAAGTAACAGATCACATTAATAAACAGCATGGCGAATATACAGCTATAATTCCATCATCAGCACCAAAGGAGTTATTCGCTCCAAACTCCTTTTCAACAGGAATAATATCGATGGATATGGCTACGTTAGTAGGGGGTATACCTCGTGGTACTATAGCCGAGTTCTTTGGCCCACCAAGTGGATGTAAATCGTTAGTACTTTATAAGACTATAGCTGAAGCACAAAAGAGGGGAGGTATAGTGATCCTAGAGGATGCTGAGCGATCATATACTCCTGAATGGGGAGTTATACATGGTATCAACAATGATCAATTAATCCTATTGCGCTCTCGTACAGCTCAGGAATCAGCAGATAATGTATGTGCTTATCTGCGTAGTGCACGTATTGATTTAGTTGGGTATGATTCGGTTAGTGCATTATTACCTAAGAAAATAGATGAGAATAGTGCTGATACTAATATAACAGGAGCACTAGCCCTGGCCATGAGTATACTTTTAAATAAACTATCCATTGATATGTACAACAATAAGATGAATCCCACGTCAATTATATTTATTAATCAGATACGAGAGCAGATGGGTGGTATGATGGGTAGGTTTGGGGCTGTCCAATATAAAACTACGGGCGGTAGAGCATTACCTCACTACGCTAAGCTACGTGTAGAGTTTCGTCCTGGCGAACCTATTAAAAAGGGCAATCAACAAATAGGATATATTGTAAAGGGATTAATTAAGAAGTCTAAAGTAAGCCCTGCTCGTGGCAATAAGTTTGAATTTAGATTCTTAAATGGTACGGGTATAGACCTAATCAATGAATTAATAGAAACAGCTAAGATATATAACATCCTTACAATGAAGGGTGGAGGTATGTTTTATTTACCTAATAACACTAAACCTATAGCTCGCGGTAGAGATGCTTTATATGAATTACTAGAAACAAATTTAGATATGCGCAATAAGATAGATGATTTAATACGTCAACTAACAGGAACAGTAGGCGAAGAAATCAATAAGGACGAAAAAGAGGAAAACGAATACTGATATAAAGGGGTTGAAATAATTAGATGGCTGTACCAAATTTTAAGGCCCTTAGGAGGTTCTTTCATAAAATACTCCCTAATTATGTAGGTAGCGACAGAGCAACACAGGATGTATGCGATCATATATCTTATGAAGTATTTAAGTTCCTACGCGGAGAAAACAAACAAGAACCCAAGGAAGAGGTTGTGCAGGTTCCTGCACAACCTCTGGTTATTGAGAACAACAACGAACAGGAAGAATTTAATGAACGCGCTCTAGCATGTAAGCGCTGTACTTTTGAATGCATTAATAGAGGACCAGTTCCTCCTCATGGTAAATGGGTAAGTCCACTTATGATAATAGGTGAGGCTCCTGCGATGGCAGAAGACTTCAAGGGTATACCACTAGTTGGCAAACGCGAGTTTAAAGCTAAATCACCAAGACAAGAAGATTGCATGTCTTGTGTTAATGTTAAGGGATGTTATGGTTGGTTCTTAGGCGAAGCAGATAGTCATATAACCAAGTCGTGTATGGGTTATGGACATGATTCTTCCCAAAATATTCGTGGTCAGACAATAGACCTATTTAAAACCTCAGGCAATCTCTTAGATGAGTGCTTAAAGAAAGCTAATATAGATCGCACCAAGATACTAGTAACCAATACGGTGATGTGTAGACCATCGGAGAACAACGACCCACCTACTAATATGCAAATAGTTAACTGTGCTCCATTTCTTATGGAGCTTATTAAACTGAACAAACCTGAGGTAATCATAGCTATGGGTAATACAATATTAAGATTGTTAAAACCCAAGAATACTGGTATATTAACTGAGGCAGGTAAACCATTTAGATGGCAAGAAATAGTAGTGGTTCCTACTTATCATCCATCATATGTTATGAGACAAAAACAACAAAGTACGCTCGGTGAGTTCATTAATCATCTAGTATTAGCTAAAGAAAATCTATCACTTGCTGCTCAGGAAACTATAGTTCTAAATCAAAACGCTCAGAAAACAAAGTAACCATGGCTAAGAAGAAGGAAATAGGGTTGGCTGACGTTGTATACTATCTTCGTGTAAGTAATGTTACTATACGCCGTTTAGAGCGTTCTGGTGCTATCCCTAAAGCTAGACGTAAGGGTAAAAACCGAGTATATAACGAGGAAGAATTCTTTCAGCTATACTATTACTTTTATAAGAGGCTTATAGATGAATGTAAGGATGGATGTAAAAAGGATAATGAGCTGCCATCTAATGGCGTCACATAACTCTATTATATATATAGGGGTGATATGATATGTCAGTTTGTAGAAAGTGTGGTAATGTACACCATCCACTTAAAAAATGTAGTGGCTAGTCAACAAAACAATTAGATACAACATATTTACATAGGAGGAACTACCTTTTGGTAGTTCTTTTTTTATTAGGAGGCTAAATGAAGATAAACTATCATATAGTAAAAATTAATTTTAGGTTAATAGACAAAGGTTTGCCTATACCAACTCAAACTGAAGATAATACGGGTATAGATTTATATAGTCGTTTAGATATTACTATTCAACCACACACCATGCAATTAGTACCACTTAATGTTATAGTATTCCTGGGTGAAAGATACAACAATAAAGAATTGATAGATCCGATGGGTTCATTTTTATTTCCAAGAAGTAGTCTGTTTTCTAAATACAACCTTATTATGACAAACTCAGTAGGTGTCATAGATGCTAGCTATCGTGGACCCAATGACGAAGTTAAAGCTGCCCTATATAATATGGGTAACGAACCAGTTATAATACCCAGAGGAGAGCGCATATGCCAGCTAGTATGCTTGACATATATCACTCCCATGATTATTATAGTAGATGAGACATCATCAATAGAATCTAGAGGGGGTTTTGGTTCTACAGGATAAATATAACAAATTAAAAGAAGGCGATACTTTGAATATCTTTACTAATTATGAACAATTCTCTCACCAACAATGGATGAATATATGTGGAGAATTTGCAGATGAAGCAAGCACACTTAAGTCTACCCATGATATGACACCAGGAGACTTAGCTGCACTATATGAGAAACTACAGTGCTTACAAGAACGCGTGATGTACGCAGTAGCTGTTGCAGATCAACTACTGTGGGATACCAGGAGGCTAGTGGAAATAATTAAAGCCAAGACAATAGAAAAGCGTGGAGAAAATGCAGATATTCGTAAAGCACAAGCTATCCAAGCTTGTCAAGGTTATGATTTTAAGGGTAAAACAGTTAATCTTCTTGACTTGGAATCCAAACAACAGAAAGTTGTTAGGTATTTAGAACCCATAGCTAAGTTTATTAATAAACTAGAACAGAAATACGAGAAGCAACTAGGAATAATTAAGATGGGAGGTTATTAAAATGAACAGTACCCAAGTAATAGACTTATTAAAGCAATTACCACCTCAAGTACATATTAATATTATGTCTAAAATTAAAGAAGATATACATTTATTCTATGCTTGTGAGTGTTTAGATTGTAAACTACCATTTCTGTACACACAATCAGACGACACAGGAATAGTACAAAAATCTGGTACAGGGAAACGCCCGCCAGCTATACCTATGATACAATTAGATTGTCAGAAATGTAAGTCACCCAAGCGTATGTCGATAGTACCTATAACCCAAGAGCATTTTGACCTACTAAAAAAAACTAAGTAGGTCATCATGAAAAGTTATGAGGTTAGTGACCACGCAATAAAACGCCTACGCCAACGAGTTGACGGATACAAGCACGCAACCCCACGCAAGGCTAAAGCATCTATTAGAAGGATGTTGAATCCTGATATTTTAATTAAAAAAATTAAACGTGGACCTGCTACAATATTAATAGGTGAAAAGCTATGTGGTATATGTATAGACAACATACTGGTGACAGTATTTAAGCCTGATACTGCCGAGTTAGCTAAAAGAGGCATAAACTTAACTAAGAAAGAGGGTGAAGAAGATAAAGAACCATTACCTGGACAAACAATTATGCAAACTACAAGACCATGTGTGGACCAAAACATATGTTGACAGTGGTAGCACACTATCTTTTAAATACGTATGTCAAAAATGTGATACAACTTTAAAGCAAATACCATGTCCATCATTAATGCATGATTTTGATCTAGAAGGACCCAATATATCTAAACCAAATGGACTTGGTTGTGGGTGTTACTCACCACTTAATGATAATGATGGAGTATATTATATAGGTGTATGTAAAAAATGCAATCTAAATACTCCACCTATTATTGTACAAGATTATTATAGCTATCAATTACATACAGATAAAAATGGAGAACCATCTAAGTTTTCAAAACTTATGCATACAATGTTTAAGGATAAACACCCAGATCGGGATCTGCCTACAATGGACTTATATGGTATTGCACAAAATAAACTCAAAGAAATAATACTAGGTTCTGACTAGGTATGAGTAATTGGAAGAGTTGCGATAAGTATAATACATGCGCCAACAGAGATAAGTGTGGACAATGTGTAGCTTATCGCCTTTTCCGTGATACCAAAAATATATCTAAAGTTAGTGGTACTATATTTGAAAACCATGTAGTAAATCAGTATAATAAACTTAAGAAACAACTTGCAAGTGGTGGTGCTTTCCACAAGGGTGACTTAATAGACCAGCATTTTCTTATGGAATGCAAGTTAAGAACTATAAAATCGAATGGTAAACAACAAATTACTATCAAGAAAGAATGGTTGAATAAAATAAGCAATGAAGCTAGGGGAGAAGGAGGTAGAGTATCTGCTCTTCCATTTGGATTTAAAGAAGACGAAGAAGTATATATAGTTATAACGCTTAGCGATCTAGTTAAGATATCACTAAGCTTAGATCAAGGAGGTAGTTATGAAGAATTTAAAAGTTAACCTATTAATATTAGGAAAAATTATTGCTTTAATATTAATAGGTTCAGGAATATTTCAATTAGCCTTTATGGTATTACCCGCTAAATTATTACATAGCCTTATAGTTGGTGGAGCAAGTTACTTACTTGGCAAGTCTGCATTAACCCATATAAACATACCTAATACTTTATATAATAAAATAAAAGGATTCTTATTGGGATAACATATGTCACGTAAAGTATATTTATCAGGTAGTATTGATAACTTAAGCTACGAAGATGCTATGGACTGGCGTGAGAAAGCCTCTCACGCCTTGGCCAAGTATGGCATATCTACATTCAATCCTCTTCGCGGAATGGATGCAGACAAACCTCGTTCTCTCGAGCCATCTGAGGCAGTAACACGAGATAAACGTGATATGAGAAATTCAGATGCTATAATAGTTAATCTCACACACCACACATGCTATAAAGGAACTATGATGGAGATATTATATGCCTGGGAGCATGAGATACCAGTGGTAGTCTTCTATGGTGATGCAAAAGAAAACTTAGGATACTGGGTAGAGTATCACTCGACTAAGATAGTAAAAACCATGGAGCAAGCTATGGAGTATATAGCAGAGTACATATTAAGGATAGATACATGATAAATCAAGCATTGTTTAGTTCCAATAAACTAGATTGGGAAACACCAGATAGTTTATATAGTAAATTAGATTATGAATTTAATTTTTCTCTTGATGCGGCTGCGGATGAGTCTAACTACAAACACAATAATTACCTAGATGAATCCCTTAATGCGCTTGCAATATCATGGGTAGGATTAATCCCTGGAAGCTATGGGAATACATTTAATAAATCCGTATATCTTAATCCACCATATGGCAGAAATACGGGAAAATGGGTAGCTAAAGCATATCAAGAATCGCAGACAGGCAATTTAACAGTGGTATGTCTATTACCTGCGCGGACAGATGTTAAGTGGTTTCAAGAATATATACCCCTAGCAAGTGAGGTTAGATTTATTAAAGGTCGTGTTAGATTTAAGGGTGCTAAATCAGCAGCACCCTTCCCTAGTATGATAGTAGTATTTAGACCAGCATATAACTTGTTGTGGCGACAAGGACCCGTGTTTTCTTGTGTAGATTATAAAACAAAGGAGCGAAAGATTGATGGCAATACACAATAACATATGTGATAAGTGTAATAAAAAAAATCTAGTATCCATACCTAAAGATATTGATGAGACTAGCACTCAAAACACTATAGATGTAGCTGCTAGAATGAACCAAATAGTTAGGATGTATACTAATAATGGTAATCCTAATATGCGTAGGGATTATCATACATTATGTACCCCATGCTGGGGTACGGTACAGAAATGGATGGTGTACGGTAAAACATCCTCATTCCCTAGAAACACACCATTTAATGTATTAAATCAGAAGTGTGGTAGGTGTGGAGCAACTAAACATGCCTATTTTATGCATACTATAGCTAATCTATACAACTATGAAAAAGATCAGTATGTTTTATGTAGTAAGTGTATGAAGGGATTCTTATTGTTATTTGGAGATAATGAACAAACAGTAGAGGAGTATCCAGCTTATGCTGAGCTTCCCTATGTTAAACACCAGTTTATGACATTATTTCCTGATCAATATCAAGTATTATATGGAGGACAACATGTCTAATGATTTAGATAGTGGATCTCTTAGAGCTATATTAAAAGAGATAACAGAGGTGTTTGCCAAGTATGATATAGATTACCTATCGGGTATAGGTATATCAATGACAGTAGCTAGAGCTGGTATGTTGGGTATGGGCATGACACCTGATGAGGCAGAGAGCCTCTTAAAAGCCGTAGCTGAAATATATAGAACCACACATACATCCCCTAAGGACATATTGGGCGAACTTGATTGTAATCACGACTGTGATAATTGCAGTTCTCATCACGAAGATACAGGCAAAGATGATAACCTATGGTATAAGATAGATGTTAATCTAAACTAAACAACAAATATGCCGCTATTACCTAGGTAATCCGCTATTATATTATTTACCAACTAATAAAAGAGGTATTCTTTATGGACGAAATACTAAATAAACGAGATCTAATTAGTGAGATAGCATCTAGAGCCCATATACCTAAGGTAGTAACTTCAATAATAATTAATACAATGATAGATTTAATAGTAGAGTCTCTAAGTGATGGCAAGAAGGTAAGATTGACAAGTCTAGGGTCATTTTCTACTAAGATCAAACCAGAGCATGCAGCTCTGCATCCTGCAACACAGGAACCAATAGTAGTGCCTGAGCGTAAAACAGTTAAGTTTACACCCTCTGAGGTATTACGTAATAAACTAAGAGATGAGGACAAGTAATTACTTGACTTATCTTACTTAATATGATAATATAATCTTGGTAGCAGCCAGCGCCATATCATCACCCCTACAAACAAGCCCTGTCAAATGGGCTTGTTTGCTTATATAAGAAAGAAAAGGAGCAGGAATACTTAGTAAGTTATGAGCTATGAAGATAATAAGCCTATTCTAAATAGTAAAATTAAAAGTAAATCAGTAGAAGATAAGGTTCGTCAGCTTATACGTAAGAATGCAAGCATTCTACCTAAGATACCCTTAAACTCTCTTAAGATAGAGACAGCTTCCTTACGTAAGCATGTAATAGATGATATACTACGTCTATCAAGTAATCCTATGTCTCCGTTTATAATAGGAGATTATATAGGGCTACTAACTAGCTTATCTTTCTTAGATATGATAATTAATACCGATATAAGTAAACACACATCCCGAGTACAGGATTATCTTAAGCTACTTAAAAATAGTGTAATAGAAAAACTAAAAGAAGGGAGTTCTTAATAAATGCCAAGTTTAGATTCAAAGTACTACGCATGTAATCACGACTGGCAACCCCATGAATACTACCATGAACAAGTTAACTCAAAGTACGAAGGGGCTGGAATGTGCCTAAGACTTAAATCTTTTATATGCCCAGATTGTTTTTCTACTAAATGTATAGATCAAACTCAAGACTATAGAGAATATGGAAGGAAGGTAGATTAATGGATATATCCAAAATACCCAATATATACGATACAGTAATGCTCAAGTATAATAAACAACATAAATTACCTTTTGACTGGCGATGGACTAAAGCACAGATGTTTAGAGAATCATCTATGAATCCTGATGCTGTTAGTACATCTAATGCTAAGGGGTTACTTCAACTTAAGGATATGGCAGCTTTTGATGTACATCAGAGATATGGATTACCCATGGGTGATTTATTGGATCCAGAATATAATATACAAGCTGGGATATTATACATGAAATGGCTGTATGATACTATAGAAGGAGGTATGAAACTAGATAAAAAGAGAGACCTATATATAGAGCTGGCATTGGCAGCATATTATAGTGGCATAGGGACACTTAAGAAAGCGGCGTTTAGACTATCAGGTATGCCATCTAAGGCTCAAGACTATGTGCATGACATACATAAGCTCTATGTTGCCCTAGGTGGGCAAGAAGCAAGCTGAAGGAGGAATTACCGATTGTTAGATGATATGGAGTTTTATACAGAATCTAGAAGTGACAAGGAGACCATTGGCGAATATATTAATTTATTAGAGTCTAAATTGAATTACCCTAGCAGAGCATGTTTGGAGTATGCTTGTGATGGAGAAATGATATATGTAAATAATGGTAAAGTAAAAGGATACTGGTGTAGAAACTGTGGCGTATTAGATGATGAGTAGACTTAAGCTTACCATAAATATACCAAGATGCATATATCGTATTACTAACTATTTTAGATATATTCCACCAAGAGTTCCATCTGCTATATGGAACTCTATTAAAAATAAAGCACCAATATGCTGTTCTATTAATTATATATTAGACAGACTCATGTTAGTACCATCTGGTTTAGTACGAGGATATAAACGCTCAGGTAAATCAGGTAGACAATATGTGCCATGTATATTTCATAGCGAAGAAAGGTGATAAGTATGTCCTCATATGAAGACATCGTCAAAGCAGTTAAAGAAACCTCCGAAGTAATGAGTAATTTCGACATAGCCAACTATACAGATGGAGATTTAAATAAACTATCAGATCAAGTTAATACCCTAGCAGATCTAAATAATAGTTTCCCTGTGGTACAATCCTTTCTTAAAGTTAAGGGATTAACACATATCAATCAATTAGATAACAAAGGACAAGGGGAATTACTTGAGTTCCTCGAAGATATATTAACTACAATAAAAAAGAAGGAGTAAGGAATGATGAAATATATACCATATGTGGGCTTAGCGGTTCTGTTTGTTATATTTTTTGGTTTGTCTATGTTTTCTTTAAGCAAACACGATGACTTTAATGCTATATGGTTTTTAATTTTAGCATTATCTATAAAATTGGATATAGTTATTATTCAAAGTATATTCAAAAAAATAGATTAGGAGAACAAAATGACAAATAGGATACAAATGATTATTAGTTTATCTATACCCTTTGACGGTAGCCTTGAAGAAGCTTGTTGTGTAGCGGTAGAATTAATCAACAATAATATGCCCAAGAATATACAAATAGATTACATCAATGCAACACTAGTATCTGGATGTTCTAATATAGGTTTACCAATAGAATACAATAACCAATTAGAGGAGATTATTTCATGAAGATACACATTAGTATTGTATTGTTTGTATTATTAATGAGTATACGGTTGTTTGCTGCTAATACTATACCAATAGTACCCAATGAAGGTATAGGTAATTACCAACTCAATATATCATATACGACCCTAGAGGACCTAGTAGGTAAGCCAGACGAGATGATTAAGGTAAAGGACGATATAGCTCTTTTAATATACACCAAAGACAATATACAAGTACTCTTACAATTGGCTAAATCACAAGATGAAGAATTGATCACACAAACTATAGCTATTCGCACAGAAAACCCAAACCACGTATTCGGCAAAGACCATCTTCGTGTAGGAGATACACTTAAGAAATTAATATCTTCTATGGGTAAACCAGATCGCATATTGAGGGATGGTTCGCTGGTTCAATATGTATACAATAAACAATATGTGTTAACGGTTAATAATAATAAAGTTACAGGAGTTATAGTGTGGTATACTGCTAATACAGCTTCTAACCCACAGGGTGAAAATATATAGATACCATACATAATAGAAGAAGGGTAGTATGATAACTAGTTATTTAGAGAATATGACAATTAGTGAGTTACATCACTATAAGAAACGACTACTTGAATTATTAGACCAAGTCAAAACTACATTAAATCATAAAGAGGTATGTGAAAGTGATAAAAATTAAAACATATAATAGTGATATGTTTATAGCGAAGATAACCCCCTCTAATGAAGAGGGGGTTATCTTCGTGTCGGATATAGAAATAACCAAACATACAGATTTCAAGGGGATAAAATGTAAGGGGATTGCACTACATTCCAATGGTAAGTATAATACTATTGCAAGATGGAAAGCCACACGGGAAAATGTAAGTGGTATTAATTTATCGCAAGATGTAATTAAATACCTAGAACCTTTTGTAAAATGGGCAGCAACCCAAGTACATATAGATAGCAAAAGAAAGATTACACCAGAAGAAAAACCGATTAAGAGTAAGAGTGAGTTTAAGAAACCCAACACTGGTTTTAAGAAGTTTAATAAGTTCAATAGGTTTAATAAAAACAAAGGTTTTAAAAAGAAATTTTTTAAGAAGAAGGCGAATCCATTTGCTCTCAACGCTCAATAATATACTTAAAAGAATAATTACAGGATCAATTAAAATAATATCATTTACTGTTTTATTATCTATTCCTGGAGGATTAATCTACTTAGGGGCACTAGCTCTTAATATGCTAACTGACAGTGGTATTTATCTGCGTATAATGATTGCAATAATTGGCATAGGTGGTCTACTGTATCTACTAGGAAAGGATGAAGTATGATATGCCTGTATATGAATATAAATGTGATATCTGCGGGTTAATTATTTCTATAACTAAAAAAATAGATGAGCATCAATTAGAGCTACCATGTGATAACCTTGAAGGAGCTTCGCTCGACAGATGTACGGGTACTATGAAAAGAATATTTACAGAACCACCAGGTATTATATTTAATGGTGGTGGATGGGGGTGCAAATAAAAATATGAGAGAAATAGTAATCAATACTTGTTATGGTGGTTTTGGTTTAAGCGATAAAGCAATAGAAATGTTTTGTGATATAAAAAAACAAAAAGGTGAAAGTGATAAATATACCGTATACATTGATGATTTTAATGGTTCTAAGTATATGCATCCCGATCCAGAACGTGATGATGTAGATTTAGTTAAAGTTGTAAAAAAACTAAAGAAAGAGTCCTTTGGATATTTTGCAGAACTCAAAATAGTAAAGATACCAGAAGATATTGACTGGGAAATCGATGCGGATGATGGTGCAGAAGATGTAGTAGAGAAACACAGGAGGTGGTGTTAGAATTGGACAGAGAAATAAAAGTATTAGATAAGGGTTTTGTGCGACTTATAGATCGTATGGGTCGGGACGAGTCTATTGTTCAAGCTGCTAGAGTATCTTATGGTAAGGGTACTAAGAGTACAAGTGAAGATCGTGGACTCATTAGATACTTAATGCGTAATTCTCATACTTCCCCCTTCGAAATGATACAGACTAAGTGGCATATTAAAACTCCTATATTTATAGCACGCCAATGGCTGCGGCATAGAACAGCATCTGTAAATGAAATGAGCTTAAGATACTCAGAAGCCACCGATGAATTCTATGTCCCCAGTGAAGATCGTATACAGAGCCAGAGCAAGAATAATAAACAAGGTTCTGGTGAGGCATTAGATAATACAATACAAGCGCAATTCTTTGATGAGCTAGAATCCATACACAGTACTGCTTTTAAGAGCTACGAACAATTGAATAATCTAGGGGTAGCTAGGGAATTATCACGCATCTTATTACCAGTATCTTTATATACCGAGTTCTACTGGTCCATGAATCTACGTAATCTATTCCACTTCCTTAAGTTAAGATTAGATGCCCATGCCCAATACGAAATAAGGGTATATGCTGAGGCTATCTTTAGTATTATCAAGGAGATATTCCCTATGGCTTCTGAGGCGTTCGAGGATTATATCCTTAACGCTAAGATGTTCTCTAAGGGGGAATGGGAAGTTCTTAAACAACTGATGCGTCCTGGGGCTAAACCAGAAGAAATAGAGGGGTATAATAATTTAAGTGCGGGAGAGCGTAAGGAACTACTATTTAAGTTAGGTGAGGAATATGCCTAAGAAGTATAAGAAAACATACAATAAACTTAAGTTAATTAAGAAAGCCATAGGTAGATTAAACTGCCCTCCTACTAAGGTAGTACCAAATAAGAAAGATAAAATATTAGGAGAGCTAAAAGATAAGGAGATAAACAATGAGTGAACGAACAGTTAACCTACAGGACCATGTAAGGAAAGAGTGGGGTGCTGGAGATCAATTGCGAGCCCTACGATTTTATTTAAGTGAGAGTATTCAGATATTAGGAGAATACCAAGAAAGCGACTACTCAGGAGTATGTTTTGCAATCTTATCTTTATACCGTGGACACAAATATTTTATATGGAGAGATAGCTTTGGAAGTTGTAGTGGTTGTGATGCACTTGATGGAGAAGATATCATAGGAGGATTAGAATACATTAAGAGTACTTTGGTAGAGGGTAGTACTAAAGAATTTGATACATTGGATGATATAGAATCATACTTACAAACTACTCCAGATTTTTTATGGAAAGATTTCCCTATAGATATTTTACACGTAGCTATGGGGCTAAAACAAAATTAGAAGGAACCTTACTTAATTGAAACGTGAACTAGAAGATAAAATATACAAAGACTTTCCCCTTCTGTATCGTGGTAGAAATAAGAGTTTACAAGAAAATCTTATGGGTTTTGGTTTTGAGTGTAGCGACGGATGGTATTATTTGCTTTATGATCTAAGCTCTAAATTAGAACATCTTATTAAGAAGATGAGACCAACCATATGTAAATCTTGTTACCATAAGAAGAAAGAACACCTACCTGTTTGTATACATGATATACCAACAGTCGAACTAGGAATAGCAAACGGCAAAGATGGGAGATGTGGCTGCTCTAAGTTTACACCATATTATCCAGAGGTAATACAAGTTAAGAGTAAATTTGCAGGACTCAGATATTATATACATGGGGCTACAAACGACATGAATCAACTTATCCAGGAAGCCGAAGAAGAGAGCTATACCATATGTGAGCTATGTGGTTCTCCAGGAAGAGAACATCAAGTAAGAAGCTGGTATTGGACATTATGTAAGAAGTGTTTTCTTTTACAGGAAAGAAGAGGTTAGGAGGTTGGTAGGTTATGTTAATGTTTCTGATATGATTAAAACAACTGATGGTGTAATAATAGGAGAAAACACAATGTTTCTAACCAACAATCAAGTTAAGAGTTGGATGATAAAAATAAAGGATGGTGAAATATAATATATGAGTGATATAAAATCCTATCCGCCAGGTAGTGAAGAAGCTGAGAAGCTAGGATGTACATGTCCTGTAATGGATAATCATTATGGAGCTGGATTCCAATATGGATCTGAGGGGACATGTTACTGGATAAATGGAGATTGTTCCTTACACGCAAAAAATGAAGATAAGAGGAAGGTTAAAGATTAGTTGGAGTAATTACTTAGTTTTACCTAAATATAAACTAGTTTTTGAGATATCTAGGTATTTGGAAGATATAGAATTAGGTGAAGATATAGTAGCAATACTAGATGATAGTATGGTAGCATCAAAGATAATTGATTTAGATATACCCTACTGTAACTTAACTATAAAGTTAGTTGCGGATTTAGAAGGTACGCGGTAAGACCTGACCGTTACGGCAGGCACGTAATGAGGAGGCTAAAATGAAGACACACGATGAGATACTAAGCGAGTTGACAAAAGGGATCGAAGAGCGTGATAGAGCAAGGGAACTGTATGAAGCAGAGGATCCAACGGTCTATCTGCTGGAAGAGATAGACCGTTGGATCCTAAATATCGAGAAAGAAAACGCCGAATTTGGAGTAGAGGAATATGAAGCAAAGAAAGCCGTTCTTCTTGAAGAACGGCGAAGAATAATAAGAAACGCATGAGGAGGTAAAACAACATGAACATGACGAGCATGTTAAAAAAAGCGCAAGTGGCAAGCGCGTGTAAGGAGGCGCTTGCTGCGTGCGCAAAACTGACGTTCGAGGAGGCGCTTGCGCTGCCGAAAGCACCTCGCTGGGCGGTCTGGTACGCCCAGAACGTCCTGAAGGGGCGCTTTCGCGCTGCCGAGGAGGTGATCGCGCAGGATGCTGAGTACGCGTATTGGTACGCTCGTTACGTCATAGAAGGGCGGTTTGAAGCAGGTGAGAATGAGGGATATATTTTAATAGATAGGAGCCTTGAAGATGATTAAATACACCAAGAAGAGCATGGAAATAGATGTTGAATCCGATGTCATATGTAATAAGTGTGGTCAATCGGTAGTTATAGATGTCCACGGAGAACAAGAATGGGAAGCCATAAATATTAGTCATATATTTGGATATTGGAGTACGGGCAGAGATGGAGAGCAGTATACCGCTCATCTATGTGAAGGCTGCTACATAGAGTTTATAGATACGTTTACTATTCCTCCTGAAATAAGTAATTACTATTACGGAAATACAAACGAAAATGATAGCTTTATGTAAGGGAGAATATAAGATGGGACTGTTCGATACTTTCATTGTATTTAATTATCGTTGTCCTAAGTGTGGACATATGAATGCGGAAGTTGATTTTCAAACCAAAGATTTTGATAATCACCTAGATCATATTAAGGTAGGTGAAGATGTTAGGGATGATGTAGAGGTGTGGTTTTTAAATAATGCTACCATCTTTGGGGAAAGCAAACTAAGTAAGAAACAGGCCGAATCATTAACTAGGAGATATCCTCATAAATATAAAATGAGTAGCTTTGAAAATGATGATGACAACTGGTCTATATACAAATATGCTGGTAAAAGAAAACGTAATTTCTCACACATAAGATATGCTACCTTTGAATTACATGGTGGTTGTGATGGGTGTGATGTATTCATAGAAACAGTAGGACACATAGAGGATTATATATTTAAAGGCATAAAACAATAGATAAAATATATACTATAAGCTATATATGTAGTCTATCTAATATCTTAGCGGGTATCATAAAGAGGATATAGAACAAAGTATTACATAATATATTTAAGGGGAACTTTAATTTCTCTATACTAAGTAGTTCAGCTACTACCTGGGATGCAACATCTATATTTTTATAGATAGTAGTGATATTACCATATGTCCGCTCAAAGATTAATTCTCCAGGTTTATCTATAGGTATTAATGTAATACGCTTATTTTTATCTAAGCATTTAATTATCTGAGCTAATCCTATGCATATAGGACAACTAGATCGATATGTTAATATTCCACAACAATTATTTTTACAAGACATAGTAATCTCCAAAACATATCGCTTTAAAATACCTATATATTAGCTATGTATCCTGATATATATATGTAAGCTCTTTGAGTGCCTGATGGGCCTATATTATCAACCTTATATTCTACTTGTTGAGAAGTGTTAGTAACTACATAGCCATTGTTGTGTATGGGTATGCCTATTGCTCCTGAACAGCTCTGTGCTAGATGCTGACTGCCTATTCCAGGCGTGCGTATGTCTATACCACCACGCTGTCCAGATGTTGTTTGTTCTATAGAGGCATCCAGATATACTGTATCTGATATGGGTGGAACAAAGCTTCCACAAGATACATTCGTATATGATGTGGCATTGCCTTGATTTAAAACTAACCTACTACTGTCTGCTCCTTGATATAATACTAAATCATTTCTCTGTACAAAACGTAAAAAGTCAGACGAACTATTGTTTCTAACAGCTCCAACCATATGTTTAAATATATAATCTGCTGGTAGGGTAGGTGATGTACTAGATATATCTAGGATGGCTCCTACGGTCATATCTACCTTGCCTACAATCCATACATAATACCATGTATCAATTGCCTCTGAACCAGCACTGCGCCCACCAAGACCAAGTACTGTTATGTCTACTGTAGTTGATAAGTTTCTAATATCATAACTTTCACCTGTGTTATTAGTTAAAGTTATAGTGTTGGCTATAATATCTAATTTAGATAAAGGAGTAGTTGCGTTATTGGATATCCTTAGATTGCTGTAAAATCCTGGATTACTAACATCAGTTAGTCTGTCAAACCTAATAGGTGTTTTACTCATGGTTTACTCCTATACTAACTTTAATAATGCTTGTAAGAGTGTGTCTTTTTCTTCAGCCGTAAGACTGTTCCAATCCCTCGATCTTAACTCTGCAACAGTTGCTCTAGCTTGATCTATTTCGGTAGTATCTTCTGGTATCGGATCGGCTTCTTCATATACATAAGGTAACATATCCACAGTAACCATACTATTATATCGAGGTGGTATTCCTAATCTTATGTCACCTATACCAAGAGTATTTGCTTCTTGGATAGCTTGGTTTATATCGTATGTTTCAGAAACAATATAGCAACGCATATTAACTCCTAAATATTTTAAGTGTTTAAAATTGTATATACAGTCCCTGCAGTACCATCAGAACCATTAGCACCAGTACCTACACCAGTTCCACCAACACCACCAGGTGCTGAAACGGTATTGCCAGTAACGGCTGTATCAGTTATTATTATAACTATACCGCCGCCGCCGCCGCCTCCGCCACCACAATTTCCTGTAGTAGGCGTGCCTCCGCCACCACCAAGAGCCCTAATAATGCCACTCGTACCTACAATAGAGGGTGATGCAAGAAAAACACATCCTCCTGAACCGCCTCCGCCGCCACCCTTATTAGTACTATCTCCACCGCCACCTGCTCCACCTGAACCCATAGTTAAGGGGGTATTACCAGTGGTAATAGGTATGAGCCCAGTCCACATGGCTATTGGGACCCTAGCCAATCCACTAGCTGACGCTGCTGGCATCCCAGTTGTCCCACCTGTACCACCAGCTCCAGACGCTCCCGCGCCACCATTGCCACCATTTCCACCACCTGCTGATGTAGCTGCACTGCTACCATTTGAGCCAACCGTTGTTTGTCCTGCGCCGCCCGCTGCACCTGCGCTGCCCCATCTAGCAGTTGGTCCTGCACTGCCTGCGGTTCCAGTAGCACCACCGTTGTTCTGTGGTATGTTGAGTGATTGTATGGTTCCATTATTAGTTATTGATGTTGTTGCATATATGCATAATCCTCTTGTATTTAATATAATACCAGAATTAACGACGATAGTTGTAGCATATACATTACTACTTAAGTTTGTATCACTGGTATAGACAATTGCCCCATCACTTCCATCCCCATAAATTACCTGACCTCCAGTAGAACCGCCGCTTGAAGCTATGCTAATATCTTGTCCAGATTGAGTTAATGTCACACCACTACCTTGTGATAAAGTAACATCGCCCTGTAGTGGAATATTTCCACTTTTAGCTATCGAGTTAACCCTTCCTGGAATAATAGACATATTAAGTAGTAAACTCCTGTATGGCTAAGTTACTTGAAGCAGCAGAAGCAATGGCATTAATGGCTCCAGTAGTAAATGAGTATTCGTCCATAACCCATGCACCGCCTGCGCCTAATGTAATACCGCTATATAATACAGCAGTAACACCTAAACCAAACGATATAGTATTAGTTGATGTATTAGTTAAGATTAATCCTTTGCGAGTAGCGCTAGATGCTACAGCTTGAGCAGATGTAACTCCAACAGTAGCAGCAGTAGGTGAAGTGGTTGTTAATGCTGTTTTGGTATTAATCGTACCTGATACTGGTTGAGTGGTTGTTCCCGTAGGATCAATTCTGACAGGTGTCATACCAGCGACACCCTGTATGGTTAATATATTGCCAGATGGAGATCCTGGAGTACCTTCTCCTTCTATAGACGCATCGATGGTAACATCAGACATAGGAAACTCCTTAAGAGAAAATAAATAATAGAATATTGTCTATTTAATTAATAGCATTTAAAAGAAGAGAGCCGAGATAGGTCTCGGCTCTCTGCCCTATGCTTAGTTAGTTAAAATTATTCTTCGGTCCATGTAATAGATGAGTATATTGTTGCTGTTTCTACATCGTCCATGTTAGTAACTGTAACTCTGAATCTATCGTCACCATCAGAGACTAAGGAGATAGCACCATCTACTATATTAAGCTCGACAGTTTCACCAGCATTACCAAAAACAACTCTTTGATCTACAAGTGTTCCTGCGTTTGCATTGGTTTTTAAGATTGCCTTAAAAGGTACAGATGAGGAAACAACAAAGCGTAAGACCTTACCAGTTGTGGAAGTTGTAATAAATGCTGTATCAGAGGAACCTGAAGCACCAGGAGCTAAATCTCCACCATGGGTTAGTACGCCTGAGTCAATTATGGTTCCAGTTGCACCTTCAGTAGATACCTGAAGGATACCAGCAGCATCAACCTTAAGAAATCTAGCATCGGTTCCATCAGAACCCATCATGATAAGGCCGTCTGTACCTATTGCAGCACCAGCGACACGATCTGCATCGGTATTAACGCCTACCTTACCATCACCATCAATTAGTAATGTATCGGTACCATCACTAACCTTAACAACAACATCACCATCTGCATCTGTTTTAACTGAAATCTGACCAGTTGCAGATATTGCTAGGATATCAGTACCATCACTGATTTTGGCTACAACATCACCGTCAGTTGCAGTTTTTACAGATAATTGACCAGTTGCAGATATTGCTAATAGATTAGAACCAGCACTATCTACTAACTTTGCGACTACATCTCCAGAATCCTTAGTTTTAACTGCAAAAGGGGTTTGCACATCAGCCATTAATCATCACTCCTTATTTATAGTATACAAAGGACGTCCTCTTAGGACGTCTTCAAGCAAGCCAGCTTTAAAAAGAAATTAATCTTGCATACTATAGAATAGTCCCCTACGGGCTGTAGGAGACCATTTAAAAACCTTGAAATAGAGCTGTTTATAGGTAATATGTACTATTACTACGCTGGCATCTTGGCAATTTTTTCTTCTAAATCTGCTACATTTTTTTGAAGATTGAGAATAGCGGTATCTACTTTATACTTCTCGTCTTCTATTTCAAGAAGGCGTAGTTCTTGACGCTGTATAGTAAGTAAGATTGCATTCCTTTCAAGTTCTAATCTTTTCTTTTCTAGTCTAAGATTGGGACCTACATCAGCCATATACTAATTCCTCCTTATTGGTTCTTTACGCGGACTTAGCCCATCATTTCTACTTGTATGTTTGTCCAGCCACCACCCGAACCACTACCACTATGGAAGTTAACAGCGCCACCAACAACCTGAGCCACCAACGAAGCTTGCATAGGAGGTCCATAGTTATTGCCTGCATAATATTGGAGTTCCATTAGTGCTTTAGGGATCACCGTAGTAAATGACACGTTAATTATTTCACCACTATTAGGTAATGTAATTTTTTTATTACCGTCTCCATCTATAACGCGTTCTCCACTTGGTGTAGTAATGCCTGACACCATCGAAGAGAGATATAATGTTGGAGTTCCCGATGACTTAGATATGGTAACCTGACCACGAAGTATTACGTCATCTTCATTGGCAAAATCCCAGGCAGTATTTGGCCAATACAAAAACTCTACCGCAAATGATGACGGATTAGCAATAGCAGTACATCCAGCATGATATTCAAGAGGTGAAACGGGTCCGTACACGCCACTATCTGGCATTGCGGATATACCAGGACTACCTATGCCTCTCCATGGACCAGGCACAAAAGGCACACAAAACGACGTATCATTTTTGTTACCATAGAAACCTCCACCATATGGAAGTGGATTACCACAACAGTCACTACCTGTAGCTGATAATACGAAGTCACTTTGCAAACTCGCATAACCTATTATTTTTCTACGATTAAACCTAGATATGACTAGTCGTTGAGCAGGTGTGTCTACAAACGCACCATTTCTAGTACGTACAATACCAACTAATCTCTTATTAATGCCCCCATTCAAATCTGAGATTCCGCCTGAAGACCCTGATGGTATTCCCCTCACAGCTACTAGCCGTGCTTCTCCTCCTATATTACTGGCGAATACAGTAACCCAACTATTATTAGTTATATCATTAAGTCCTGCATCAGACGCAAGCAACCCAATGCTTGAAATAGGATAATTTGTATTATCAATGGTTAGAGTATTACCACCATACCCAATTAGAAGCAGATTGGTGCTGTTAAGTTCCAACCTACATTGATTAAGAGATCCACCGCCTCCGCCTCCACCGCCTGTGGAGTTAATAGTAATACTACCTGGAGCATTAACTATAGATATATCACTACCTGCTATTAAGTTGGCTGCGGTAAAAGCTCCACCACCTGCAGAACCTATAAGTAATTGTCCATCAGTTAAAGCAGGAGCAACTACGATTGCTGAAGTATTAGAGATTATAGCTCTATTGACAACTAATGCAGCACCACTATTAGTGCCGCCTTTAGATATTGGAAGAACACCTGTTGTTCCTGCTCCGTCAATTACAAGAATATTATATTGTGGTGGATTGCCTGCTCCCATACTTACTAGTGGTAAATTAGCCGTACCACCAGGCATCTGCCCTAAGGTAAGGGCTCCCAAACTTACATCGGCTAATGTAAGTGCTTTAAAATATGGATCTCCTGTTCCGCCACCTGATACTAATATTATATTATTACCTGATGTTGGATTATCAGTTAATCTTGATAAAGACAATATACCTGTAGTATTAGCTAAATCTAAATCTCCAAACATAGGACCTGGACCACCCTGAGAACGGAGCACCTTCCCTGCTGTTGCAGGATCTATTAAGTTAACAGCAAATAACCCTGTTGTATGTAATGTAAGATCTAATTTACCCCAAGTTGGCTGTGCGCCTACGCCTCCAGACAATAATACATTATTGGTGGCTACATCAGCAAGTTTAGCTAACGTAGTTGCAGTGTTAGCTACAAGTAAATCTCCTATTGTATAGGAAGCAAAACCCGTACCGCCTTCATTAGCAGGTAATATGCTTGATAAGTCAAAACTACCAGGAGGAACAGCTGCTGCTGTTAATGTAATATTTTGAGCAACTTGGGTAAGAGTTATTCCGCCACCTGATAAGAAAAGAATATCTCCATACGTAGGTGAACCACCAGGTATAGTTATGGAATGAATACCTTTATGAGTATGATCTGACTTTGCTATGTTTGGTGATGTACCAGGTAAAGAACCAGTGGCTATCTCTGTAGGCATACTACTTGATAACTTAGTGTCTATAGTAATATCACTGCCACTTTGAGTAGCTACTACCGCATTGGTCGATGATAGTACGATATCTCCATGTAATTCAGGTTGTCCTGTTAGGGAAAAACTATGTAATCCTTGATGAGTATGGTCACTTAATACATAAGCGATTCCACTACCTATATTATTAGCTAAAGCAATATTCTGAGATGTACCTGGCGCCAATAGAGATCTTAATACGGAAGCTCCAATATTATCGTATAATTCTATATTGCCAGAGTTCTTCTGCAATAAAATAACTGAACTATCAGATGGTGTAGCCATAAATTTAATACCAGGTAAGCTACCACCCAATATAATAGGTTGATTGAAGGTTTTAATACCTGTTATTGTATCGTTCGTATTTAATGTTATATGTCGGTTAGGCATATGTATCCCTTTTATCCATTTTAGCGGCCTTAGCCGTAGTATTCTACTTCAAAAATATAAACCGATCCTGTTCCTATTCCAACGGTAGTACCAAGTGTTTGAATCACTCCAACCGCTGTCTTTAGGGTTGTAGGATCAGTAAATCCAGCAGCTACACCTAAAGAAGATTTTTGATTCAATGAAGCTGTTAGGTTTAAATTGCGTAATCCACTAACGGATGTATTGGTAGTCCTAACCGTATTACTCAATAAAGCACTTGGAAGAGATATGGCTTGTACAAAACCACCTGTTGAATTTGCAAAACCAAGTTCTATACCCATAATAGCTGTCCCAACACCATAGATACCTGTGTGTAGTTTATACACAACAGGTTCAGACATGCGATTCCCGTTACTTAGATCACTTAAATAATAACCCCAACTTAAAAATCTAGGCAATGCAGTAAGTAAAACATCTTCCTTTAATCTAAACCACTTCGTCCCACCAAAAGGTGATGTAGTTGAAACATTACCTAAATCGCCTAAGACAACACGCGCTATCTTCTTACGTCGATTGAAATAAGAGAGCACATATCCTCTTGGTTCACCCTGGTCAACATCAACCCATGTAGTTGTGCTGGTTGTTCTAGCCATACCAACTAATCTACGCGTATTATCTCCTGTCTTATTAACTACACCACCTACTGTTGAGGCTCCTGTTGTGGAAGCCTCTAGAGCGACTGCACTACCTGTCCAGTATGCATATATAAAATAAGTAGTTTCAGGTAATAGTCCAGATGGAGTTAATACATTGGGTAATCCTCTATAAGGTATATATCTAGGTATACCACCTATGTCTAAAAACGATCCCTTTCCTTCGTCAGGTTTTAATGCTATATTGGGTGCGTCGTAAACCAAGTAACATGATGTATTGCTGTTATCTGGATCTCCAGATCCTCCGCTTCTTGCTATCGTTATACTATTGGCTGCATTTGTAATGGCAATACCTGTGCCAGCTGTTAGTACCCTACCTTGAGGTAAACTACCTGTAGCACCAATTAATGTAGCTCCATTACCATCAGACCAACCTGCTTGGCCAATTACAGCACCACTAGAGTATGCCCATCTACCATTAATATATCCAGTTAGATTATTAATGAATGTTCCACCTTTAGCGATGGTTAATAAACCACCCAAACCTGTATTAATACCTACTGGACCCCATATAGGATCTGCACCTACACCTTGACCTATTAAACACTGACCAGCTATAGAGCCATCAGGTATCTGAGCTAGTGAAATTGTTCCTGTAAGGGATGTAATGTCTAAAGTACCCCAGTGAGGATCAGCACCTGGACCACCAGCCAATAATACCTTATCAGCAACAGGGTCATCTTGTAAGTTTGCTAAAGCAAGTGTACCTGCTGTATTAGCCAAATCTAACATACCCCAACCTACGATTCCTCCTGTTAATGTAAGCAATGCTTGACCAACAATGCCAGGTGTAATAGCTCCAAGAGGTAGTGTTCCTATAGTATGATTGGAAAGATTTGCTTTGCCATAAGAAGGTATTGCTCCTATACCACCAGAAAGTAAGAGGTTGCCTTGAGCAGCATCAGCCAACCTACCTAGCACATTAGAGGCTGTAGCAACTATTAAATCACCTACGGTGTAATTGCCTAATCCTGTACCGCCATTGGCAACAGGTAGTATACCTAGAGCAAGTAAGCTTCCAGGTACTCCAGTAGAATCTATAGTAATAGTATTGCCTACTTGCGTGAGGACAATATCCGTACCTTCTGATAAAGTTGCATCGCCAACCAATTCTGGTTGACCTATTACTTCAATCGAGCGCACACCTTGATGTATATGATCTTCTCTACTAACATAAGTACTAGAACCAGCAGAACTACCTGTAGTGACAGGTAGGGCAGAACCTACTCCGTATCCTAGGGATACTAGTATATTTTGTGCTGCTTGTGTAAGTATAGATGCACCAGCTACTTTAATGGTAATATCACCAAACATAGGAGTGCCAAGCATTAAAGAGTGTATACCTTGGTGTTTATGATCTGCTAGAGAGTATGTATTGTTAGATCCAGTGGTATTGGATAATCCTATATCACTTGCATCTACCGTAGACAGTAATTTAATTAGAACAGAACTACTTAATTCATCGTATAGTTCTATGTCACCACTAATCTTACGTAGCGTTAGCATAGTAGGATCAAGTAATGTATCTAGGAATGTAATAGAAGGAGTACTACCACTGACTATAGGAGCAGTAGAAAAGGTTTTAACACCAGAGATCTGGTCATTGCTATCTGTAGTTATATGTAAGTGATCTGTCATTTGAATCTCCGATTCATAAAATCGAGCAAAGCTCCTTTTATATTCCTTTAACTAACCCCTTATCAGGTTAATTATTAATTAACCCATATAGGTTGCGGTAAGCGACACCGACATGCCTTGGCTAACTAATTTTGGTATGCCTCCAGAAGCATTGAAAAAAGTAAACCATGCAGGAGAATAAGAGTATGGCAATGGATGAATAGGGAAGTAATCATAGCGACTATAACTACTTGTCATGTTCACAACTCTAATTTCTGAAGTTATAGGAACTGTTTCTGCGATCTTTCCAGCACCATATATACCAAGTCCTGCAAATACAGTATCACTCACAGTGCCAGCTCCTATACCAAAGTACGTTTCAAAATAAGTGGATAGTCCAGTATTGTTATAATAAGTTATTTCTCCAGTAAGATGTACGTCTGGCTCTCCTAAAAAATTGTCTAGAGAGTTCAAAGCTGTATATAGAGAATGAGCACATAATATTTTTACTGGTGTAAAAGTTGTTGTGGGCCAATAACCTGTGCCAGAAATACCAGGATCTCCTCCTACTTGTAGATATGATCGGGCAAATCTTAATCTTTGATTAAACAATGACCACAAATATCTTTTACTTTCTGTATCAATCCATCCACTACCATCATCATTAGTACGTGCAATGCCGACAAATCTTCGTGTGTTATCGCCTAACTTGATTAATACAAAACCACTAGTAAGAAATTCTCGATATGCATCTATTTGGCCGCCAGAGGCAATTGCTTGTTTCTCTAACTGTATATTGCTGCCATCCCAATAAGCAAATATAGAATATGTGGTTGCAATAGAAGTACCTAATGAACTAAGTGTTGGTCCATCTCCACTAAACGCCCTATTTACAGGAGATCCAGCTTCGTATATGGTTAAGAAATTGCCATTGTAGGGTCTTAATCTTAAGTTAAGACCATCTAACACAAGCCTACACTCATGTAGGTCTCTTGCGCTGGCACCTCCACTTGTAGAGGATATGGTAATAGAACCTGGTCCATTAACAATAGAGATACCTGTTCCTGCTATAATATTGGCTTCTTTAGGTACTCCGCCTGTAGCATTTATAAGTATGCGTCCATCGGTATTAACAGAACCTGGACCTTGCACAATACTATTGCCATTAAAAATCATAATACGATGATTAGTTGGATCTATTGTTGTATTATTTGTTCCACCCCTATCAAGAGGTAATGGTCCTCCAGAAGTAGCATTTGCCTGACTTAAATTAAGAGGTGCATAAGCTGGATCGGGAGGAGAACCAGCGCCTCCAGCTAGTAGCGGCACGTTGGTACTAGCGGCGCCTGGTATTTGACTAAGAGTTAAGTCTCCTGTTATTACCCCACTAGGTAAACTTCCATAGTGAGGATCAGCACTTGGTCCACCTGATAGGAGAGGTTTATTAGCTACTATATCGTCCGCAAGTTTAGCTAAGGGCAATATACCTGTTGTATTAGCTAGATCAAGTAGAGCGTAAGCAACTCCACTACCCGTAGTTTGAAGAGCTCTTCCTGCAGGAGAACCATCTGCTATGCGAGTAGTGATAAGTGTTCCTGTAAAATGCTGTGATAGACTAGCCTTACCCCAGAAGGGTATCTGACCAACTCCACCTGACAAGAGAACATTACCAACAACTACATCACCTAACTTAGTCAAACTAATTGTACTATTAGCTACAAGCAAGTCACCTATTGTATAACCATTCAATCCCGTACCTCCTGAAGTAACAGGTAGGGGATTTGGTAAGTTAAAGAATGTAGGTAGTGGTCCGCCAGCCCCTGACTGTGATACCGTAATACCTTGGTTAGCTAAGGTAATTGTCATATTGGTACCAGCTTGGAGAATTATATCTCCAAATAACTGAGTAGAAGCAAGTTTGGCTAGACTGTGTAATCCCTTATGTTGATGTCCTGCGCGAGATAACCTGTTAGAGGTACCTTGACTTCCTATGTCCCCTACATCTAAAGCACCAATATTAGATAGATCAGCATCTAGTCCTATAGTATTACCTGTTTGAGTAAACAGTAATCCTGTGCCAAAACTAAGAGCTACATCTCCGTATAAGTCACTAAACCCATCTGCTTTTACGGAGCGCACACCTTGATGTGTATGATTAGCTAATGCAAGTTTAGTGCTCGTACCTTGATCTGATGTGTTTGCAACTGACTGAGGTGTTTCTGTACCTAAGAGAGATCGTAAAACTACATTAGTAAGATTATCAACTATCTCTATGTCTCCACTTAGTTTACGTACTCTAAATACAGTAGTGTCTAGGGTAGTATCATCCATGATAAGTGCAGGTGTAATACCAGCTAATACAATAGGCACTAAGAAGGTCTTAAGACCTGTGAGGATATCATTGTTATTAACTGTTACGTGACGTGACATCTAGAGAATTATATCCTATCCTGATGTATTTAACTGACCATCATTAGTAATAGTTATTGTAAAAGTAATATTAAGAGGGCTAATTAATGGGAAAGAGATAATGGTATCTGTTAATCCAGTGGTGCTTGCTGTATCTAGTGTACCATCGTCATCAGCACTAACTAACCACTGAGTACCATTAGGACTTTGCATATGTATTTTGCCATTAACAACTATACCCATAAGTATATCACCCTGTGATTTTTAATAGCAAAGATAAGATATATTATTGTGTACCAAGAAGGAGTGTTCCTTCATAATCTCCAATAGCCTCACCAATATTAGTTACCCGTAAAGATGCTGTAGTACCAGAACTTAAAAGTTCTGGGTCAGGTAAGATAACCTCTATACTTGGTGCAACTATATTGATGCGTCCAAAGTATTTACGTGATCCATTTACCTCTATGAATACATCTCCGTCTACCGTACCACGAGCTATAAATCCTCGTAGAAACGTACTACCTGCTGATAAGTAACTTGTTATGGTAGCTGTGATGGCAATACCTACACCCGTAGCTGTACCATACTGATTAGCAGCCATAATAAAGGTACTTCCTCCACCACCTGAACCACCACTAACTTGTTGGGCGGTAGCTCCTTCTAACCACTCTATGGTGGCATAGGCTGTTGTATCTGAGCTATCATCTAAGTTAGTAACCTTCACGGCAAAGTGATTGCTGCCATTACCAGCTATGACGTGGGCAGCATTAAATTGTATGGGTTCAACTGATTCAGCAGGTGTTAATATGATTGTAGATATATCTGTGGGTATAAAGCCTTCTATGCGCTGGATGGTTATTTTAACAAAGCCTGGTGATGATAAGGTTACACTTAGTAATCTACCAAACTTACCTGACGTAACAGGAGAAGCATCTAGGGTAATAGTTGTACTGGCAAATACATCTCCACTCACAAGAGATGATTTAGGTAATCCATTATTACCACTACTACCTGATGAAGTTCCTCCGCCACCCCTACCTGACGATGATGCTCTACTCATCTTATATACCTAATCCTAACCATGATATCGTTGCAGCTTCAGATGATAATAAGTAGACCCTAGAAGGATCTTTAACATCTAATCCTAGCACCTCAGAAGGCTCTAGAACATATCCATTAGAGGTAGTTAGTAATTCGGTGCCAATATAGATAAAGGATATGTTAGAACCCATAGATTTGATTAATAATGAACGTACTAATATCTTATCTGAGGAGAGTTGAGTAATAACATCTGGAGCTAGCGTTAGTTGATTGTGTGACTTAATACTAAGAGACACATTACTAACAGCGGCTTGGGAGGTTTTCTTGATATGTTCTACTAACTCGTCTTCGCGCTTAGCCATACATATAATAATAGCCTCGGAAACCGAGGCTATAAAATATTAGGAGGGCTTAGTTGTTAACTATTTATTTCCTGTACTTCCCATACTATACCCGTACCCTTACAGCTCCTACAATTAACTGGATCTGTTGTAATTATAGCTTTAATATCCTGATAAAAGTTATAGGGCATATGACCCCTACCTGCACATACAGGGCACTTATGGGGTATCTTACTTGGTGTAGTCTTAGGTGTTTCAATAGGTGGTAATGTAAAGTATTTAAAGTAAGTATATTTATAGTTATTGTGTGGGTTTATTGCTGCTATGTTATCCTCTGAGAAAGGATCTCTCCATGTCATTGTATCACCCCTTATCAATACTACATATGTATGTATTGTCTTTTCTATACAATATATCATATAGACGCCACTTTATGTGACAGTGCCAGGAATCTACTCCAAAATCAATCATTATCTCTACTTGAGATAAATCCCTGGTATATTCCTTAATAGTATATTTCTCAATCTTAATAGAACTATAGCTAGGCACAGAAATGTTTTGATTGCGTATTACTAAATGCTGTATGGTATCTATGGACATATTACCATATGGTTCTTTGGTATAAATAATAATATGATCAACTATAATAATTCCCGTGTGGGATTCATCACATATCCATAGTGACCCCATCTATTCAACTAAGACCTTGGCACATCTTCGCAACGAAAACAGCAATATCAAAACCATATGCTTCTTCTAGAGATATTCTACAACCTTCTTTTATAAATTCGATTTTGTCTAGTATTATATTATATGCGTCACCCGTTGGTGGTTGACGCATTATTAATACTTTCAAAGAAGATGGTGGTGTTTTAATAACTGGTAAGGGCTTATTAAACACTATCGATCCACAACACCCCTCTTTTTTAACAACCTGCGCTGGAATATCTCCCATTACGAAGAATGGTGTGGGTTCTTCGTCCTTTCTTATACATATTTTATCTATTGTTGCAAGTATGTTGTCGTTTGCACCATCCAACAACCATATCTCTACAATTCCTTGATATTCTCCTTGATATTCTGTTGCATTACTCATTGATGATAAAAAGATTTCAACACCCATTGTGTTTCCTTCCTTTCGTTTTTTGTTAAAGCAATCCTAGCGCACTTAGTAACAAAGCCGTGTTTGTTTTAGCTATCTCATCTCCAAGGCGTGTGCCTTGACAACCCTTAGGTATGAGTATGTGTGGTTTCTTAACTAATGTTATTTCACGCATATTCTTAACTTCTAGTAGTCCCCATCCAAGGGGTAGATCTTCTACGGGTATTACGCCTATGGGAGCTATAAATAATTGTTTCTTAGCTATAGGCATTGCTGTTAATTTAGTTTGCTTGGCTTGTTCTTTGGCATGAGTAAAGTCACTCTTAACAGCCTTGGCTTCTATCATTATGCCATAGGGCTGCCCACCACTACGCTTCTCATATTTAGTCATACCCCATCCAGCAACATCATGGATGTAATTACTTATAGCTACTTCTATAGCCATAGATCTAAAACCACTCATCCAAAGCCACTGTATGCCTAGACGCTTAAGTATATAATGTTCTAGTGATTCATTTTTGCGACGTACTTTCATTCTATTAGACCTTCTTCTTGGCTTTTTTACTTAGAAAAGCCAAGCTCTTTTCTTCAGGGGTGTTAATAGATTTAATTACTTCGTCTCCAACCCTCCATCTGCCTTCTACGTTAGCACGACACAAGTCTTTAAGACCACAATAGTAACACTCCTTACTACTGCCAGGTGAGGTTGTATAAGGATTAAGACCTTGTGGTATAGGAGGTACTGTTTTATTAGCTACGTTCTCATTAAATGATTTAGCTTTATCAATAAGGGCTAATGCGGTATTTCTATCATATATAAGAGGTGTATAGAGTCTATCTTGACTATCTTTGTTCTCACATACAAAGATACCTACGGTTAATCCTGTTAGATGTAAGTAAACCATTAATTGATCTTTATAGTCTTGAGAGATGCCATTTTTCTTGGCATCTTCAAACGACCTACTGTTCATGCTCTTTGCTTCTACCAAGAACATGAGACCACCATATCCTGGTATGTTGGCTAAACATAATTGATCTGTGTGTCCACCACTATTAACCTCAGGATTTTTAAGACCAAGTTCGTCTTTAACAACATAACCAGCTTCTTCCATTTCTTCGAGAAGTCTACTGTGGTAGTAATGACCATTGTCAAATTTGCGTAGTGTGTTTGAAGTGAAGGGTTCCTTACCTTCTGATGGGACTAAAGCTTGGAGTACTTGTTTGCGTAAGCACTTACCAACTGCTGATGGATGGAATACCATATAGTCACGAGTATTTGAGGCGTGACGGGCTTGCATCACATGATCTAGATCTTGCTCAAGTTGGGATGCTAATTGAAGGGCTAGTTTACTGTGTTCCTCACGTTCTTCTGGTGACAGCCTGCGTTCTAACACTATTAGGTACCCCCTATTAGTTTAGTTACTCGCTTAAGGGCTTATTGCCACGTTTGTTTAGGAAACAAGCATATTCCCTAAAGTGTATATGGCTAATATCTTCTCCTTGATCTACGAGTATTTTTAGATCTGCTAGTTTTTGAAGTATAGATTTCTTGCGACGCTTCATTGTTGTCATACTAATACCAGCCATTCTAGCTGCTTTAGGTATTGTGAGCTCATCATAATAAAAGAGCTTAAGGTAATAACGCTCTATTGGCCAGAGCTTGGAGAATAAATCTCCGCATGTAATACCTTGTACCCAATTTATTCCAAGTTCACTATTCCCAAAATCTAGATATTCAACTGGTCCTAGTGTTGACAATCTTTCTTTTCCAAGATGTTCTACTGTGTCAATACTAGCATTCTGCAGGTCTATATTACCATAACGTGCATCTAATTGCAAGTTTTCCCCTTCATCGTCTATGGAAATTAAGTTTTCTGCTGACATAGACACAAGAGGATCACGCATGTTCTCTTTGACCTTACGAGCAAAGTTACATATAAAAGACTTAATAAAATATCTTAACCAATATATGTTTTCATCTGTGCCCTTATAATAGTTCATTGCTTTAACTATAACTTCCGCCATATCTTGACGGATGTCTTCTACAGATATTATTTTATAGCAACAGAATATGTGGTAGGCTGCATTATAAGCAGCCTCCTTAACATGAGTGCTAAGTTTTTTAGAACGTAAGCCGTAGACTACTTCTTTATCGCCTATGAATAGGCTAACAAAATGTCTTTGAGTAGGTGATGATAACAGAAGAGTATTCATTTTAATAATACGTATGAATTGCTCTAAGAAATCGTGAAACTTATCCATCATATCTATAGTTGCTAGCTGATCGCCTTGCTTATGACGTTTAACTATTGACCAAAGTAAAACTTCTTCTTCTGTGGGAGGTGGATTCTTATATTCCTTAGGTGGTTTGATCGTAGTTGTGATGTTTTTCTTTTTCATAATGCTCCTATTTATAATTTCTCGAAGTGTTCAGGTACCAACATGAACGTGTAAAATAGAGCCAGAGCATCAGATTGGGCCTCTGTGAGGCCTTCAACACCACTTAATCCTTCTATAGCTATTTGCATATCTAACTTAGATGCATCTCCACTTTCTGCAACTACTTTCTTGGCTCTTCGATTATTGATAGCGATGATGGGCAATCTGTGAGCAGCAGCTGTCAGCATGATAGCACCACGCATTTGAGATAGATATCTAAAGGTAGCCACCAATCCTCTATAGAATATATCTTCGATAATAATAAGATCTATGCGATGATGCTCTATAAGATTAGTTAGTTGATGATTAAGCTCAAGAAGCCTAGCTGAAGTAGGATGTATATCCTTAAGGTGAAAATCAGCAGCTGTTATGATAGAAGGGCTGTGCCCTTCCTTAAGAGAACATCGTATAACAACGATACCTGTTGTATTAGACGGGTCTATTGCAAGAATAGATATGACTTTCTTACGAGGGACGAGAGACGTTAAAGCCTCATTATCTACCGTCAATATTGACGGAGGAGTAAGTGGTTGCTTATTTGTCTCAGTTGGTTTCTGAAGATTGATTGGTCTCTGAAAGTATTTCTTTTGGTTCACTTGATTTGCTTTGCTCGCTGTCTGGTTCGTATGTTGGTTTATTGTATTTGAATTTGATGGTAACTATTTCTTCATCTTCTTCTACAAACCTAACACCGTAATGCATTTGAGACACGCCAGGGATACCTTTGTGTTTAATAAAGGTTGCACCTTCGTCTTCATAAAGTCTAATTAATTTCTTTTCGTGTTCTTTTGGATCTATCATGGTTTTATCTCCTATATCGTACCATATTGAAAATGTAATGTCAATTGATTTACTTACTCAAATTATGGGGTATCAATACATCTTTGGAGTTTGTAATTAGTTGAGCTACTTCTTCCACTTCTATATCCTCTGTTTCCGTTTGTTCCTTTGGTTCTTCCCATGGCAATCCCTCCCTGTTAGTAAATAGCGGCTTACGAGAGCCGTATATGAGCCAGGAATCACATTCTTTAGTAAAAGGACAAGTAGAGCACCTACCTCCTTTAATTGGATATACTACACGGAGTTGCATAGCGTGACCGACACTATCCACAAGCCTCTTAAGGTATTGCTTTCTCCATACTTGTATAACTACCCTAGATGTAATGTTTCTACCCTTACGATCTGTCCATAAGACAGTAACCTCATTAATTGGTTTCCCATATATGTATTCTATAGCCATACACCATGACGTATATAACATATGGTGTTCCTCAGATATAGATGTACCCATAGCAGATGCTCTAATATCCAATATAGATATACTATCGTATTGTGGGCAATATCGAACAACAGGTAGTTGACCAACTATGTAGTGTCTTCCGCATGGTATTCGAAAACTTTCATTAACAGACATGGGTTTGTGTATTGGCCTACTCTTTCTCCAGTTAACAAACCTATGAAGTGCATCATATCCACCTTTAAGTAATTTCTCTGCACCTGTCATAAGTAGACTACCATGACTACTAACTTTATAGTCATGTTCTAATGGATTAATTTTTGTGCGCCACATAAGTGCTAGACGATTACGAAGAACTGATTCTAATGTAATATGACCTAGTAGTTCTTCTGTGTAGGTATACTCTATAAGTTCTTTGAGATCTATGTGTATCTTATCTTGTAGATGAGGTTCTTCTTCTAAAACTAGTTTATTCTCTAAGAAAAGAAATTGGTGCTGTAATGGACAACCTATAAAGGTCTGAAGTTGTTTAACTGTTATATCCACTAGAGCACCGTATATGAAAGGAGTTGCTAATAACTAAGGTTGTAATCCGTGTTTAGTATACGGATCTGAACCTGCTTCAAAGAGACGTTCTTTTTCTGCATCAGGTAATCTTTCGAAAATAGCTATATCAGCATTAATAGTATCTTTAACTACAGCATTCTTCTTTTCTGCACTACGAACAGAGCATTGCACATGAGCACGCTTAGAGAGTTCTAATTGTTGAATAGCTGGGTCATCAGACAAGGGTACGCCACTGAATTCATCACTAAGGCCTAGTATGGGCTTTCCACAAAACTGACAATAGATAGGACGTTGTGAGAATGCAGGAGCTATTTGATTGAGCATATTTGCCATATTCTGCATTGGATCATTAGCCATAACTAACCTCCTTTCTTAATTGTCGTGAGTGCATACAACATCATTAGAGCACCCATAAAAAAATTATAATGTTTCATGTCAAGAGTACGCTTTGCGAATGCCATAGCTGCTGATAAGGCAGTGGTTGCACCAGGAAACAGTTCTTCTGCTGCCTTATCGATTCCCCTTCTCTCTTCTGAGAGAGGTTGTGTAGTAGCTACATCGAACAAAGCTTGTATTATTTTATTATCTAATGGAGATTGCATAAGTAATACCTCGTATAATAATATCGTCTATGTATATATTACACTAAACCATTGATGGCGTCAAGATAGTATCGACTCCGAGTCTCATCTGCTTCGTGGAGTACTGACATCTCGGGTACTAATTCATAGAAGAGATGAGCCTTAAAGTCACTGAGTTTGTTTTTGAGAACGTTAACTTCTAATACAGGAAACTTCTGATAGGAAGGTTTATCTGATCTCGTATAATACACCTTGGGGTCTGGTAGATTTAATTGAACTTCCGAATAACATAACATAGCAACATCGCTGTCATATTTAATAGCTGAACTATCCCTAATATCATCTAGTGTAGGGCGGGCATTTAGTTTCTGCTTATCTGACTTTCTAAGTTCTGCTGTTACTAATACTGGTACTTTATATTTCTTCATTATCTCATCTTTAAGTTGTGATGATATATATTTAGTAGCAGCAACTGATTCGTTTAGTTTATATGATGTAGTTGTTAGATCATGTAGGGCATCTACGCATACTACTATATTCTTATGACCATAACGTGCCTGTACGTCATTGTATATCCTAGCAACATCTTTAGTTACTAGCTCTATACTATTACCTCCTAGATGTACTGAAGATACTATAGAGAATGATTTGGGTACTGTCTCCCTGAATTCTTTGATTGCTTGATCTCTACGCAATACTAATTCTGGATGGGTCTTCTGCCACTTCTTAGGTTTAACCACCACTGATATAGGTATTCTAGCCATCATCGCCAGTAATCTAGCTGCGATAACTGTTTCATCATCATCTATGGCATAGTATATTACATGTATGGGATCGTTATTACGTGCTAATTGCCATGCAATTGCCATCATAATTGCTGATTTCCCTATATTGGTTTCTCCTGCGATAATATAGAATCCCTTAGATATTCCTTCGAAAGCATTCATAAGACGTGGAAACTCTACCTTATATCCCCCTTCCTCACGTTGACTCCACGATTCTTCTTCTAATAAATTAATAGTAGACTTAGTTCTCTGTTCATAAAAAGGCGCTTGAGTTAATTGTTCATCAACTGCTTCCTTTACTTTAACAATATTTGGATTATCCATATTTAGTTATTAATCTCCTTGTTGTGTATCTGATATTTATTTTTAAACGCACAATGTTCTGGAACACATATACCTGATAGTTCTTTGAATTTGGGACATCCATATGTTTTACCACGAGCTGAGAATTGATATCTAACTGTGTTTTCTATCTCACGTAATTCTCTATCATCTATAATTGGTGGATCGCATTTAAGCTGCGCCCAATCTATTATAATGGCAACGGTAGTATCAATATCCATCCCTGTCTGTCTAAAGTGAGAGGCAAGAGCGGCTGCACTCTCATTTCGTTTACCTTGGCGTACCCCTTCCATAAGCATCTTTTGTACACACGGTATATCTTCTGTATTTACATTAATACTTGTATTGTGTTCGCGTAAACGTTTAAGTTTTTGTTCTTCTATCCTTGCTGTTTCTTTAATAAGTAGTTGTATCATAATACGTGTTCTTGTATGGATACTTACGTTCTCATAACAATGACGTGTAATGGGTTTCTGTGCCATCTGGCAAATTTCATTATACGTGAGTAGTTGTGTATCTGTCAAGGTTAGGGGTATTTTAAATAAGTTTGTTTTACCGTGTCTTGTTAGGGGTACTCTAAATAATCTACGTGCATCATATACACGTAGATCTAAGGTGGTTACTCCTGTCATTTCTATAACTAGCTCTGCCAGTCTTCTGTATATAATATGTAAATGTTTGTGTGGTATTATATCTAATACCTCTGGTTCTATAATACCATGCACTCCCTTACTGCCACTAAAGAACCATTGTATTGCATGACTAGGTAAATACCATTCTGATTCAAAATATTTAACTATCTTAGTTAGTTCGAATACAACTAACTTCCAATTAGCTTCTGGTGTACTTGCGTCTTGACTATCAAGATCAAATACCATAGGACCATATTTAATGGCTTCTTCTTGTTTAATAGATTCATTTATATAATCTTCTGGTATACCTTCGTATCTTAGGTAGGTAGTAAATGTATCTGTAACTGACCACCTATCTTTAAGTTGGGCTAATTCTGTATTAGCTGGCCAATAAGTAAAGCGATTTCGTGCAAGAGCTTCGTTTGTGCTCGTACGAAATCGCCATCCGTATTCTATTACGTTTGGTTGTGTCATAGGTAGTGCCAGCTCCTAATTAGTTTATACACTTTCTATATTACTTAATACTTCTAATAAGTAATCGTTAAACTCCTTAATATTAGTAGAGTTAATATCTCTTATAGACTCTAATGTCCCTGCTGAGAAATTATGTACGTGTTCATTTAGTTCTTCATTCTTCTTAATACCAAGCCTTGTTTTTAAGTTCTTAAATCGCTGACGCTCTGTGATGGGTTCAGGCTCAGGTTGAACCTCAATATTTTCCAGAGATACCGCATCATCAACTAAAACTGCTCCACAATATCTCATTGTCTCTAGAAGGGCGTAACGCTGTACGTCTTCTATGGTAAATGTAGAAGGAGCTGAGGACCATATCGTTCTAATTACCATATCTTTATCATCATTAGCAGGTATTTCTAGATGACAAGCTATCATCCATGTAGCTGTTTCCCCAATATTTAAAAGAGTAGGTTCTTCAAATTCAATTAAACTAGTAGGGGATACTTTTATGAGTATCCCTACTAGTTCATCTACTGAACTATTTTTAGATATTTGTATTCCTTGAAGTATATTCATGTCTATATTATATTCATTTAGTCTATATATGTCAACCTAAAACCGAACGCCTATGTATGCCATCGGCTCAATACCCGTGCCACTAAAGGGCACAGCAACACCTACGCCCACAAAATAATCTCTGTTCTTGTTTAGGTCTTTCGAGACACCTAAACCTACTGCGAGATCGTCTCCTCCTCGGCGTTTAATTAACATAGCATCATAATTAATTTTACCTACAAAAGGTATGCGACCTTCACCTACCGTATAGCTCATACCTTGTCCGTAGGTGGAATAAATAGCACTCCACCTACTGTGCTTAGTAGGTAGTTCTATTATCTCTGCCTTGGGCTTAACTATCGTCTCTATCTTAGTATTATTAACCTGTTCTCTAACTGCATCAGCTACGCTCTGTTTAAGTTCTCCTTTAGACATATCAGTAATTGGTTTTTTATCATCTTCTTTTGGTGTAATTTTAATAGGTTCTGCTTTAGCCACTGAGGATGCGTCTGTTGTAATCTTAACGCCTAATTTCTTCTTCTGATTGATTAGATTCTGGAGTAAACTAGATGCTTCTCCTAGTGGTATGTTTAGGGCTTTAGATAGTGCTTCTGTAGCTCCACGCTCTATTGCTGGTAAATTACCTAATGTAATATTGGGTGATGTAACTAGTGGATTATTGCCAGCTAATGCGGGTATTAGTATGTTAACTGGCGGTAATGGGTTATTAGATAGCGGTACTTTATCTGTGGGTCTATTGGCCATGGCTTGAAGTTGTAATGCAAGTAATTGGTTTTGTTGTTGTATAGGTTTTAGTATAAATAAATATCCCATTATAATAATACCTATGAGAATCAATATAACCCCTGTCATAGCTACTGATAGAGAAATATATCCTTCTGGTGGAGCCTTACTTCTTAAGCTGCGTTTTATAGTTCTCACAATATCGAACCTCCTGGTCCTTGAAATAAATGTCCTTGTTTAGTTTTTTGATCTCGCACTTGGTGTTGTATTCGTTTCTTGTTGGTTTTTATTGGATTTTGTTCTGTTGGTGCAGGTAGTGATCGCATTTTAATGACTTCCTTTTGTTTTTCGTGTGCTATAGCACGATCGTGTATGAGTTGTTTCCGCTTGATCTCATACATCTTAAAATCTTCAACTGTCTCATATGTTGAAATGTCTTCTGCTGAGGGGCCACTGTATCCCAATCTGGATTCCTGTAGTTGTTCCTTTAAAGACGCTACTTTATCTAATTCTTCCTGATATTTCTTACGTGCTAGTCTTGTAGAAATCCAATATTGTCGATCCTGCGCTTCAGAACGAGTATATTTAATAATTGCACTAAGTTCGCTCTCACTTAGTGTTAAATATTCTGGTTTAATTCCAACAAGCGGATCTTTTGATACTACTAATTTGGACAAATCAGCTGGAGAAGTACTTAATGTGCCTTCTTGTAGCATCTCAGAAATAATACTTTTTCCATGTTCGATACTTGTCTCACCAGTGCCTGCTGCCTGAGATTGTGCTAGATTTTCTAAGAAACTTTGATTATATTCTGCGCCTATCCCCTTTCTCCCCAACCACTGCCGTAAACCCCCTATGCCACGAGCATATCTAGCCTTATCTATAGAAGTAACTCCCAGTTTTTTCATGGCTGATGATGCTAAGGTTTCAATTGTAGCAAAAATTGCAGCTGGTCTAGTGGCTGCTTGGGCTTCTGCTTTACGTACTAGCTGTTGAAGGGCGTACTTGACTGGTGGTAATAACATATATGTCTAAACTATATCTTCTTTAGTAAATTTATTTTTGTTTTCTTCTACTGCTTCCTCAACTGCAGTACTCACTACAGGATTTGTATCCTGTAGTTTACCTTCAAATTTCTCAATAAGACCAACTAATAAGGTAAGATTAGCGGACTCTGCTATGGATTTAGCTTCTTCTAGAACTGTTATGGCAACTACTAAACTAGCTGCTAATATACCCACTTCCATGTAAGCGCCTAAACATAGAAATAATATAACTATAAGTATGCGTTGAACAAGTCTATCTAAGAAGTGAGATAGCTTACCCATTTCAAACTTACCGCTCTTACGCTGTTCTATAACGGTAACCAATAAATCAATCACACGAGTTAATATAAGCACTGTAAACATCCAACTATTTACTGTAATAATCTGCAGTATAGCAAACATGCTAATTACTTCCTTTTATTAAGTATTCAAACCCATTGTACTTCATCCATTCTTTAACATCATCTATTGGTATAGCTAATCCAGGTGATGCCCCATATTTAGCAACCATTAGCGCATCTATGATGCCTACTACTTCTCCCTTAGAGTTAACAAGCATACACCCACTGTTGCCTGGCGATATAGATAGATCTACTTGTAAGAAGTCGCTAAGTCCTATAATAGAATGCGTCTTAGCAACGTATCCTTCAGAATAAGAATGCTGTAATCCCAATGGAGATCCTATTGCCCTTACTATATCCCCAATCATTAATTTATTGCTACTGCCAAGCTTAACTGTTGGGATGTTAGTAGCATTGCTGTGTAGTAATGCTACGTCCATATACTTTGCTTTCCCTAATACTTTAAAAGGAGCATCGTACATTTGGTAGTCCTTATATAGCATATTGTTTGTTACCTTAATATCCCTACTTAATATCCTTGCATTAATTCCTGATTGATTAATGGCTTCTTGTACCATATTCACTACGTTCTCCCAATCAACTACATGAAATGCTGTTAAGTAGACTGTACTTGAATTATCTGATTTAATTGCAAATGAAGATCCTGTCCAGCGTAAGGTGATATTTACTGTCTTAGGAGATAGCTTTCGTGTGTTTACCTCTTTTATATCTAACTCTAATGTTGTAAGTTTTCGATTATATAGACGCATATGTTTTTGTAATTTAGATTTTGAGGGCATACGATTGACCATAACTGGTACAACTATCTCATAGGTTATTTTTTGGGTGGCACTATCTAGTTGTTCATTGGTAGGTAATGTTTTAGGTAATTTAACATCATAAGATAGTATAAGTAAAAATGTTAGTAGTAGAAATACTAATATAGGTTTATTCTTCATAACTATTTCCTCTCGATAATTAGGGATGCATAATTGTTTAGATGTTTACGTATAGCTTTTTCGTGAGCTATCATCTCCTTATATTTTATCCTGCACATATTGTCCTGTCTGAAGCAATACCTCGCTGTTGTTTCTGGTATATAGCAAAAATCATAGCGTTGGGCTAATCTACCCCACAGTTCCCAATCTTCATGATATTGGAGATCTGAATCAAACTGGAATTGAGGGAATATATCTGTTCTATGGGCTATGGATATTACTGGTATATAATTGTTTATGAGAAATAGTTTTCTATCAAAAGGTCTTCCTGTTAAATTAAATATCCTGTTGGCTTCTTCTTGTATCCACTCACACTGCGTATAAGCTAAAGTACAATCTTTATGATCTTGAAAATGCTGTGTAAATACATCTATGTGATTAGGCAAGTAAACATCATCGTCATCTAAGTATGCAACATGTGAAGTAGTAATTAATTTTAATCCTTCATTGCGAGCTCCAGCTAATGTAGTCTTGTCTATGTTAATCCATTGTATTCTATTGTCTTGTCTTAGTTTACGAAGTAGTTTGTGGGGTCGCTGACCCCCGTTGTTAATTATTACCACCTTAAAATCCTGATTAGTTTGATTGACTATACTACATAAGGCTCGCTCAAGTAGTTGTTCTCTATTGTATGTAACCATTAAGATAGTTATCATATGCTCATGGCTCTCTCATATAAATCGGCTACGATATCCCATGTCATCATAGTTGCACCTATCTGATTCTTTAATGCGTGCTCTTTACGACTTAATTCTCCATGAGAAAGAAAGTCTTTAGCTAATTGATGCGGATCGTTTGATGTATAGATATACATTGGGTGCATCTCTAAGTAGTCTCTACGTAATTCGTGGTGATATAGTCCCACTATGGGACGTGCTGCTAAAGCTGCATCTAGGATAGTCAGATATCCTCCTACGATTACTATAGAGTTAGATTGAATATATGGTGTTGGATCTGTAAAACCATGATATACCATATTAATGCCTTGTATCATTTTACCATAGTAGGGTCCATCTCCGCAAATATCTACATGAAGCGCTTGCACCACTTCTATAAATTCTAGCACCTTAGGGAATGCATTATCATCACTCAATCTTCCTACATAGGTATATGTACCACTATATGGTTTATATAATCCAGGCTTACCCTCTACAGCCCCATAGGTCACCAATCCCCATGGTGTTTTATAGTGTTGAGGTATGAAGGAACCTATATTAATAATTCCACTACATTTCTCTGCAAGTTGCTGACGCCCTACTACTGTATCTCTATTTAAAGGATATGTACCCTCCCAACCATGGTAAACCATGGTCTTATGTATGTGAGGTGGGGTTTCTAAATATGAATAAAAGTCATGGAAAACTACATGGGTATATTGCTTCCAGTTAATATACTGAGATTTATTATGATAGTGCCAGTCTACTTTGTGTCCACGGGTCTTTAACTTATCTGTAATCTTAGTGATATGATGTTGTACTCCGCCTATGGGCACCGTATCATACGGTAGATTATAGTGATGTGATATAAAAGCTATATTGGCCATATTATATCTTGCCTTGAAGAGCTTGTCTAAGTGAGACGGAATGCAATTTACTATCTTCCCTTACTCTATCATATCCCTTACATGCATGTGATGAAGGAATTGACATAACTCTCTCTATTTTTTCTGATAGGAATTCTTGATCTAAAGGCATTCGTGTATGATCGCTTGATGTTCCGTCTCCAAACGGTATACTATAGAAATCTATTAGGGCCATCTCAGCCAGCTCATCCATCTTTGTGTGGTAGGCTATGGGTACGCATGGTCTACCAACAAGTATGGCTGATATCATAGCATGTAATCGCATAGGTACTATGCAGGTATGTTCTTCGAATATATTAAACATCCTTTGATAATCATGTTCTTTAACCGTTAACCAATTAACTCTATGTGCGTATACAGAATTAAACTGTATGGCTTGTATGCATTTCTGATCGCGTGAGTCATGAAAAGACATAACACTGACTTTTGTTTTCTTCTTAGCAAAATAGTCAACTGTTGCGGCTAATGTATGTATAAAATCTTCATGCCTAGTATTGTCATATCCAAAGAAGTCGGCCATAATAAACAGTATACCCTCTGGTTGGATGGTAGTATGAAGATTCATTTGTCTTTGAAGGACTATGTCAGGAGCTATAATTATATCTCTGGTTACTCCTATTTGTCTAAGGCGTCTATATGACATCTGATCTCGCACCGTTACTAAGGTAGCATTTTGTATAACATCATAGATAATATCAGCACTGAGAGCTGTAGTTATTGGATTAACACCTATACCATAAAAGATAGCGGGCTTACCCTGATCTTCCATATATCTAAATGTTTCAAAAAAATTCTTAAGGATATTGCGCTGCGCGTCACCCACTACGCCACCAAAAATAACTGAGCCGTCTAATTCGTCTCGTGAGGTAACTCGTTTAAGACCATATCTATTTACGATAGCATCACTGCAAGGAGAACATGCTGCAAATTCACACATAGGATTTATCTCTTTAAAATCTGCAATAACCTGATCGAGTAATAGATTGTCTCCTAGATTACCATTTCCGCTATATGAAATAATACCGATCATATTTACCCTCCTTTATTTCCTTATGTTATATAAAATGCCTTCTATATCACTTAGAATAATCTGTATGCGTTTATCATATGTGTGGTAATTAATTGTTCTTCTATATCCAGCGTTAGCTATTGACTGTGCTTCATCTGGATGCTGCATATAGTAATTTAAACGATCTATAAGGTCAGCTGCTGTTTGAAAAGTAGCTATCTCCCTACCTAGATCAAAGAACCTAGAGAGTTCTTGACAGAACTGTGTTAGTACAAAACCACCTGCAGCTGTGAGTTCAAATAATCTACACTTCATAGCCGCAATACCATGTGGTTGATCAGTAAAAGATAAATTAATCTTAGTACGATTAATAACCTGGTTTACATCTATCGGATCTAATCTATGTTTATCTGTCCATGTAGGAGACTTGGTTCCGTAACCACCCATTATTTGAAAATTGTATTTAGATAGGTGGTTACTTAATTTAGCTGAACGCAACATACTTTCTCGTTGCGTATATGGTGTACCAATAAATGATATATCAATTGTTTTGGGTGTATTGGGTAGTGGCTTATAGACTTCAGGATCTACTCCAAACATAAGGTATTTAGATTGAATATTCATTTGATTATATGTAAAGGTAGAGGCTAGGTGCGTTGTATATACTAGGTGATAATTGGAAGCTATCTGTTGAGAACGTTGTTGCTGGATAAAGTAAGGATCATCTATTTGCCAATTAATACGTACTATATTTGTATAAGCTTTTAGTATTTTGTTGTCTAAAAATTGACCATTGGGTACAACTATAAAGTCTGGCTTATATGTGTTGATTGTTTCTATTAAGTGTTGTTGTAATCTATGATCTTTGGCTGTTAAAAGAAAAGGTATAGCTCCTACCTGTTTGCTAAACGCTTTCCATATACTATGGAATAGGTTGCCTTCTAAAAGAGATTCGACTACTACAATACCACGCAAGATAAGTACCTACCAAGAGGGTTTAGTCTTTCCAACACCAGCGAGAGGAATGTTTTGGATTGCCGTTCTCATCAGTTAATAGCTTGAGGATGACATCTAACTTAGCTTCTATACGCTTCACTTGTTCTTCTGTTGCAAGTATTTGTACGTCATTATAATAGCTATCTGTCAATTTAATATTACTCATTACTATAGGTTTAGGTAACTCTTCGGAGCAATCTCCAATATGTGTGTAATTAGTATTGTCTTGCTTATCTATCATATTAGTAGTCTCCTCTTAACTCATATATGGTTTAGATTCGTTAGGTAGCTTGGGATATGAGGGAGCGTACCCTCCGTTCTCTGCTAAGAACTTACTCCAGTACTTCACGAATGGTCCCTTACCCTGTACTAGAGCACCATTAAAATGTTCTCTGTCCGTATGATCCATGTAGTGAATTATAACACTTTCTGGGCAATATCTAACATCATACCCTAGCATATTAACCATTAATCCATAATGTGTATCCTGAAAATAGCTTGGAGGATTATCATACTCTTCACATATCCCGCCTATCTTATCAAATAAATCTCTTCGGTATATTCCAAATCCAGCGTAAGCATAGTTACCTGCTTGCTTCCAAGCAGGATTACTTAGATTGGATTGACATAAAGGTACTCTTGTGTCACCATTAGCGACTAGGTTCGCACCATGGCTCATAATAGAATACCTGTCACCACGCAGTACTAGGTGAGCTAGGTGTCCTATCTTGTCATCTTCCTGCATTGCTTTAATACCATTACTTATCCAGCCTGGCGTAGCCATACAATCATTATTCATAAGAGCAAGGTGCTTACCTCGCGATAATCCTATTGCGCGATTATTACTTGTAGCATAGCAGTGTAGTTTGTCTTCAAAGATAAGCGTAGCGTTGTTGGAATAATGTTGTAATAAAAACTGTCGGCTACTATCCGTAGAACAAGCATCTACTATGATAAGTTCGTAGTCTACATCATTGGTATGTTGCAATATGCTATCTATACACTTCTTAAGTAATTGTACCCTATTGTGATTCATTACTATTATGCTTACTTGCGGGCTATATTGCATAAACCGTATACCTCGTCAACTATTTTTATTATATCTTTCCATAAAAAATCTTGAACATGTTCAAAACCAGCATATCCATAGTACTTAGGTTTACTAAGACACTTATCTATTTGAGTTATAGCATCTTTAATATTATCGTAAAGCATACCATCTATACCTTCACGTATTAGCTCTGCTGGCGCCCCACTCATACGTCTAGCTACAACTGGTTTATGCATAGCCCATGCCTCTAATATACTAATGCTAAATGTTTCAAGCTCAGAGGTAAGTAGATAAACACTACATCTACGAAGTAAATCTTGAGCTAATGGAAAGGGTATGTTTTCACCCACGCAAGCTACATTACCATGTTTGGCTTGCTTTTCACAAACCTGTGGTAGGGTAGCCACAAACTTAAGATTTGGCACTTCGTTGGCTATATGTATTAGCTCCTCTGGACGCTTAATTGGGTCTAGTCTACCCAACCAAAGTACAAAAGGTTCATACACTGGTTGTATGTTGTAATTAATGTCAGTGCCATTTGGTATAACAAAATCTATACGGAAGCCCTTCTGTTGAAGGGCTGACGCAAAACAATTAGATACTGTAAGATTAATAGGTGAATTTCGCAGGTTTTGTTCTACTATTTGGTTCTCACGTACAAAGTAATAGGGTGTGTCTTTAGTTATAATATTTAACCCATGACACGTATAAATATCTCTACGTAGTGATGACCACCCAGCGTGTACGTGTACTATGTCTGCGCCAGCAGGCGCATCCACTACTGTGTGTTTAGTATATCTTCTAATTGCATCTAGGTGGCGCAATACACCACCACTAGCTATGGTTCTAGGAGGTAACAGACAAAGTTTCATATATATGTTTCTCCAATAATGGTATTAATATGTCTGCTGCATTACTCATGGTATGTTTATTTAGTATATCCTGCCGAGCATTACTTACGTATGCTCGTGCTTCTTCTACGTTATTTATCATATACTCTATGCCCTTGACCCACTCTATATGCTTATTTTTTTTAACTAGCCATCCTGTTTTTTGGTGTTGTATGTTATCAGCGTACGATCCAATAGGTGAAGCTATCGTAGACATACCTGCCATAGTATGCTCGATCCACTTAATAGGACTTTTACTTAGATTAATTAGATCGTCTGTAACAGGTATGATTCCTATATCTATTTGCTCGTCTGCTTGGAGCTGATAGTATTCTGGCACAAGTGCGCTACCTTTTACATAAAATACTCTGTCGCTGGGTGGGTTCTTCATTAGTCTTCTATAATCTGCACCTATAAATGTGAAGGTGGTATTTGGATATTGATGAAGTATTTGTTCTACAGCAGGTAGAGCTATCTTAAGATCTTCTTCGTGGTTATATCCACCCGACCAACCCAATTTAATAATGTCTCTTGGTGTCTTAGTGGGTATGTGTGGGAGATTATCTACATCTATAAAATTGGGCACCACATATACCATACCATCATCTCGATGCTTAGCCATCTCACTGGCTAGATATGGCGTACTGGCCGTAGCAAACGTAGACTTATTAATTAACTGATGGATATTGTCTAGAACATTATATTCTATGTAAGGGCGTTTAAAGTGTGCTTGCATCGCAGGTGTTAATTGCACTTTAACTATACCAGGACGATACTCTATATAAGCTTGATTCCAAGAAGGCATATGAAATACATCGTCATCTAAGTCAAAGATGGTAATCTTACCTAATGTGTTAGCTTGCTTAAATACCTTGAGCATGATGGGTAAATGACTACGATAGGTATGTGTGATATTGTATTGCTGCATATCACTACTTATATGTACGCGATTAAGCTTAGCACTGGTCCAATCAGGTTGATATTTGCGTATAATAGAAAAGGGTTGCTGACATCTATAGAAGTCGCAACCACCTTGGGCACCACTGTAAAATACCATAGAGGGTTTAGTTATCATCTCCTTATTAGTATAACAAGAGAGATGTGGTTAGTCAACCCTATTTCCAATAAACCTTAATACCCTTGGTTGTAAGTATTGTTTTAACCTGGGCTGAAGGGAAGAAGGAACCTGGGCAAGCTGTAGCCATTTGAGACTCTGCTATACTTAACTTAAGTACTTTGTTGGCTATATCTTTAACATCTCTGTGGCGACATATGGTTATGCCTGAGTATCTCTGTGTCCAACCTTCTATGACTTTATATAGTGAGTTAAGTTGAGCGTCTGTAGGCGTAAGCATATTAACCTTCTTGCCTAAGGAATCGTCATGGAAGTAGCCTAAAAGAGCTACAGACACAGAAATACCATTAAGTCCATAGTTTGCTGCGTTCTTAACTGATTCTGGCCTACCTAGTTCTACGATACCATTGCGATGTATTATCCAATGATATGGTATGTCGCTAAATCCGTTGTTGAGTTCTATGGATTTTAATTGTTCGCGTGTCATCTCAGACGATGCGGTGTGATGGATACATCCATACAATACACTCATTAACGCCCCTTCATAAGTAGGTTAATAAGAAAGTAACCACCTGTTGAAAGGAAGTTTAAGAACAGAGCTATAACAAGGGCCCACATCCTACCATCTAATTTCTCTACTTGTTTCTCACCAGCTTCTATACGATGGCTTATGTTGGTATCCAATGTACGTATCTCTGGACGTGATACTAGCTTCTCTGTAATGGTTGCTAGTGCTTCTGCGAGACGATCAACCTTTAGGTTGATGTCGTGAATCTCAGCATGCATATCCTTTTTGAGATCTCTAACATCTTCTTCTAGGGCTTCAACCTTAGCTGCAAATTCTTCAAAATTGTCTGTAGGTGCCATTATACTTCTACCTTCCAATCAAATGGTAATGAGGCAATAGATCCTTTGATATAAAAGTAAGCTGGATCTGATGGTGCTGATAGATATACTGTGCCACCATCTTTAGATGTTAGTGTAATAAATGTAGGTACAGTACCCAGTCCATGGTATACTGATATTTGTACCCCTGGTACAATATGGGTAGTGTCTGAACCAACTATAGTAGCGAGTAACTTTCTAGGAGTACCCATAACTTCTTCATACCACTGTCCTGTAGCTGATGTCCCCACATCAAGTAACTCAATATAAGCAGATGTATTAACATCAAGTAGGTCAGTAGCTATTTCTGTTTGGGTAAGAGTTGCTCCATGTGGATTAAATGAGGCCATTAGGTGGGCATCTAGTCCAAACACACTACTTGATGGTATACCAAATAAACCCGTCCCCATACCTATAAATCCCAGTCCTGCTTCTATAAAACCAGCTACGCTTATATTACCGTCTTGAGCAGAAGGTGATGTGTCTTGTAAGAGAACTAAATCATTTATAAGTGGGTGAACAGATGCATCATTAATATGATCTGGAAGCCTATTCCACATACCCGTATGATTATATACAGGATCTGGTATTAATATAGCTGAACTATCAAAGGTTTGAAGAGGATAGAAGATAATATTCCCCACCATTACTCCACCATTTAGGTTAAGTACTTCATCTAAGATATCATCACCAAACCGTTGAATGTTAGATTCAACTATTGTTCTCCAAAAAGAAGGAACCAACCTAGTTATTGGTAGTACATTAAAGCTTCTTAATTCTGCCATGGTCTTCCTTTACGCCCACGTAGTTTTATGCCCACGTAGTATAGTCTATGGTACATGATGGTAATACTGGGTGACTCACACCCTCTAATATGGTTTCGATATATATACTATTAACACCTAAGGGTATAGATGACATTAATCCTGTTTGATGAATGTCATTATCTGCACCTACATAGTAGATATTGTATGTAATACCCTCTACCTCTTCAGGATAAATAGCTTCTATAGATTTGTAATTATTGGTTGATAAGGTAAAATTAGTTAGTATCTTAGAAGTATCTGAAAACCTACTGTTTAACACATTAATATTTCTGGCACCTAAGGAAAACACCTTATGACTTCCTAGAAGTTCGAAGTGCCGCTGACGAAATATAACACGCACTTGGATAGCTGGCGTGCTATCAAATACAAAACGCTGCCTTGGAGCATTCAGTAGAGGTTCTGATAATAGTTCTGTCTCTATGCCAGTAACACTAATAACCTTGACGCTTAATATATCTAAAGAGAATTCTGGATATGGATCTACGATAATTGTATTGGTATCTAAGGTATTAATTATTCTCTGAGGAAGAAGGATAGTTACTTCAGCTAGTTCAGAAACAACATTTGACGTAGGAGAGTATAGTACCTGACGTTCCCAGTATGTACTGTCATTGCCATCTATAGCAAGCTTAGGATCTTCCTGAGGTTGTATTAAGCCAGCCGTATCACTAATAGATATGATTCCATCTGGGAACACCGTAGTATCAGCTAAGGTATCGTAAAGATATAGTTTGCTAGATGAGCTAAGAACATGTGGTATTAACTGTCCATATATGGTATTGTGTTGAGCTTGGTCTTGTGGAATTAGCATATCATATGATGGAAATCCACCATAGGAAGTGATTGTGTTGTCATAGTATGTTGTAATCTGTGACTTGATACCATCGGGGTTAGTTAGAGAAGTAAAGAAAGTATTAAGATTAATTACTTTGCTTTCTAATTCCACTATCTTCTGCTTAAGAGCAGTATTCTCGTTGGTAAGTATGCGATTAACTTTTAATGTCTCATCATTCTGGGCCATAATCTCTCTGAATAACTCAAACATATCGTCGTGTGCATTCTTAAAAAACGTATTAAATATGTGGCTATTAGACGGTCCACGAAATTTCAGAGTTGTTTGTTTACTTTTAAGTGACATCTAAGCTCTCGCCCTTATCATAAGTTTTAACATACTATCTATTCTATCTAATCTACGAAAATTTTCATCGTCTCTAGTAACTACAGTGGGTTGTAACCCTACATTAGCCAGCTGCTCAAGGTCACATATCGTACCTAACATTTCCTGATTTAGATCAAAGGAACTTATCGCTCCTCTAAAGGAAAGGTTACGATAAAAGTTCTGGGGCCTAGGCAATACAACCGATGGAAATATCTGAGCAGTAAGCAATGCCCCATCATTATCAATAGTCAGTTCCCATAGGAACCCAGCTGGACTTTCTAAAATGATAGTTTCAGACATAGATTATATTATTTCCTTTTCGTAACCCATAAGTAGTTGGTAACCATATATTCTTGGGGTTATGTGTGGATTCTTAGGATCTCCTTGTAGGGTAGCTCTGATGTATATAGTATCGGGTGTCCCGCTGGGACGCTCGGCGTAACGCACCAAGAGGGGTACTGTTGGGTAATGATTAATTACTAGGTTATTTCCATCGAGAGCAAACCTACCATTATCACTACGTGCTGTTTGGAAGAATAGCTCAGAAAGAGTTACTTTTGTTAATGATTCATCTTCTGCCTGCCATGTAATACGCCCATCAGATGTATATGGATCTAAGGTAGATGTCTCTATAAGCTTAGTAGTACCTTGAGGTATATAAAATCCATTAGTAAGTATAGTAATTGTATTACGCCCAAGATTGAGCTTTAGAGATATAGACGCTGTACTATTACTATTTTGGGTATTAATAGATATCTTTTTATCGTTGACATATATACTTGTCCTAAACATATCTTTAAATATAGGGAATGAAACTGGGAATACTAAGCGCTGAAGAGCTAATAGATCTGCAAGTACTATATCTTTCTTAACATTTATGATAGCTGTAAATTTATGTAGTATGCGTTCCGTGGGGAATAATAATGCATCCTGCTCAACGATCTTCTCGTAGTAAGGAAAGTCTATGGCATTACGATGTTGATATCTAATAAGAACATCGCCTTTGGTATTGAGCCTATTCTTTAATCCACCTCGTAGATCTATAAAGTCAGTAAGGGTAGGGGGTTGGTCGGGTATGGATAATCGTTCAGAGAAAGCATATTGATATGATTCCACCTTCCAATAATCTATACCTCTAGTGACTCCTATGTAGTCTATATTCTTAAAATTAGTAGTTATATCTCCCGTACTTAGATCTACAGCAGTAGTAAGGATGCGATTCTTCGCATCAAAGAAACCCCATGAGGTAGGCGTAATATTTTGTGTAAGCTCTGGTTTTAAGAATGCTACGTGATTCTTACCTTGGATATCCAATCCCATCCAGTCTTTATTATTAAATGAATATGACCAATGTGTTGTTGTCGCTCCAGGTTTTTCTTCTTGTGCTTGTAATCTAAACGTACCTAGGGGTATTACCTTATCACCTTCGATAAAGTTGTGTGTTGTGGTTGAAATGTGTGCTTCTGGGAGGTATTTAAGATAGAGTAAACTGATGTTTTGAAGACCAAAGTGAAACTTCTTAGAAGAGCCTATGGTGATATCAGGTTTCTTCTTTATCATCTGGATAGTAATAGACGATACAAGTATGGGTCCTATATCCCATGATATAGTTCTACTAATATCAACTTGCCTCTTAGCTAGGATATTATCCTGATTAACTACTACGCCTATGATTGTTGTGTCGACTGAATGGGGACGTAGCTCTATCCTAGTAACTGTTTGAGGAGTGGGTAATTCAACTAGTACCTCTGCTATAAGTACATCCTGATCCGTAGTAACTATACTGTGCCATGTGGTATTCTCACTATCATCAAGTAAATTTTCAAGAGGTGACTTGGTCTCTGCCTCAGAACTATTACTATAAGTTACGGTAATATTAGAGCCTCGTAAGTCTACCTTATTACTAAGAGAGTCATGGTAGTTAAGCTGTATACATCCTTCAGGTAAGTTAACAAAAGCATCTGTATTATTGGTATCTACAAATTCATCACTTCGTATTAAGCGCTGTATGACATGAGGAGGTGGCTGTATTATCTTAACCATAGATTCTTTAATACCTAGAAGACGTAATCGTATGCGTTCTCTCCAAGTAGTTTTAATATCAAAGTCTTTGAGCATGTCATTAACTTGATTCTTTCCCTCTTCATAGAGAGTACTAATATCCTCAACTACCGTAGATAAGAAGTAATTGAGCGTAATAGGATTACTAACTGACCTGCGTTTTATTTTAAAGAACTTAGTTAATGGACTACCTAAAATAGTATTGCCAATTGACTTAATGAGTCCGCCAAAGAAAGCTTGTACCGAAGGGAAATGTCCTCCTTGTAAAAGTTTGGTTAATACTTTATTAGATAGTCTTTCTAGTTGTATGCGTCTTATACTCATGTTAAAGTTCTGTATCTCCTTCTAGTAGAAGCCTATATCCATTAAGAATAGGTGTTAGGTTCTCTTGGTCGCTAGGTCGCGTAATCACTGCCATAAATTTAATTTCAAAAGCCTTATTATCTTGGGTCATGATACTGCCTAATTTAGTAGGATCTGCGCCTTCTGGAAGTTCTTGATTGATAATATATTTTCTGGGTACACTAGCAAATACATGACTCTTAGGTGCTATCCTATACCAACTCTGTCCTCCATCCATACTTATGGAGTACTGTATCCACTCTGTTGTTCTATCAAAAGAGGGAGCTAATTTCTCGGAAGGTATATTTTCTGATACAACTAATCGAACTGTTCTAATATTAAATGGTGTTATAAAGTTGGATGACACCATTTGAGATTGAGCCGCATATCTTTCAGATAGTATTGATATATCTCTGAGAGCTATAGCATATCTCCAGCCTTCAAATGATTCTAAGAAGGGACCAAGGACTTCTGTGGTGGTTTGTACGGTCTTTTTTGTCTTACCAAAAAGCCCCCCTATTGCTCCAAGAACACCACTGATGATTGGTAGGGCTGTGCCCACTGCACCCAAAGCACCTCCCAATCCTCCTAATCCACCAATTCCAGGTATACCTATTGTCCCTGAACCTAAGATGCCAGATAAGCCTCCTCCACCTAATCCAGGAACAACTCCGCCTATAACGCTACCTAGAGCACCACCCGCAGATGGACCTATAAAGGATGATAGTCCTCCAGCTCCCAGTATATTAGAACCCATGCCTCCGCCAAATATACTACCTAGATTACCTAGGCCACCTATATTGCCAAGCAATTGCTGAGGATTAACTAACTGAGTAAGAGATCCTAGAGGATTAGACGCCATACTACCAAGTCCAGGTAATCCCGTAAGACCAGAAGCTATGTTGGTTAACGAAGGAGATAGCGATGAAAGAATGGGATTATTTATGGACGCTAGAGCTGGTGTTGCTGCACCTATGCTCTGTCCATATAATATCTCCAGTGAGGGATCTGGGCCTGGAATGCGCCGTTCGGTAACACTCACTGATTGCTTAACTTTTGGCTTACCACCAAAGATGCCGCCCATGTTTAAAATAATCCTGTCTTAACTTTAGTTGTAACTGTTGTATCTCTTTGTATCCAATATATGTGTCCTATGCGCGTAGGATAGGACTGTGGTTGCTCTAAAAGTATTCGTATATATCTCACTGGTCTAGGTTCAAATATAATCGTATCTTGCTCTGTAGTTTCAGGTGTAATATTCTCATTTAGATCTATAAGCGTAGGATTAAATGAGGACTCTCTCGTTACTGTCCTCCACTCCCATGTAGTTCCAGCAAACTTAGCTGTCTCTGGATCGGGAGCTACCTGTATAGATATAATACGAGGAGCTCTGCCGTTAATTATCTTAGGTAATATAGATATGCGATTAAGTATACGTTCTTGTTGAAGAACTACTTTAATACCTAGTCTTAATGGCTTTCCTGTCTGGGGCGCACCAGGAACACATTGATTCTTAGGTGCGTTGGCTAATGGCATAGAAGGTATTATATTTGATGATACATCTGATATGTTGGTATCTTGTATGAGTCTTCTGTCTTGAATACTCTGTGTGAATATGTTTTCAGGAGCAGACTTATGTATGTCTGGGGGATTAACTTGTTGAGGATCAAATACAATGGAACCAAGATGACTATCTGTGAAATCATCCCAATGAATATACTTCGTGCTACCTTCGTCACCTAATGTAAATGAGAATCCGTAGCACATAGCGGGATCTGCCTTAAGAGATGGCTTAACATTCACCACCTCATACTCATACCATGTAGTAGGGTCTTTATCAATAATATTTAGTATATTATTGTGAAGATCTTCTTCTCCAACAAAACTTATGTTGCTTGAGAAAGAACCACTATCCTTACTTACTGTTGTATTAACTTCATGTGTATTACCAGGGAAGCCATTGCTTCTAAATGTTATACTGCCCTTAGGAGGACCAGCTTCTAACATGGGTTTCACAGAAGGATTAAGTGCAAGATCTACAACTGAGTTATCAACTGCCAATACAACCTCATCTGTGTAGTCACTAAAACCTTGTTTGGCAAGCATAGCTCCACCATTTTCGATTACACCTGTGGACTCTGCCTTATCTACCCTACTATCATCGTTGAAGTCATCACCAACAAAGAACTTAATCATACTACCTGCACTCGATTTAGGTGTAGAATATATAGTTACATCATTTTCTATCTTTGTATGAAGAGCTATGAGGTAATCATTCTCTACATTATGTAGTGCAAATAATTCATCTAATGTATGAGTAATAGTAAAATGCTCTTTAAAGAGAAGATTAATATCTAATCGCATTTGTTCTTGTAGGGTATTTATATCTTCTGCAATAGGCATACCTACAAAGAAATGATCTTCGATCCTTGGTTGTCCTATGTTTGTGTAGTAACTATCTATAGACTGTATTAATACTTGAAGTATGGATAGTTGTGTTTGTAGATCTTTACCAAAAGCTAATTTAAGGGCTTCTATGATATCGTTGCCCTGCTCATTAGCTATAATTGATTGTATTTGATATAGAGATGGATTAGCCATTTGTATTTCCTTAAGCTGACACTATGTTTATAGTAATTGGTGTTGTAAATTTAGCCTCCGCTGAGGCTGGAGGCACACCTGTCCAATTCTCGTTCTCAGTCCAATCTACGGGATATTTAGATATAATTAACATATTAACAATTGAAGGTAGAGTAGATGTAGTAATCATCAAACCTAAGGACATAGACTGTCCTACGTTTAATGTCCTACTCATGCTACCGCTAATATTTGGAACTACTCCACTAACAATTACTGGATCTATACCATCTATAAACTGATTAAGACCTAAGTCGTCTACTAATATTATAGAACTTACATTAGTTAGCCCTGTAATTTTAAATGTATACGTATCTGGAGCGTTACCCGCATTTATAATACGTAAGAACTTAGTTATAGAAGGAGTTGTGGTTTCATATACAAGAGATGTACTAGGTATAACCTGAGCACCTCCCCATATATTTCCAAGAGATCCTTCTTGTTCTTCGCTTGAGATATTCCCTTCTCTTGCAACAAGCATATATGCAAATACCTTAGGCGTAATAGAAGTGTCGTTTACGTGTCTACGCATCCTAACGCGTATTCGTAGATTATCTATTGCTCTATCATAGTTAACTCTTATCTTAGCTGTTGGATCTAGCGAAGCATTAAGTACTAGTCTATTGGCTAGGTGTATATATCCTAGCTCTCCAACTTCTCTATCATATTCTGGTAGTGTAACATCTGATACTGCTATATAATCTGTTTCGTTATATACAAACGGTATCTCTACATCTGATTTCTTAGTAGTATCTTGTGTAATCTTTTGTATTGTTGTATCTATGCCATCGATGATTACTGGTAAATTAGCGTTATCTACCATAACTTGTACGGGTACATAATCACCGCTATCTACCTTACCATTAGGGTTGTATCCAGAAGATATTAATCCATGATTAACATATGGTTCTCTCTTAAGCTGTAAGATTTGATTACGATCTGTTCCGCCTGTAATTACCTCAGTTGTATGTTTTATCTTATCTATCTCTGTACCAAATACTAGGTCAGCAAATCTAGATACATCATCTGGTATATATTGAATAACATATTCTTGGTCTGCTACTATGTTGGCTGATGTAATAGTAGTTCGATCATATGCATCTATATTTATAGTATTACCAGAGGTGTCCCACACTTGCATAACCGTCTTAATAAATAAGCGAGGCAGTAATTTACCAGGAGCAATACCTGTTTGCTGTTCGTAGATAAATGCCTTATTAATGGGAGCAATTGGATAGAACGGATTACCATCATCAAAGGTAATATCGTACTCTATAGTTGCCTTGGGAAAACCATTGTTGTCTAGAGGTATATCTTCCTTAGTAAATAAAGCACCCTGTATTACATTACGTATCGTTTCATAGGGTCTAGAGACTATAACGCTATCACTAGCATATACTCTATGCCATACTCTTAGATCGTGTATGCCATATACGTAAACATATTGTATATATGGCACTACTTGACTAGTGGTTGGCTTAATAGCCTCTAAGGCCAAGTCAAATGTGTCTTCTATTGTTTTACCAAGTTGTAATTTAGGCGTACCAACGATAGGGTGTTCACCTATTATCTGTCTCCATAGTGTTGTCTGACGCTTTTGATCGTCAGTAATCAAGAAGACATCTTTTCTAAAGTGAGGTTGATGTAGGATTATATTGAGATATTGTACTCCATCTACTGATGGAAAATTAAAAGTAGTAGTTTGATTAATATATTCTTGACCTATATAAACATATTTAATTAGTTGTCCTGCTGCATCTAATGCAGCTATCCCCATAATACGCACAGGATACTCTGTAAATGGAGCTATTTGAATAGTATTAAGTATCTGCATGTTTTTAAACTCTATTTGTAGTACGGCTACCGCACCACGGTCAATAGTTACATCATTATTATTAAATTGTGGGTAATTATATTTCTCTGTTAGATTAACATACAAGCTTATAGGTTCTTCAGTTACGGCAACTTCTCCCCAGAAATTATCTGTTGAATTATCTATGGCATTCTTAGGTTCACGTAACGATTGAAATACTTTAGATACATAGCCGTACTGATCTATAACCTTGACATTAGCTATGTTGATTTCATCTACTGGAGCATGTATTCTATCAAATTCATTAACTACTTGTAGGGTTACTATTTGTTCATCAACATTAACAGTCCCCTTACGATCAGTTGTATTATACCAAATATCACTATCTTCTACTTTGGTATTGTCTGCAAATGTTTCATGAAATGCTAATGAGTATCCTTCTCTAGCTGCCCATTGTCTGAAATATCCTTCTTCGACTAGGTTCTCTAAGCGAGTAAGATCACGCTCCAGATTAAGGAGCGTATCACTACCTAAACGCTCAAGAGTAGTAATTTTGCCTCGTAAAAAGTTAGATGACGCAAATAGAGATTTAATATCCACAGCAGTTGTTGACATTAAACCATTCATTGCTTCTGAAGATAGGCGTGTTATCTCGGTAGAAGATATTTTCGTTATGGTGATCGTGGGATTCTCTGATTGAAGAGGGATTGAAATAGCTGTATCTAACGAGAATGCTAAATCTATCTCGTTAGCTTGGAATTTAGGTATGATAGTTTTGTATTGATCTAATATGGACATATCTTTATCTAGTATAGCATATTAAAATGCCGATTTCAATTCGGGTTCTAGGAGAGTACCTGACGTTTTAGTTAGTAAGGGATATGTTCCAGCTGCTTTCCACTTATTGGCAATAGACAATATATAGTCTCTTGAGAAATTCTGTGTATTAACATCTACAACAAAAGAACCGTGCATAGGAAATGGATCCCCATCAAAGAAGTGTATATCCCAATACATGCGTGCATCTTTAGGCAGCTGTACTCGTTCATTTATTCCACCACCACGAGACCTAGTATCTATCACAATAGGGTCTTGTATTTGGTATTGCAATCTAACTTGGGCAATCTCAACATCCTTATTGTAATCAGCCCATAGTACATTAGTTATATTACCTACTTGGTGCCACATCATCTTACGTGTTGCGTCATAATACAGATGGATAGTGTTGTTAATTAACTTCCATGTAGGTTCTTGGATACCACCTGCTTGGGAGGTGGATGGTTGTTCTAATTGTTTTAACCATAAGTCTGTAAATGTATGTTGTGAATTAAGATTAACATCTAGGTGTATAAATTGTCCTGACATGTCTATGTACCCACGATAATCTAAATAGTCTTCCAGGTATGAATACGTAACCTTAATATGATCTTCTGGACTTAGAAATATTCTAGATAATTCTATAACACCATTAGCTCCGTCTATATCTTTAATCTTAATCTCGGGAACGACAACACCATTACGAGTTACTGTAATAGGGAAGTCTGGATCAATCAATATGTTAAGGTGTGCTACTTGTATTTTATGTTCTGTAATAACAGAAGATTCTTCTTCTATGGATTTCATAATGGGCACGTAAGCATTAAAGTTTTGTTTGTAATAATCTGTATTCCAAAAGCTACCATCACTTAGTTGTCCCCTACGTATGCGTACATACCATGTATTAAATGGATCTCTGGTAATAGGAGATAGGGTAAATATCTGAGGGCCATTAATAACCTTAGCTGCGTATGTTTTAGTCGTATCAAATACTTGTACAGCAAATCCATGTCCGACACGTATTAATTGTACTGCATTCTCATCAGCATACTTAGCTATAAAGAAAGATGGCCTAACATTAAGTAATTCTTCATATCCAAACTTAGGCTTGTTCTTAATACTATCCCATGGATTATAACGCACCTTAAATCTGGTACCTTCACTACCTGTAAAGTTTGTATAAACAACTGGTTGCATTAAATTAGGTGCCTCAGGGATAGATACTAATGGTTCTAAGGTGAATTTGTATAAGTATCCAGGTGGTAATGGATCCCCACCCTCCATCACAACAGATGCGGGATGTTGCTTAAAAAAATCTTCTTCACTATTAACCTGAACTAGTTGTCTGGTTTTATATTTATAATAAAGAGGTAATCCACTTTGATGAAATATATTTGTAACTAGTATGTTTTCTGATTTGAATATTACTTCTCCACCTAATGGTGTAGATAATATGCCATCTATCACTTCAAGATTGATGTTTTCATATCCATAGTTATTTTTCTCATCAGCACGTAATAGATCAAGTACTTCTACTGAGGATGGAAGAATAGGAGGAATAGATATGTAAGCTAAATTAACTGCATTGATAGGAGAAATATTACCAAACTTAGCACGCACACCTAGTGTGCGTGCGCCATAAACATCTAGGCCGTATCTTGCGATATCATAGGAGTTTCCCATATTTTAATATTAACCTAATGCGAGGTAATAGTAGGTATTGCTAAAGTTATTGAGAATCTGAGGGTATTGAAAGGTTGTAAAATCAGAAAGCGTAAACCCATTGGTAGTTAGAGTTAGATCACTGGACGTGCTATGTGTAGTGCCTTCAATAGCAAACCCTGATGGTGAATCTGTTATAAATACCATATCATGACTTCTAGATCCTGCATTATTAAAAATTGCAACTAATTTAGGTGTAAATGATAAACTAATAGTTCTAGGGTATACGTTATTTCCTGCATATGAACCAGATGTAAATTTAAGAGCATCAGGCGCAGGTATTAAACCTACAACATCTGCCATGATTTCAGACAAATGCTTGCCATCTAATTTATCTACGTCAGCACCAGAGTTGTTGGTGGTGTGTCCACTTATTAAACTCATCACAACATTACCACTCGCAAGTACTACATCACCATTGGCTCGTAATCCATTGCCGCCTGTAGATATTGCTGTAACACCAGGATTTACAGTAGCTGTAGAGTTGATAGTAACTATACCAGTACCAGCAGTTGGGTTAATTGTAATATTGGTACCAGCTACGATTTGTGTTACGCCTGTGCCACCTGGCCCAGGACCACCAACTGGGATTCTACTAAGTAGATCATTGTAAAGTCTACATAATTCTTCTTCTAACTTATCTATTCGCTTCTTTACTGTGCGTGGACTAATTTGTTCTACACATACCGCAGTAGGGTTCTGATCCATAGGACGAACGCCTAATGTCTTTTGTATCTTAAGAAGAGCATCCTCTAGGTGATTAACATGATCTGCCATCACCTTGTCGATATCATCTTGACGCGCTATAAAGCCAGGATCTATATTATCAGGATAATTAGAAGTTGACATATTAAGCTCCTATACGATATGTTCCATTAGAAATAATTAATGTTTTATCTCTGTAAGCATTCATAACCCTAAACATATCACTATCTGTAACAGGTATGATATTGTTGTCTGGTATATTAAATTGTTCTATATATAGTTCTACTTCTATACGAGTCATAGGATCTGGCATGCGCCTAGGTGATAGTCCCCATACTGTATTACCACTACATATAATATAAATTGGAATACTCATGTAATATCTCCTTAACCAAATGCTACTACTACCGCATCAACACCATCATTTGCACAAGTACCAGCTTGTTCATACTTTACCGTAACATCACTACCAGACCAACTTATAGTTTGTACCGACCTTGTAGCACAAGGATCGGCACCACGTAAGGCTATATAAGCATGTGTAATTGTAAAACCAAAACTATATGTTACCTGCAATTCATGTACTCCCCCAACTAATGGAGCACCATTCATAGGTGGTGATTGCACATCCATGTGGGATACTTGTTTGATGAGCTCTGCTTTAAGTTCAGCCCATGTTTTACAAACATCAGATTCATCTTTTAGTTTGTTGGAGCACTCAGCTAAATCAGCATTAAAAGCATACTTTGCTACAACCCTATCATTGCGCCTCTCACCTGTATCGTTCATATCAATAGGTGCTAAAGCATTGGCACGTGTATCATCTACAGCACCGCGTATATCATTCATATGACGACCACGTATGATGGTCTCATCATTAACGACTGGATTGGGTGATGGGTGATTCCATGGAGGTAACGGCATAACTATGTCTCCTTAATTCTATGTATAATAATAGCTAGCTATAGTCCGAATTACTTAGCTTGGATTATAGAACTCACTCTCAAGACTTAAATATGCATTCATCTATTTCTCTACGTGCTGTTGATTTATCTCTACGAGTAATATTATATCTTCTAAGTAAACGCAGTATAGTAGACTTATCAACTAAATATTTCAATGCTAACTTTGTTGATGCCATGCCAGAATTATATTCTATTATTATTGATTTAATTTGTTCTGCTGTTAGCTTACATGAGTGTTTATTCATATTTCAGGTACCGACCTCCTGCTGTATCTATAGCGCTGTCTGGGGCGTATACAGGCAATGACAGAAATGTCATAGAGGGTTCATATATCTCTATAGCTAAACCACAATTAAAGGTATAACCTACGGTGAAGTCTGGGTTATATGTTGTTACATTAACTTCTATTGGCATAATACCATAGGTGTTCTCGTATATATCCATATACCAATAAGCCCTACCATATTCATCTGTGGCCGTATCATTAACTTCATCTATTGTAATAAGTTGTCTATCTGGATCAATAGGATTACCAACCTCTGGACTATCCACGGCAGGTACATATTGCCTAACAAACACCCAATCACTAATGTTCAATTTATAATTAAACTTAATAGATGATGTGTTTGCTTCAATATAATCCTTATTTAATCTTTGAAGCTGTCCGTTAACATATACCATAAGCAACCCCTTACCAGGAACAAATGGAGTTACATTAACTATTTGTTGATTTGCCGCATAGATATAAGTACTGTCATATATCGTATCAGAAACTATATGTGTTTCTATTGTATCATCTTCATTAAGTTCGTAATTAAACATAACAGTTGTGTTATCAACTTCTACATAGTCGGCATTTAAACGCTGCAGTTGTCCGTTAACATACACCATTAATTTCCATGTATCTAATTCAAATGTATTAGATAGGAATATTTCTGTCTGTCCACCCACTACTGTGTGTTTCTCACGCTTAACATCATCAAGGCGTATTCTTGTATAGATCCAATCTCCTGCATTTAATAGATTAGTAAATTCTATAGTGTTAATATCTAATTCAGTATAATCTCTATTAATGATTTGTAGTTGGCCATTAACCCATACAAATAATGTATCAGTACCCAATTCATATGGGTGAAAGAGTTTAAGTTTCTTATTGGTTGGATCACTAAGTAAATTATCTGATACTACTTTAATTGGGCTGGGTGATGTAACTGGGGTAGGTAGTCCAACTATAGTTTCTAATACTCTACTTCTCGTGCGTCTAAAGTTAACTACCGCATTAGGTATTGGTGTCCCATTAACATCAAGTAGTTCTACTGTAACTATCGCAACTTGCCTTACGTTTGTTCTAAATGAATTAGGACTAACCCTACAGGTTAATTTAGTTGGTATAGCATCTTCGTCTGTAAGATAAACAAATCCATTAGTGTGTGGATTAAACAGAGGGTTTAGTGCTAGATTAGTATTGTGTAATCCATCCGATGTTTCATGAGTAACTTCAATCCTTGAATAGGACTGACTTAAATTAACTAAGCCTGATTCATAATTTACAATATAACTATCCCTTAATCGATAGTTAGCCGTAAAACAAGCTGATGTCGGTATACATTCATAGCTATCTAAGGTAATTATATTATCTATTGCCGATGTATTTACACCATCCAGTGTAAGAGCTTCTATATCGGTGAACGATAAATACAATTGATTATCTCTGCCATTGCCACATATCTCTTCTGTAAACCATAGTGTTGGATTATAGTTCTCATCACAAAAATTAACTTGACGTAGAGGTGTTTTAATGGTATTGCCGCTTGTGTCTATATCTACTAATGATACCAATACTGGAAAGTTATCCTGTAAGTCCTTGGTAGAGATAGTAAAACTATCTATGTTTTCAAACGTGAGGGTATTGGGTTCTGCAAACATATAAGACTTCTGATCATTGATGTAGTACCACCCACGATTAAGCATTACCCACCATTTAGCTAGGTAGTCTGTGTAATCTACGTGATAAGCAATATCTTTAACTATGTCTGTGGGGAATTCGTCTAGATGTCTTTTTTTGAGTAGTTGATCGACACTAACTAATAAATCATCAAAGTCACCTACACCACTATGAAAATCCCTCTTACGACCTATATCTAAATACTTAAAGATATTAATAGGACCTACTGGTGGAGACGGAGGTATTACAACACTTGTATCAGCGAGTTCTAAACCTAGTGCGCCGTCATTATCCACTACCACTTCCCAAAAAGAACCATCGGGACTAATAAGAAAGTCGCCTATGGATTCTGGCAATACAACTATATCCTCAACGGTTGCTGTAAACAACAATGGTATAAGTAGATTATCTATTGGAAAGCTGGATAAATCAGGATCTATTGCATTTGGAGTAAAACCTATTGTTTGTACTCGCTCTTTAAGTGAACCCCAGTAGCTCTTATCCCATATAACCTGTCCCCATATTAATGGGGAAGCCTGTGTTAGTTCATGAGCAAAGCCCCTAAGCTCACGAGTAGTAGTCCCATCTGCATTTAATAGTGTTGACTTATAGTAATCTTGATCTGAGAAATCATGTACTGTTATATCTTCACAACTAATATAGCGTATTTCTCTATCTCGTAGTTGTAGGTTATCTGTAAGGGTAATACTGGTTGGGCATGTTGGTGTAATAGAACATTCATTAGCTGAAGTAGAGGTTGTAGTAACTTCTATTGGATCCCATAGATGTACTGTTACGGCTACATTAGTAGCGTCTACTCGTCCCAGATTAAGAAGGCTTATGGTTGTTTTTGCTATATGATCTAGACGTAATTCATTTGGATTAAACGCGAGTTTATGTTCGAGATCTAATTGAGGATACGTAGTATTTACATAAATATCTGCACGAGTAGATATTATAGGCTTAGTTAATAAAGCAATATTACAATGCCGCTCATCTAAATCTACCATTAATCTATCATTGGCAGATATATATGTGCAAGATATTATTTGATCTTCATCTAAATCGTTATTTAATTCAAATGTGTTATATCCTAATTCAACAGTATTTACCTCAATACCATCTACAAAGACACGAAGTGTTCCCTGTATGTAATTGTTATTAGTTCTAAATATGTTTTGTGTTGGTAGTATTCTAATAGGCACATCAACTGGCGTAATATAAGCTATGTTTATCATCTTATTCATAGAGATAGGTATATAGCTAGTATGAAGTGGTGTTTCTCCGCTATACTCTATATTAAAATTTAACTCCACTGGAGTGTGTGAGGCTGGCACTAATGGGACTATCCACGTTATGGAGTTGTCTGGATTTAATACTCCACCTGAAGATATATCTTGAACAGTAAGATATTTAAACACTTCTATTGGTGTAAAGTTAATATAGATTGGATGCTCATATGGATGATTTATAGTAATTGAGTCTTGAGTGTTAGGCCACTCCGTATGATGTATTAGGAATAGAGAGTTAGCTAATGCATGCCTTAAGCCAGCTTCCGTAGCATTACGATTAAATAAATAAGCATCGCTTAATCGCTTTTGATATTGTTCGTTAGTCTCTCCACTAACACGAGGTTCGCTTAATAGTAATCCTATTTCATCATATTCGTTGAAGATATGATGTCTTACTGGCTTATATGATATAGAATTTATCTTAATATCAGTGTATGACTTACGAAATACTAGTTGTAAACTACTGGCTCCAAATACCTCTTGCTTGAACGCGATATCGTATGTGGTGTAATGAACTTTAAATTCCTGGTCTAACGGAATAGAGCCGTCCGTAATAACTATTCTACCACGATACTTGCCGCCAGTTAATATATTACTAATTGTGTATTGCGACGAGGAGAGATATATGTCGTTAAATGATACCCACTCTACTAGAAGATTATCTGTTAGTATATCTATGCCTATTTGTCTGTCAAGAATTAAAGTAGCTGTGCCAGGAGATGTAAAAGTTTGTATGCTTGCTTTACCGTAGATAAAATCGTGGAACCGATCTACTACATCTATATCAATTGTATCTGTATTACCAGTTAATGTAGTAATACTGAGTGTGGCTGCAATAATTACACTATATATAATGTCTAAAGATGTATTTGTGTAATTGGGAAATCTAATATATGGATTACGTACGATCTCCTTAATATCTTGTCTTAACTCTTCTTGAGTGAGAGCTATAGCATTTACAAGTTTAATTGCATTGGACGTAATTGTTGAAGGAATAATTATATCAGTAAAGGGAAAGTTCTTACGCGCTGCCGTAAATGCAGGTAAGGCGCCAATAAGTGCCTGGAGTTCCTTAGATACAGGATATTCTGTAGATGATAATGTGCGAATGTTATGAGGCATACGTTCCCTTAAGTTACGTTAATAGTCCCAGGTATTAAAAGTTCATCCTCATTAGGGATGTAATCTCTAAATAAAACCAGGTCTTCGTTAATACGCATCTCTGTTATATTAATATCTAGAATATCAGAAGAAGTATTGAGTGAAATACTAATAAGCTGATCAAAAATAATTGTATCGCCAAGAGATAGTGTATCTATGTAATTAATAATATTTAATTTAACAGCTTCTCTTAATGCTGGTCTACTTGCAAGATTAGTGTCTTTTCTAAACAATACTTGTAGGTTAATGTCTACTGCCATCTCTATGGGCTTAGTAGCTATGCCATATACACCAAGAGCCTTATGTTCATCTATAACCTGTTGAGTATTGGCTAGTTCCATATCAGATAATGGACCTGTTTCTGGCAGCACAAATACCTGAAAGCTTCCAATACCAAATGTGAAATCTCTTACGATAGCATCTCTGATATTATCCAAAACAAGTATTTGTAATCTTATGGCTGTAGCATTAGTATCAGCGAGTTCAAGTACTTGGTTGGTAATTCTAAATCTGAAGTTATCATCACGCTCGTTAGGCATACGCTTGATAGCAAATAAGTCACCTAGACCATCTAAGAATACACCCTCAGCTCTAGATATTAGACTTTGTGCTAAGCCTATATCAAAATCTGTATATAGTTGTCCAAGAGTAGTATTAATACTGCGAAGTATCTCTCTAACAAATGTACCTCGTGTATTTATTTTCTGTAGATCAGTGTTTGCGATTATGCGAGCTATTGCATTAGCATCTAATTCTTCTACGCTTCTTCTGATTATAGCCATTAGACTACGTCCTCTCCCACTGGCTTAAAGCTTATACCTGTATTAAGATCAACAACAGCTACTACTGTTACTGTATTTTCAAATAGATCTGATACACTAGTTAGTAAATAAAATGCTAATGTATTGGGTGTTAGAGGTACTGGTTCGATACGTAAATCAGATGGATTAACTAGATTATCAAATGACATTGCTTGGGTAAGGAGTTCTACTCCTTCCATACCCGTCTCAGCACTATTGTGTTTGCCCATAAGACTTTCTAAATTAGAACCTAGCGTAGGATAAAATTTATAATCACCCTTATTAGCTAAAGCACGAAGGGTCATGTTTTGTTTGAGAGCTGCTTCAGGAGGGGCAAGAACAAAGTCACCATCCTGAACAACAAAGTCAAAGTCATCTGTTAGAAGTAGGTCTTGGACATTTATCATCGGAGTTCTCCATAAATAATAGCTTATTTACCGAATATTTTCAACGGATTAAAGGGTATACTTGGAAGGGGAATTCCTCCACCACCTATACCAGGGATGCCTATCTTACCTAAACTACCTAATGATTGTTGTAGAGTATTAGTAATATTAGATAGGGGGTTAGCCTTCATTAGACCACCAAAGCTACCCAGGATGTTAGTGGGTAAGACATTACTCAATGATTTCATTAAGCTACTAGAGAAGAGATTAGTTGTCCCTCCTCCTATAAAAGGAACAATACTGTTTACATTAAATCCAGGGAAAGGTAACTTAATACCAAGTATTTTTTCAAATGCTCCTGAGCCATTAAACATGGACTGCATATTTTGTACAAACTGAGGAGCTGCGTCCAAGAACTTAAATGGTCCACCACTAGGACTCTCTGTTGCGATAGCTGGATTAACATATTTAAAGTTCCACAGGAAACCCTTGGGATCTGTAATTAAATGGAACTTATGATGCAGATGTATACCTAAATCTGCCATCTCTAGTAGAGATGTGGGTCGTTTGCTGTCAACCTTAATACCAGTAACTGGATCCACATATATATCAGCAATAGACTTTTTGTTTGCATGCTGATGGAGTCTAAAGACGGAGCCACTGTCTTCATCAAGTACACCAACATCATCTCTGTTAAATTGTTCAATCTCAGATGGATCAGTACTATTGACGTACCATAGCTTTTCAAGAGCAAGTTTCTTTTCGTAATCTAATCCTTCAGATTTAGATATCTGATCTAAAACATTAGTAATGCGAGCTTTGTCTTGAGCTAACTGTTGTTGTTCTTCCTGTAGGCTTTGAGTAGCTTTAGAATCCGCCATTTAGATTACTGCCTCCAGCTATGTCTATAAGTGGTTCAGTAACTGCGCCATGAGCTTTCTGCTGGGCGTTTACTGGATTCTCTGGTAACATCTTATGTGGTAGGTTAATAGATGTAATTCTAGCTGCTGTCGCATTACCACCCTCAAATGTAATTGTAACAGGTGTACCTATAGTTGGCAACTTATGCATCATACCGCGGTCAAAGACCGTATATGGTAATGGTGATTCATGTTCTATGGCAGAACCTGGAATTCTGTATTTAACCATAAAGTAGCCGTTGGTATACTTTGATGTTATATAACCAACAGTAGTAGGTGGTTTATTAGTAATCTGTTCTGATATTAATGAGTTTAGGGCTTGCTGTATTTTATTCATAAATTAATATTAAACAACTAACATATTCCAAAAGTACTACACGGATCTACGGTATCTCCACTAAGTCCACTTAATACTTTGTTTGGTCCTAATGCGGCTTCAAAATGAAGATGTGGTTGACCAGGTGCTCCTGATACCCCTGAGCGAGCTACTACTTGTCCTTTGATAATACGTACTTTTTCACCGCGTCTAATGCGAGCCATAGTGGTTGGATCAAATTCGTAGTTCTGTAAGTGAGCATATCCAGCAGCAGTGCCATCATCATGATTAATAGCTAACCAGTTTCCATATCCCCTACCACTAGAACCTATCTGAGTACCTAGGGCTTCTACATATCCATCTGAAATTGCACGTATAGCTGAGCCCTCAGGAACACCTATGTCTATGCCTTGATGAATATGATCTCCTCGGTTAACACCGAAGGAGCTAGTGGTGGGTCCATTGCCTGGACGCACATACTGACCAGACTTAACGGGTACGGGTTTAGACGTATCAGCGGGTTGTTTAGATGTAGATGGAGGCAATGATTTAGTACCTCCTCGCGCACCCTGAGGAGCCAACTCCTCATTATTGGTATTGGGTTGTTTACCCTTATACTCATCCTCAGCTTGCTTACCAGCTTCTCTTATTTGTTTTATTTGTTGAGTAAAGTCATCACTAGATGCATTAGGTATATCATCTCCACCAAGGGTAACTACGGTACCCTGTCTATGACCTGCTATACCTGCAGTATATTCTCTACCTCTAAAGTTAAGAGGTGCTATAATAAGTGAATATTTACTAGATTGCCAGTATTCTATTGATAAGAATATACGATCAACTACTAGCCATACTAGTATATCTAGTACTAGAGATACTGCGAATTGTACAGCTGCCACAGGAGCACCAACACCCGTAGCTGCTTCACCTACTGCCGTAGCCTTAAGAACCACACTGCCTGCTTTAATTAGCTGTATAATGTTTTTGCCCGCACTAGTTGTTGTCTTACCAGCTTTGATCATCTTACCAAGTGTATTTAGACGCTTGGCTCTAGCAATAATGTGTATCATGCCTTTGATTTTATTTAGGGCATCGCCGCCAGATTTAGAAAATTTATTAATAAGATCTTTGCCTTTAGATAAGGTAGATGTAGTAGGATTTTCAAAACCGTCAACAATGGCTGTTGCTTGAGCTGAGTTAGCAGTTTGGAATAGTTGTTTTGTTTTATTTAATGTATTGCCTGCCTTCAATAAGGTATTTTTGAGTTTAGCAGCACTATGTGCTAACCATGTAGTAACCGCATTTCTTACAACAACAGTAGCACCTATGGCTGCTATGCCCACTAAATAGTTAGCCCATAACCTATCACCTTTTACAGCACAGGCTATATCAGGCGTAATATCTGTAACAAATCCCGTATCAAATCCAAAGTGGTGAGTAACTGCTTTTATATCAGCAACACCATTCATCTCTACATATGAATCGGCTAAGTAGAATTTATCACATGGGAACGCCCACGGTGTACCCATAACTAATAGGCTTCCTTGATACATCTCTCTTGCAGAATCACGAAGTAATGATCTAGTTATCTTGATAGCTTGTCTATGTGCAGAACTGAGTGGCCAACCATTAATGGTATTGTTAATTAAATCTTTAATTCCACCCCATATACCAGCTGTAAGAAAGTTTAAAAACAAATTAGGTATACCAAATCCAGCATGATCCCAAGGGTCACTAAACTTAGTAGCTAAGAATCTAGTATCAACTACTTGGTTCTTGCGATATTGAGGGAAGATGGCGCTATCTATTACTTGAGGTTCTATTTTAGGTTCACTGTCAGATACATACCATACAGCGTGCATATCTGTATAAACAAGATCATTATTAACTTGTATGTCATTAGCTATAATATTACCCGAGGTAAATATATGAGCTTGAGAAAAGGTTTTGATTTTATATGCTACAGGTAGCCCAAAACGAGGGTCATTGATGTAAGCAGGATTAGGGTCGGTATTAGATACAGTTGTGCTTCCTGGAGCAGTTTGAGCATTCTGAGCTAGTGTTTGGTTAAGCTCTCTACCGCGAGCTATAAGTGATTGCTCCATTAATACTTTTTCTAGTTGTGCACGGACTTCATCTGTATTGGGATGATCAATATTACCGTTAAATATGGGTTTATATTTTTGATTTGTTAATTGTTGTAATTCTACTTCCTTTAGGATAATATCATTAGCAAGTAATGTCATTGCAACATCTGAAATAAGTATGTTTTGAGTGGATTGAATCATACGTAGTGAATTGAGGATGGTCCGAGTTAAATCTTTAATTCTTTGAATATCTTTAACACCTACTTGACTAGTAGATGTTTGGGTTACATTTATATTGTGTTCTTTATTATTTTGTATGTCCTTAGAGCTAACTCTATGATATGCATACCTAAAGTCATAGTATCCTTCTCCAAAGAAAAGGGTTGATCTATATTCAAATGGACGTACTTGTAAGTAAAAGTTGGGGCTTGTTTGCATACACAGGGTCATAACATCCCATGGGTTCTTATTGAATATAAACATATTAAGTTTATGGCCACCTGAACGAAGGAAGTCCTCCTGTGTAGGTGTATCTTCCTTCTTAGCTAATCTGGCTACATCAGCTGGTGAATATATATTCTCGCCTATTTCACCATAAAAGGCTTTAGGATCTGTGGATGCTAAGTAGAAACCCCTTAGGGGTTCTATTAAATCCATAGTTGTCCTTCCGAAAAAAGTTAAATTATCAAAGTTAATAGCTACACTTGCTAATATTAGTTGATCTGGTAATGGTATTCCTTTAGCATTTATTCTTTCTAGTGTTTCTTGCATGGATTGCACTAAAAATCGTTTATTGCTATTTACTTGAGCTTTCATGGCATTCATTATTGGTTCTGGATATACGGGCCTACCGAAATGTACAACTTTCCAGCCCTTCCCTATTAGGGACATTGATTGACCAGCTGTTGATTTGCTGAGTGCGTCTTTTAAGTGTACCCAGAAATCTCCCATAAGAGTTTCAGCCATGTCACTTTCATCTTCAGCACTAGCTGCTCCATAGGGCATCATCATATTAACCATGAGATCTCTATGTTCATATAGCTGTATGTCTTTAATTTTGGCATTAGGCTTAGCAACGGGGAATATATTCATTAATTCTCTACCATCACCTTCGGCTATAACCTCTACTACTTCTCCTACCTCTGTAGCTACTACCGTTCCATTAAACACAACGGGCAACCGCAATCCATTGGAACCATATCCCAATCTAAAATGTATGCGTATACCTGGGCGTATTGCTGTTTGCTCCCACTGGCGCGTGCGCTGTTCATTTATGTATTCTATTATCTCTCTATTAGGAATAAGATAAGCTAGATATGAAGCGCCCAACCATGCAAAGTAATCACCTATCATAGCAGGGAATCCACCTAATGCATTATTGTTTGCTCCAGCATTAGTGGTTTGAAGAACATGTCTACCGTAATCAGCACCTAGATCTTGCCATCCACCCTGTACCATACTGTGGTATGCATTAGCAAATGTGAATGTAGCTATATGCACTGGTTCTCGACGATCCATACGGACCGTAGCATCCATAAGAGAATTTAGGCTAGCAAAGATAGGTATGCATTTAAACCACCATATCATTGGTCCTTCATCGAGTAACTGAAGAACATATGTAGGGAATGCTAATACCAATCTTCCTGTTTGATCATAGGTTAATAAATCATGGTAAGCAGCTCTATCTGACTTACCAGGTTTATATCTAGGAACAGGGGCTGTTGCAGCTATAACATCATTTACTGTATTGGATTCTGTATCTGTCTCTGCTAATATCTGTCTAACAGATCTGTTGGGTATTTCTATTTTCATCTGAGCGGAATTATTATCTCCATGTGTACCACTCTTTGTTTGCACACCACCAGTTAACTGAGCATTGGCCTTAAATTTACCTGATGCACCAAGAATATTATTAATATATGCTTGAACTGTAGGTTTTTTAAATGCTGCTCCTGATAGTACGTTACCTAGACCATCGTTATATGCAGCAAGAGCTTGCTGATAGTCTCCCTTAGTTGCTTTAAGTTGTAATCCTAAATACTTAGCCGATAGGCGTATATTGATTTCTGGATCGTAAAGCTTATTAAGTAATCGCTGGTTGTTGATTTTCCCCGTATTACTAAATGTATTAATTATATTGGGATCACAAGCAGCCTTCTCCTCAGCTCCAAGAAAACCACCTAGAGCTCTAGATGCATCACATGCAGCGGCAGGTCCTAGCTGACCCATACCCACATATCCAGTTGGGCTCTTAGCATGAGCCTGAAAATTACTCTCTGTTCTAAATAATTCTGTTAGTACAACTGGATCTATATTATTTTCTTTAGCAGCAGAAACAATAGTATCTTTTATTTTTGACATTTGTAATTCATCTTGCACCGAATTGTTAGCATAAGTATCTATAGCTCTTGATGGTATAGATATATTATTGGTTTTAGATTCTATAGCTACTAGTGTAATAGGAGTTGGTTTAGTTGATGCTGGTAAACCTAAAGATGTTTCTATTTTACCTGTTATACTTTGAGGTACTGGTTGTGGCCCTAAAGCTGCTGAATTAAATCTTTCTATTTCATCTAGTTTAGCTTTAAGATCATCTGCCCTAGCATTAAATATATGCTGCTCAAATTTATCTATACGCTCTCGCTCTTCTTTAGTGGTTGCATTTGCTTTTGCTTCTTCTAGTATCTTACGAGCTTCAGCATCTGTCTCTTGAACTAGCCTAGCATTCTCACTAACTCCTATTGATGTTGTATCTATAATGGAGTTAACCATTTCATTCATAGGTAAACCATCATGATGCGGATGAGTAATTATACTCCCGTATTTCTGCCTACCTATAGCTTTTGCTGTCATCCTATCGTTTGTACCATCAGGATTAACCGAGAAGTTAGAAGCATAGGTCATTTCTAAACCATCGATCTCAGCATCATTGAGAGCATCTAATATGTGTGCTTGAAGTAATCCTACCCATGTAGTTTTATCCTGAGATAGTGGCCATGCCATATAGAAATCAGGATCAACATACAAACCATTATTTTCTTTAATATGTCTAACTAAGATAGCTCGTTGTTCTGTAAACTCAGGAACTAGTTTGATGATATCAAGTAATCCCTGACTAAATTCTTTAAAAGTAGGTAATTGAAGATCTGGATAGAGTTGCAAGGTTTGCATACTCTCTAAAGCCATCTCTATTAATTCTTTATCTATACTACGACCAGCACTTTCAACATTGGTATTGTTTTCTAAGTACTTCTTAAATTCATCTGATGCAAAGAAGTCGCTTTGAAATACGTGTTTAACATCTTTAAATGCTCTTTCGGCGCGATTGAAAGAAGCGAAACTCATAGTAATCTGACGCCAGCCAGGGAAACCCTGTACGTCATCCATAAGGATGACTTGTGGTACTACATATCTGATACCTAATAACTTTAAGATAGGATGATCTATGGTCATAAAACCATCGTTTATTTCAAAGCGATATTCTCTAGCATATTTCTGAGCATTCTTAAATAAGTTTACTAAGTCTGTTATGAGATTATTGTCATTATTAGCAATTAAGGTAACAACTATTCTATCTTCTTGTGAACCCATAAATTGGTGAGGGGCAATCTCTTGATCGTGCATACGCATAAGAGTAATCTGATTTTCCATTGTTACGCTCATCTGCGTGATAATAATAGGTTCTTGTGTATTTAAGGTTAAGAGATGATCTGAGATACCATTTTCTATCCATTGAGTTCTTAATTTCTTTAGTGCATCTTCTAGATCTGCGACTTGTTCTCTAGCACGGGATAGTTCTTGTACACGAAGTAATGCACCTATGCGCTTACGTTGCTCTAATGCCTCTTCTGCAACTAGACTAAAGGATATCTCACTATTCCACTGTGACTTAAGCAATTCTGCTCCACTAGCTATATCGTCCCAATAAGAAGTTAATTTGGCATTATTGGGATTTGTACCTAGTGGTGTATGTTTAAATGCATTGCTTTCTGGATCTATGGTATGTTTAATTAGATTAGCTGTAATAGATTTGTGATAGTTTGTCCAGTGCCATCTAAATACAGGCCATATAAATGCATCTGTAAAAAAATGTACGTGAGGCATATATACTTTATAGTTAAAAGCAAGCATAGATAAACGCACCTTTAATGCTTGAGGTAATCCAGGTACGGTGCCTATTTGCATACTCATTAATGTAATGGCATCTATTTCATAATCTATGGTTAGCTTACTATTGAGCACTGGTAAGAAGGGTGTCTGTCTGAATTGAGCTACTAATGAAGCTAAACAATTAGGATCTCCGAATACTACTTCTTCACCACTATCTCTTTTAATCTTTTTAACATTACTTGCATTACCAAATATCTCATTAAGGTTAGAAAAAGTTAATTCTATCTCTATGCGAATATCAGATCTACCAGCAAAGTGTTGTTGTGCACCAGGCGTACGAATCGTACTAAGAGCCGTTGTTTGAAATACTTTATTGACAGATATATTCTCTGGTGGTATATGAAATATACTATCTCCTAATCTAAAATAAGTAGGATCACCCAGTAGGTCCTCTCTATCAGGAAAATCAAATGCCTCAGGAAAGTCATTGTTTTCAAAGAGAGCTTCGTAATTTCCACTAAAACCACCTATATTTAATCCTAATGTTTCCTTACCTTCTTGGCGAAACTCTCGATTGGCTTCTGCAACTATTAATTTACCACCAAGTCTCTCTGCATTAGTTATTGCACTTTGAACAGTAGAAATACCATTATCAGGCATGGCTACTAACTTACTCACAAAGCCCACAGCACCCATAGCTTCTTGTCTAAAGAGGGGTAATATAACTGGGGAGAAGAATTGATCGCGAGTAAGAGATAAGTTGCTTTCGCCATCAACTATATCAGATACATATTGTCGTGCTTTGCGAACCAGTTCTTGATTGGGATTTTGTTTTCTAAGTTCTGGAAGGATAGTAATAAGAGCATTACCACTATCAATTATCTTAAGAAGATCCTTACGATCTTGACTGGTAAGTAATTTAGATGCTTCGTTAGGATTAGTATCTCTAGACATATTTACCTTTTATGAAGTAGATGTAGTAATTCATCTTCAACTGTTTCTTTGATTTTCTTGCGGTGATCTTGTGATGTGATATGAATATTGGTTGGCATTTGAACTTGAGATAGTGATTGACCAACCAATTGATGTAGTTGATCGGGGTCTATATCTCCTCTGTCGCGGGCCCTAATGCGCACTTTATACGCATTACCTCCCTTACCTGGTACTGTCTCATCCATAATACGTGTTGTGCCACCTACTGATGGACTAGCTGGAGGTGTGTAAGAACCATCGGGCATAGGTGTCATGTCTGGACCAGGTGCTATCATATCTGGTTTGAGTTCACGTTGACCTAGTTGTAGTGAAGAAGAAAGTAATCCCGCACCTACGACAGCTGTAGCTAAACCACCTAATCCCCATCGCGCGGAACGAGGTAAGCGCATAAAAGCATTCTCTATCATATCAATAGCTTTTCCTGGCTTAGGACGAATTGTTTCAGCAGCCTCAGCTACTCCAGAGGCTGCATGAGCCCCTACACTACCAGCAACTTCTTCTGTGATATCAGCTGCAGCAGTGAAGCTACCCATAAGATCTTGTAGCTTAGCTCCAGAACGTATCTGGCGTAATCTTTCTGACATAGGTAGATGAGCGTATTGTTCTGTTAGATTACCTATTAGAGAACTTGTTTGTTGATAGTGGCTTTCTATTACACCTTGTTCTGCGCCATGCTGAATACCTCTATCTAATCTACGTCTCCATAAATCTGCTTCACTAATAATAGTTTTTGCTTTAACTTCTTCTATAGCTGATTCAGGAGCTATACCTTCTACAAATGCCTGGGCTTGAGCAGAACGCAGTTTCTCATTTAGCTCTTCTGCTGTACCTACCATTTTAAACTTAGCTCCGTGGGTTTCCATAGACTGTAGGATTAACTCATGCATACCTCCAGTTTCCCCAAGGGGTTTTACTTTAGCATAGTATCCTACTCCACGACTAAGAGCATATAGCTTCTCTTGATTCTGGCGCATAAGTTCTGCAGACTTCTCAGGTATGGCTGCCCATGGACCTGCTTCAAGTGAAGCACCTGCCGATAAGATCTTTCTACGACCTGGCTCACTCGTAAGAACGTCCATAATATTCTGGGCTCTAGACGGTGAAGGTATTGCAGTAGCTTGAGGACCTGTTGGTATTGCTGTTATTGGTGTTGTTGTTATTGGTGTTGTTGGTATTATTGGTGCTGTTGATGGTGCTGTTGGTAATGCTGTTCGTAGTGCTGTTGATAATGCTGTTGGTAATGCTGTTGATGGTGCTGTTCGTCGTGCTGATGGTGCTACTGTTGGTGTTGGTATTATTGGTGTTGTGGATTTTATTGTAGATTTTAGATGTGTTGTTGTAATAAACTTTTCTCTAGCTCTTTGCTGTATACTAGTCATCTGCTTCGCAGCTATATTGTATTGCTCTATACCCACCTGTTCAAATGCTGCAGACTGAGCACTCATTATATCATGTAGTACGGCTACGTCTCTGGCTGCATACTGGTATCGTTGTTTTGATAGCCTACCACCCCACTTAGATTTTTGTGCTTCTTTAGGCAAGGAAATGTTTAAATATTTAGACGCAAGATATCCTAGGTTAGATTTACCATACTTAGTTTGACTAAGAACCTGCTCTGCCACCATAGGATCGTATATCTGCCCACCGATTTTATATCCTTCGCCTAATAAAGCTTTGATATCAAATGGAGCATTTTGTATTATTTTAGGTCTAGAACTAGCGAGGAACTCAGTTAAAATAGATCTACCCTTTTTAGGTAGTTTAAGGAGATCTACAATACCAACAGGTCCGCCCTCAGCTGAAAGCTGAAGCAATCTAACTCTCTCTATTGCTTCAGAAAATGCTGTTGTTTCTGTATCTAATGCAATATGACCAGATGATGGTAGACTCTTAAGGAATTCTTGTAACCCCTTAGCTGTAGTAATACGCTTGTATTGAACTGACTTAGGCTGTAATACTTGTTGAGGCATTGGCCCAACAAAAGGTTTAGCATAGGATTCAAGAGGGTTTGTAGGTTGACTGGGTAAATTTACAATGTCTTTGGGTGATTTACCACTAGCTAATATTCTCTCATGCCCTACAAATTGCTTAGCTATATCTTCACGCTGTTCAAAAAGAGCTTGCATTTTAGGTGTGCCATATAGCTCACCAGCTTCGCGATGTTGTTGTATTAGTTGCTCTATGTTGGCTAACTCTTTAGATGCTTGCGATGCTTTAGCACCAAACTCAGATACTGTTTCTATTTCTGACATACCAGATCTTATATAATCCTGCCATGCTGCCATTTGTTGAGCAAAATCTAATGTAGTAGATTTTGCTAGCTTGAGATATGCTTTAGATCTATATCCTGGTGCTTGCGTAGCAGCACGAGTTGCAATTTTCTGTATTACTTTACGAAATTCATCAAACTCCGCAACCTCAGCAGTATGACCCTTAACTAGTTTTAATATGTCTTCAGAGTGTCTAAATTTCTGATAGGAATATATTGCTTGTGGGTGTGTCTGACGCATGTAGGACTCGAATGCTGTTCCAAATACATCAGCTTCTGATAGTTGTGTGGGTAGGGCTGTTTCTGCAAGAGGAGATATGGACTTAGGACTAAACTGAAAAACTGTTCCCATACCAGATTGTATTTCCCTTTCTCGTTGAGAAAGGGGTCGTAAGACATCCATTGCCTCCATCTTTTCACGAGACATCACATTAGCAGAAGCCAATTCTTGTGTTAAATCTCTTTTTGCACCAGCTTCTATTATATTACTTGTTTGAGCCAATAAGTTACGATCTACCTTAGGAGAAGATGTAAACTGAGCTAACCACGAACCCATCATCTTAAGAGGACGCTCGTGTATCTCCCAGGCCATACGCGCCTTACTAGAACCAGTCACTACTGTACGGTACCCCTTAAGAGTTTCCTGTACTTCTTCTCCAAAAGAGGGTAAGATTTTCTCAAAGATATGTTGTTCCATAGTATATATATCTTTGATAGTATTAGGTAAGGATATATTAGCACCAAAAGAAGCCTTAAGTAATTGCTTAGTTTTTATGACTACATCTTTGGTAGATGTCTTTTCTATTTGTTGATATGCTTGCAAGAATTCCTGAACAGATAATTCTCGGTGAAAAAGATTTGCCTGAAGTTGTTTAATTTGATCTAGTGTATATCCTCCACTAGGCATTGCACCTGTTACGTCTTGCCATAGCTTCCATTTTTCAGTTCTAGTCATGTTTTCTAGCTGTGTTTGCCAAGAACCAGAAGGAGGTATAATAGTTGGTAGTGATGTCTTTACAGGAAGACCAGTTAATCCTTCGTGATAAGCAGAAGCGGTAAATCTAATAGTTGGTAATTGTGGACCACCTGTACCACCTATATGACCCAAACTAATCATTTTACTGATCTTAGATCTAATGCTTACATTATGTGGTGTATGGAGATACTGTCCAAAATAGGATGGTGTGCTTAATGAGGTAGATAGTGCTCGTTGGATTTCTTTGTGTGTTGTGTAGGTCTGATTAGTAAGAGGAGCAATAAGAATATTCTCTCCTGTAAATGGATCTAGTATAAGATTACTAGATCTAGTGGTTTGGTTGTGAAGATGCTCGCTCCACGCAGGATTACTAACTGACCTAGCTATGTGAAGAGATTCTCTTGCGCTCTCTTCTCCGTGATTAATTGGAAAGGGTCCAAATGCCATTTTATTTAACTAACTCCTACCTAAGTAACATATGTCCATCTTTGCGGATGAACTCACGTATTTGATCTTCTCGTTCGTGCTTAACTCTCATATCTATTTGTATATCTGGATTTTCACTGGGTGTATCTTCTACGGTAATAAATAGATTTTCTAAACCCTGCCCTCCAAGTATGTGATGTAAGTAATCTTTTAAATGTCCGCCGTCTCTAGGAACAAAGGGTTGTATATCAAGTACGCCTTGTCGCTCTGCTGCTTCTACACGAGGACCATAATATCCCATCTCTGCCATATCTAATCCTTCATTCTTCATAACCTTTATCTTATAGTCTTCTAGATTAGCATCAGGACTCCAACCATGCCAGTCTGGGGGAGGTAGAAAATGATTTTTGAAGTACTCTTCTAAATCTGGGCGATCCTCTATGGGCATCCTCCACTTAGCCTCAAGTACTCGTCGCATATTGTGAGGTACTAAGTTGAGTATTTCTGACCGTTCCTTGGGAGGAGCTTTCATGAATTCAACCATGAACTCTCGTTCACGAGAAGGAATAGCTCTAAATATATCCAGCATTGCGCCATGAGGATCTACACCATATAGAGTTGTCTTAGCTAGATCTCTATACTGTATCGCTCTAGCTATCTCTTCTGTTAGAGGTATAACTTGTGTTTCTTTACTAAGATCGCCTAAGCGTTTAGTGTATTTACGTGATATGTGTTCTCTCAAGTGCTTATCTTTACTGGCTATACGCTTGCGGATTTTCCGCAACTGTTTAATATGATGTTTATCTTCTTTAGTTTTTTCTGACTTAGCTGTTAGTTGTTGAAGTTCTCGTTCTGTTTTAAGAAGCTCTAATAGATGAGAACCATGGAGTCCACGCCTAAGAAAATGTCGTTTATGAGAGGTTAGTCTACGTTGCTCATTCTTACGAGCTTCACCCTGTCCTTCTAATAAGTTAAGTAATCTATCTACATCTATTCCTGTGGTATCTTTAATATTACTTATGGCAGCTCCATATAATCTCTGATATTTCATATATCTAAGTATATCAAAGTATTCTTCCGTATCTCTTCTATGTTGTAGTTTACCAGGTATGGCGTGAGTAGCCTTAAGATATAAGCTATACGATAACCCAGCTATACCTCCGATAGCACCTAATACACCCTTAGACCTACCCATGCGTACATACCACCGCTCTAATGTAGAGAGCGTTCTTTGCTCCAAGTACTTGGCAGCAACGGGACCTGTACGTCCTAAGAATAAACCCAAAGTAGCTCCGCCTATTAATCCATGTATAGGACTTTCTGCTGCCCAGCCTTGTATTGCTTGACCTATAATACCTAATGGATTTGTCCAGTTATAGAAGTTAGCACCATATACCATTCGTCTTCTATAGTATTCTAGCGCTGAATCTGTCTGTAGAAATTTTTGCTTAATTGTACCCACAATTGGTATGGGTATGGTCATATGCGAAAACCACTCAAGTGATTTACCTAGACCTATTTCCATTCCACTAAATCTGGCTTGTATGCCTGTTGGTGAGTAGTCGGTTACCTTCTCCTTAGCTACTCCTGCATCCAATAGGGCTTGCTGTAATTTTCTACCTTGCTCGTCAAATACAACAGCATGCATAGTTTGTAGTGTATCGTCTGCTACTTGAATAAGCGGATCTTTATTAAGTATTACTTTTATCTTACCGCCTATTGGAGCAAACTGTTGAGTAATCTCTAACGCCTGTAATCCTTCCTTGTCCTTACCTATAGCCGCACGTATTCCCGCTAATCTAATGGGATTAGCTAATTCTTCTGTAAGTATTGTTTGTGAATCTATAATCGATTTAACAGTTAATGTATGTTCTTCAACATCACCAGCATACCTAAATCTATATGGTGCAAAATTATAACGCTTCTTACGTTTTGCAACTTCTTTACGTATAGCAGCTATCCTAGTTCTTGCATTCTCTATGTTTATTCTATCTTGTCCTTGTAATCCTGTTGGTTCTAATACATGCGTAGCATAATCTAAATATGACTTAAATGTTTTAGAATATGGAGCAACATCAGCTAATATCTCTAACCTATCCATAAGAGGATATTGTTCCATTGATATATCTTGAGGCAATCCATGGATAGAAGCATATCCTGGTCCAGGTAACCTAGCCTCACCCCTTGGCAGGGCTGAATAAGGATCCGCTCGATGGAAGTTGATAAAGTAATCTGGCTCAATACTACCAGTTCCAGGTAGCCAGCTTGGTTGTGTATTTAGTAGTGGATTAATTTCCTTGGCACGTTCTTCATATCCTCGCCTACTAAGTGCTCGTCTAAATATTTCAGAAAGCTCTCCCATTACAGGTAAATCAGGAGAGAAACCACCTATGTTTAGATCTCGATAAAGATAACGCTCTAATGAAGTGTATTCTGGTTGAGCCAATCTATATTGCTCTAATGTCTTATTGCCAACTAAGGTCTTACCTATGTATCCACGAAGACCAAATATATCCGCTATAGACTCCTGTTCTCTAGCAAACTGTACACCTATCCCTGCGGGATGAATTAGTTGATCTATAATATCTGGTGTTAATTGATTAATATCTGTGACTTCAGATAGGGGTCTTAGGTTCTCAAGTACTCCCTCATCTAATACCCTACCTGAACGTGTGCCTTCATTAGCTTGCGCTAGAGCATCTAAAACACGTTCTCTGGATACATATCTAGGAGTAGTTCCTTGTTGTTCGGGTATGGGTGCCACTGCTCTTGCACCAGCTTGACGTATATTTAGATTGATGTCAGCTAATTGATCTGTGACGTGTCCGCTTGTTGTAGGTATGGGTTTTGTTGGACCTGCTCCCGTAGGTGTTGGTTGTAATTGTGTAACTTGTACCTGACCACCAGGGGTTACATACCCATATAAGTCCTCATCCCTAACCTTACGAGTAGTTTCGTTTTGTTCCGCAAGGGTATTAAAATACTCCTTAAGTTCATTAACATGCATAGGACGTACGGGTTTAATAAGTTGTCCTATGGTAGCATTAACTATTGGTCCATAGAAAGCTGTTGATTCTACTAATGGAGCAGTAAGAGGTGTGGGTCTAGATTCATAAAACTTCTTTTCCCAGTGATAAGGATCTAGATAATGAGGTAGTGGTATTCCTAAATTTTCTAATGTTGGTAGACTGGCATATTTATAATATTCACTAGGAGGGAAGAAAGCCTCTCTTGGATGTTCATGAGCTCTACGTACCCATGGAGATTGATATGATTCTATTCTCCCACCTCTGAAGAGCTCAGGCGACATAGCTGCCCACCATCTACCCTTACGTACAGGTTCCCTACCTTTCTCGTAATACTCTTCTAGTTCATCCCTGCTTAAGCCTACGGGTTGATCTACAAATGGATGTGCTACAAGAGATGTTAATTCTGGAGCAATAGAATGTAAGCGTTTAACAAAGGGGGTTATTCCTGTAATGTCCTTGAGCCATGCTAATCCTAAATTAGCATGCTTATATCCTTCTGCTAATACATCATATGGAGACGTACCAAATACATCTCTAGATTTAGTGTTTAAATAGTTTAGATAAAATGCTCCTAGAGCTAGAGGAGCAACGCGGCCAAATACTACATTAAGTACAAAGTCAGCAGGCGAAGACATTGCTCCTTCGCCTAAAGCTAGGTACTTACCAAACGGAAGGGCTTGGCGTACTTGTTCATTTAGCTTTATGGCCGTACGCATAAAGCCTAAGGATATATCACTAACTTCCCCTGGGTATGCTCTAGCTTTCCATAGCTCTTTACCTAATCCTCTTACATCTTCCCAGATGGACTGTTGACCAGTGAAGCGTTCACGTATAGTTGACCATTGATTAATCTTAGAACGTTCAAAATAATCCGTCCCATGTATTAGATTCTTCCAGAATCCATGTTGTTTAACTTGTTGTTGGAAAGTAAAATCAGATAATTCAGGTACAGCCTGACTAAATAGAACACTAAATTCTTTAGAATAGGTGCCAGTAAATTGTTCCTCAGTAGATGTTGCACCTACGAAACCACCACGAGTTAGTTTAAAGCCCTTACCAAGAACCTCTTTGCTACGAGTACCATATATAGCACCCCTAATATAGATAAGTTCTTCGTCTACATTTTTACTTAAGAAGCGGAGAGAAGGATGTCTTACTGCCTTACTAAGATTAACTACAAAGGGAGTTTGTGCTTCCTGTACTGCATGACGCAAGCCAACCATACCAGATAGGATATGTCCTGGCCATGTTTCCTCTAGAACAGTTGTAGCTTTTTGAATAAATGGATGTTTGAGTGCTTGATATCTTAGAGATTCAAGAAGACTCAGTGGACGCTCAGATGCTTCTTGTATACCGCGTCTGATAGCCTCGGTAGCAGCCCTAGTTGAAGGACCATATCGTAGTTTGCCACCTTGCTCCAAGATCTCAGTAGTAAATTGCTTAGTTACTGCAGCTGATCTTCCCCGCAACAATAAAGCAGCTCCTCCTGCTAGGAGGAGCCCACCCATACTCCATTTAAGAAGAGCGCTTCTGCGCTCTTCTGCATCTGGGTCTCGATAGACCCCATATTCTTTAAACATGGTCATGGCCCTATGTTGTTAGCTCCAAACATCTTTTGGATGATTGCTTCGCGTTCCTGATCTCTACTGCGAGGTGATGGATTATTGACTTCAGATCTGATTCGTCTACGATATATATCTTCAGCTGTTGGAGGGGGTTTGAGTTGTACTGGATTGAGCACTAGGTTCTCATGCATCCACTCTGCACGGCTATAATGATATAATAGCTCTTGCATAGACATCTTTTTTATTTCCCACAATGGCATTACAAAGTATCTAGCAACTATAGCTTCTATCTTATCTTGAAATGAACCGTTAGCTTCTAGCTCATCTCTATAGGCACAAAGCAAACTAGTTGCTTTAGGTCCCCATCCTGATGCTGTAAGTATTGCTTCTGATAACCCTGAAGCAACTCCCATAGGAAGCTCTAGTAAATCTATATCTTTTGGGTATAAAATACATAACTTACATAGTAACTCTTCTCGTTCACACTCATTAGTAAATCCCATAAGAGCTTGTTGCTCAAATAGCTTAAGAGATCTAAAAATAAAATTCCATTGTAGAATTTTAACTTGGTAGATCCCTCTATATTCAAGTTTCCAATTAAGGATCTGTTCGGGAGTAATCATTACATATTATTTTAATTAAGTATTAAAGTGGGATTGGGGGTGGCGCATTAAAACCTGAGACCTCTAGTAATTGTTTAACTATCGTACCAGGTATACCTGCTTTTTTACCAATTAGATCTGTTTGAGTAATAGCTGGCCATAAAATCACTTTTGAAGTCAATATCTCTTCAAATAATAATTCATCTGTCCCAGAATTCTCACTAAACAATCTCTTATATTCAGCTCGGTTAATACCACGCCAGATTATAACCTCATCCATAAAATCCGTAGCATAGATATTAGTATGTACTTGTTTCCAATAATCTCTCTGAGCAATAGTTGGACCTCCTGGAAACAAAACCTCCTGTCCAGCTTCATTGTAATACTTCTTAGGTTCTGGAACAACTTGAGGAACCTGCTCTATTACAGTAGTATCTTCTGACATATGATTCTCCTTTTAAAACAAATAAGATTCTAATAGGCTTTGCCTATCTTATTATAGCATTACTAAAGAATATTATGCAAATATATAGTTATGGTTCGGGGAAGGAAATATTATTCTGTCGCTTACGCTCATCAGGTATACGAGCTCGCAGATTAATATCTTTAGCAAGAAAAGTAAATTGTTCCATAATAGGTTGTCCTGTTATGTCAGTAACTTGCTGTACTGACATAGGATAGATATAGTCTATTGATCTAACATCGGCAAATCTGTTATTGATATCATTATGTAGATTACTAGTATCTTCCCTATATCCATATGTAATAAAAATATGTAGTGGTGGAAATTGTATGGATTTGGGATCGTCTTCTTGAATATCTTGGAAGTAGGGTGTTTGTCTTGCAAATTGTTGTAAGTTAGTAGTTGAACCTTGAGATACCGACCAATATCTTCCGCGTTGTCTATCTAAGAAGTCTTGGAAGTCTACATCTACTGGTCCATCAAAAGCACTACTAGCACTAGTGTTTAAATCATATATGTTGGTGGATTCATTTGCTATGCTGGTTAAATCATTACCTAGATCATTAATATAACTAGATGGTTCTGGGAAGCTCTTACCGTAGTTATAAAGATATTCATGTAAGTATAGTGCTCCTCTTAAATTGATGTGAAACGTACCACGCACCAATCTAGTACCGCGTATGATTCTATTCGCTATATAATCCGCATGTCCATAGATTGGTTGTAGCTGTTCTTCTAGTGAAAATTGTAAGTTAACCACATCACTTACCCATTGATCGTTAAGGAAGATAGCTACATCCGCACCTGAGAAATACTGAGCGGGATATGCTCTACTTATGGGTATGGGATTATATTCGATAGCCATTAGGCTATACCACCCGTGCTAGGTATATCGACTGTTTTATCTGTAAATATAGTATTGCCTGGATTAATATATATGGGTATAAGTGGTTTATATGCAAGTGCCTGGTAGGTCATAGTTTGCTCTGTCATTAAATCATCTATGGATATTGTCATGCCATCATCTACTATTGTAATACCCTTAATCGTAGCCGTACACATCTGCCCGTATTCATTAGCTACTGTCATGGTAATATCAAATGGGGGTAGTGAATCTGCCATAAGATAATTAGGTGGTGTAATTACACTTTTAGGATAATAAACCGACTTTGTATTCCACATATTAAGTAATTCTTGACGAATATCATGCAGAGCATATTTATCAAATACGGCAAAAATTAACGTGCCTGCGTAGGTGCGATGCCCACTAGTAAATCCCTTTGGACTTCTAAAGCCTAATGCGCGAACAGGTATCTTATCTGTATGTGTAGAAATAGATAGTGTTTGTAGATTACCTATGATATAGGTCTTTCCACTAGCCTTACCAGCAGGAATACCTTTAATTTCTAATTCCTGACTACGTAGAGGAATAGTAATAGATGCCACCATATCAACACCAGCAAAAGACGAGTAATTGCCAATAGCCTTATACATAGCATCTTTACTGTTATAGAATCTGGTTTGTTGGCTAAGAGAACCACTTGCCATATAAGCTCCTTAGGGGAATAGTTACTTAGCTAGGCTTAGCTAATAAGTTCTTAGGTGTGCACTATACTACTTATCTAAGTAGTATAATAGAAGGAGCGGGATAATATCCCGCTCCTTCCCTGTAATTTATATTACCTATTATCCGAGGCTATTATTACTGAACTGAGATGACTGAGGTGAAGTTAAGGGAAGTCTTGAATGGGTTAGGTTATTGAGCATATCAATACCGCTAGGTTGTTTAGCACCATGGACTTCGATAAGATTACCAACCCTACCCTTACCAGCTGTTTTAAACCCAGGTCTCATTCGATCAATACCACGAGCAACATATGTGTATGCTTGATTGATTTGAAGATCGTCGATAGATATACCTGTGCCATTATTTAAGATTTCCATCTTATATATTGTCATATAAGAAGCCGCACCATATTCATTAGCAAAAGTAATGGTAATATCAAGCGGAGGTAATTGGTCGGCGTAGTTATACTCTAGTTGAACAAATGGATTTCCAACAAAATCCTTCTGAGCATTAGCTGCTTGCTGGTTAACACGAGTATAATCATCTATACTATATATTCTATTAAACTCAGGAACATTGTTGCGTAGTGAGGTATATGCAGCTATATTACCAGCTGCTGTAAATCCAGGTACAAGATCTTTATCTATAGCACCAAGTACCTCACTCATTAATGCATCCCTATCAAATGTAACAAATACTAATGTTCCAGCTATTCCACGCTTACCTCTTGTGAAGGAAACTGGATCTGGTGAACCCATAACGAATACTGGTCCCTTTTCACGGTTAGTAGAAACCGTTACGCTTTGTAAATTAGCTATAACCACACCATTAAACGAAGCTACTGCATCAGCACCCGAATATGATGTATAGGTACCAGTAGCCGCATCTTGTAACGCAATGTTTGCCATTGACTACTCCTCCTCTTACGATTGTCTAACGATTACTGGTCTTAAGGATACTCTTGCGCGTATTTTCTTAAGTTCAAGCGCTGGTACTAAGATAAGGTCGATAAAACATTGTCCTAGAATCTTATCATTAATGGATTGTATGATTTCAAACTCGAAATCCTCTAATACACCAGCGTCTTTCAGGGAGTTTAAAACCCCTTCTATATTTGTTGCCATTGCATTCTTTTGTATATTATTAAATACTTCGCCAATAAATGGTTCGCATACACGCCTTACCATACCAACTGTAACTTGTGTAATACGTAGAGTAGAAGCATTATGGTAGTCGGAAGTAAAACCTACACCTGTAGGATCCCACAGTCCATATGTTACGCCATCTACAACAGAAGGATTACCTGACGTACTCTGGAATGTAACTATACGAGCTGTTGCTATCTTATTGGCATTATGTGCTCCATAGTGAAAGTGTAATCCACGAGAGTTCCGAATAGGTTTTCGTGTGGAACCACTACTTAGCAACATACTAGCAAGTAATCCTGCATATGCAGCTTCTGATGTAGATAGTGTTTCTCCAAAATTACGCAGTCTGTATGATTGTCTTCCTTCAAGTAAGCTTATGTAGAACCCCATATGAAATGTATTGCCTGATTCTGGATCTAGAAGTTCAGATGGAGTTGGAGTAGCTGTTGTAGTATAATCATCCGTAGCATCCATATTAAAATCTAATGTTGATAGTAAATCTGCTCTATCTGTGATACGTTGAAGAGTAGGGTTCTCTAGCGGGTCCATAGATAGTGCACCCATTAATTCATTGTTTCGTCCACTAGCTCTGAAGCAGAAGAGAGCAAGATTCCTTGCGTTTCTAAGATCGTCACCATTAGCACTTGGACCTACATATGCACCAAGAGGCACTACGTAATCAACATCTGCAAAGTCTTCTAAGTTCTTATAGGCTTGAACTAAAGCATCTCTGTAATCTACATCTGTAACATCTAATTGGTTAGAACCACCTGATAGTACTGTTGATGCCATAATATCTAATGGGGCAGAAATAATGGTTTCGCCAGGGTTAGTAGCGATTAAACGTGCTTTGGCTAAAAATGCTTTTCTGTCTACAGCGTCTGTAAGATCTGACCAGTAAACATAATCAGATAAAGTAAACGTTTGTGTATTGGCAGCATCTAACACGAAGGTTAATACGCCACCAACTACTAATTTCTTAAACGGTGTAATCTTTAATTGTGTAGCAGTTACCTCTACTTCTATTGTATTGTATCTTTCACCAGGATATACTGATTGAGCAAGTAATGGTGTTGGATTACCAATAGTAGATGAAGCAAGTGTAAGTTCAGCGAATGTTCCTGTAGCACGCATAAGCCAAATATCCGTACAACCAGCCATATAGGTTTCATTCATATGGAGTGTAAGGGCTTTTGATTTTTCGCGCTTGGTCATTGTAGTTCTTGGTAAACCAAAAACCTGGTCTCCAAACTCTAAGCTAGTTAATCTAACTGGAGTAAGTAACGGTCCATCCTCTGATGTTCCAATTAATACAACAGCCTGTGTTAGTGTTGAAGGCGGTGGAATTAATTTAAGACCACCGTCATTTACTTCGGCAACAAACCCTGGTAGGTTTGGAAAGATATCTGGGTTAGCCATTTACCGACTTCCTCCTTCTTATTATTTCTTATTAACTTATGGTGCAGGCACAATTGGCGATCTATCTATACCACCTATATCGGTTAAGATAGTCTCGTTCTCTGTTCCTCCCAATTTATCCGATATACCTGTTTTTATAATTACTTCACGCAATCTGGCTACAGATTGCGGAACTAGTTCATCAAACACTATCATATATTGTACTGGACGCACATGTATTTCTGATGCTCCTTCACTGCGCCTAACTGTTTCATCAGACTCTTGTGAAAGAAATATCATTTGCTGCACGCCGTGAGCCATAATCATACCTTGATATATAATCATAAACTCTTTAAATCGCTTAACCAATAGGTTTGATTCCCTATTCGTGTCAGCATGCACCCTAAACTCTATAATAGCTTGCTTCCATTGACCCCATACCTGAATCCAATCATCTTTGGAGTTGGGATCAGGAACAATTTCACGTATGCGTGGCTTCAAATCCTTACGTCCTGAGCCATCATGTGGTACTTCCTTAATTAGTTTCATTGTAATAATAGGTAGTGGTATATCTTTTGCGTTATTATCTTTTGGATCGCTTTCTGTAAAAGTCACTGGCTTCTGTAGGTCTTCAAAATCTATGGCAATTATCTTAGCAAGTAGATCTAGTAGACCTGTGAAATCAGCAGCAGTACGATCTTGCGACCTCTGTAGGGGAGGACGTGTTTCTATGTGTAGTGATGATGTCTTATAAAAGTGTTGCTCTGATGCGTGTGACATTTATAACTCCCTTTAAGCTACTCTCAATAATAGTTTAAGAGCTACCTGTATGGCTGTAACTTCAAATATAGGTACTATATCTAACATAATGGTTGCTTCTCCTCGTAACCTATCTATATCAATTCTAAAAGAATAGTCAATAATATATTTTAGTGATTTAATACGCTCTAAAGTATTGCGTACTTTCTCATTTAATTTAATTGTATTCAATAATTCACCTATCATTGGTTCTACAGCATACTTCATTGTGTTTATAACATACTGTGTAATACGTAGATTAACAAAACTCCTATAATCATATTCTGTACCAGTAACTCCTAAGTAAACTAGAGATTCCTTAGATGCACTCCACTTCGTTGCTGTGTATCCATAGTTGGCCAAGGTGGATAGATTAATAGCACTTAGTAGTTCTTTAGGCTTAGATAGTAACTTCTTATTTGTGGGGCTAACTGAAGGCGTTAAAGAGGCTACTAGACCAGCATAGCTGTGTGCCATGTGATTTATGTATTGCCCAGCGGTACTCTGATTAATTACTAGATTGCCTACTGTCATAATTACATATTTAGCTGGATCAAATATGTCATCGCCTATATATATAAGGTTAGTTACTAATTGATCTGATACATTAGCAACACTAAGATTTCTGAAAGTAAGATCCACTGGATTATTCTGTCTGGTTACTTTAGGCACTACAACAGAAGAGCGGTGGTCTCCTAGAAACGCTATATAGTCTGCTGTACCAGGATCTACTACGGGGAATGTAACTAGTGGTCCATCATCATCTACAGTTAATCCAAAAAAGAAGCCCCCAGGACTTATTAGGAAATCACCAGATATACCTGTGTTATCTGGGGCCTGCATAATAGTATATGTGATGTACCCTAGGTTTTCTTTTACATAACTATGGTTAGCAAATAACCTAATAATATTATCATCGGTATTACAATGTACGGGACACAATATATCCACAGGAAAGTCTAATAATGAATTGAGTAGTGTTGGTAAGTTGGCTGAATGAAATGTGCCTTCATCTATACCCATAGCGTATATGCGTCCTGGACCATAGTCTATTGCTTCACAAATAGCCTTAGATAGCTCACTATCACCAAATAGGCGTACCGCTTGTTCTAAGCTGTCTATGATATATATAGAACCAATTACTGAAGGATCGGATATTGCACTAGTAGATAGTTCCCCCAAGAACATAACTGTTTGACCAATACTAACGTCTCTAACTAAAACCTGATCTGCTATCCACTCTACTCTTACTGGCATAACTATTTACCTTTGTTTTTAAACTCGATTGTATAATTAACTAAGTTTCTATTCTTACGTACGTTAATCTTACGTACTGATCTATTAAGGTATTCTTCTTTGCATGCACAGGTATAATACTCTATACGCCCATTATCAGCTCGATTAGCATGAGAATAGTGTATTGAGTAAACCTCCACTATACTTTTGGGTATGCCATTATGTGGACTAGGGACCCAGGTTACTTCGTATATAATGTCTTGTATACTTGGATTAACCCAGTGTTTGAAGTAGAATACTTTATCGTGTTTAGCTATTCTACCTGGATTCTCTATGGTATCTGGGGACATAGAATCATCCCATCTACGTGTTAAAACCTTTTCTATTATAGGAACGTAACCTTCTCCATCACATATGGCACAGTCTCTAACTGCACTTTCTTGTGTGTGGAAATCAAAACAATCACAGTGGAGCTTCTTATTATTTCTACGTATTAAAACGTAATGTCCCCACTTATCTAATATTTCATTAATCTTCTGGCGTAAATCTAAACCCAAACCTCCACGAGATGTTTCAAATGCTTGTATGAGTGATGTTTGGTTGACCATATCACCTAAGGTATGGGTTTGTCTGCCTAAGTAGGTTGTTTGCTTAAATGTCATTTATAAAGTGAAGCTCCTTTAGTATCTAGAACGACCAGGTGATCCAAATTTAGAACGCGAAGCAAATGGAAATAACCCACCCCTAAAACCAACTACGGGTTGAGCGTAGCCACGTCTAGTGTGACCCATAATTCTGTCCCAAAGTTGCGCTAATTGTTTATCGAGGTGTTTAATAATATCTAGGAAATCCCTACCACTAAATCTTCCTTCGGTAATAGTTAAATCCCCTAGGTGTTTTTCTTCTCCTGATGTGCGCAATAAGTATAAATACACACCATTAATTGCATCTCTAGCAGACTTAAGGCGTACATATTCTTTGATATAGTATGGAGGATTTAAGTAATCAAAAGGAGCTGGGTATGTAAATGCATATTGCGTAGGTTGGGCAAATGTCTGATATATCATGGTGTTATAGAATGGTACTGGGAAAATAAAGAATGATAATGTCTGTTGTCTATATGTTAAATAGTCTATAGCATTGAATTGTGCCCAGAATCCATTTTGTCTAATTAACATAAGCAAGTCTTCATCTGTAGCATGACTAAGTATAAGAGGAGCTACTGAACGCACCAGTCTAGGTGTGGAGTAGTATGGAAACAACACAGTTGTAAAGTGCCACTCAAAATCTTCATCAGGGAACTTTAATGTAACCGTAATCTTATTATTAATCTTTAAGGCTGTAGTAGGAAATGTTTTTTTAATAGTAGTTTCATCTTTAACGGCATCATAAGTAACTGTAACAACAGCGTCTGGATCGACTAATATACCTGTTTTTTCTATAGGAGATACATCATCTACATGAGTACGAGGTACTTCAAATATATCAGGTGGAAATATAAAGTCTCTAAGGCCACCATAATATGGTGTACCTTCAGGTTCATCTGTAAAAGGAATACCATCTACTATAAAATTAGAATCATCAAATGACATACTGGTATAGTTGCCTTTTATTTTAATCCATACCTCTCCTATGTCTGGAGCTATATCATATACATCTGGTTTTGGATAAGTATCTATAACTTGTATAGGTGCAAATCCACCATATATTGCAGCAGAAGTGCTAACACTATCTTCTAGTGCTATACTACTTAAATCTATCTCACCTATATAGAATGTGTGGACATCGCTGTAGTGTCCTTTTTGAGTTGATGGACGTACGCCCCTAACTCGCCAGAAGTATTGCTTATCCACATCAAAAGGTCTATCAGGCATTACCGTAGTTAGAGTATTGTCGATTGTATCTGAAGGTAATGGCCAGTAAATTACATCAAATGAATTAGTTTGAGATACTTCTATATCATAGTGATCTGCCCCTGGTATTGCATCCCATGAGAAAGTAGGTTGTACTTGTATGGCGCTTTGATTACTGGGTGAACGAAGAATTGTTTGAGGCAACATGCCTGAGGTATCTGTGGTAAATGTTGAAAAGAAATTGCCCATCATACCATTACCAAGTATGTCTTTAATACCATCTATAGGAGATGTTGTAGGCTTGTTATGTCCAACTACAGTAATACGATATGTAATACCTGGGTCAAAGTTGATTGTTGGTGTAAAGGTAAGGGTCTTGTTTAGAGCAGAGTAAGCTAAGCTACCAGGAACACGAATATCTGTACCTTCTTTTTCTACTATAAAAGTAGAAGCACCAAAGGTTAGTTGGTCCATTGCTCTAAAGAACTTAACTTCTATTTTACTGTCTAGAGCAACACCTACACTAAAAGACTTTGGTATTATCTTTTGTATTAGATTGCTTTCACTAAAATCAGCCACTCAAACTCCTACTTAAGAAATTTATAGCTCGTTAAGAACATATAGTAGATAGTTGTTTTTTTGTGTCTTTTATAGTTAATCTAACTCTACATCTAAGACATGGTTTTCCACTATATCTCTTGCTACATCCACAGATTTCATTTTCTTTGTTACGCGAAAATATAGATAGAAGAAAATCAACGAGAAACAATACAAGCAACCAATTGAAAACCAAAACGCGGGCATGGGCGATAGATGAAGCAATCTCAGGCCTATCATAAAGCATCCCATTTGAATCCAGTCGTATCCTAAAGGAAGAAAGAAGAATCCTGCTGTCCAATAAAACATTTTCTGATTCTCCAGGTTTACGAACCAAGAGGAAATTATCTGTAATTTTTCTTTTATCCTTTTTGTTGTTGACCTTAACACTAGATACACCCCTACTGTTGCCATCACTTGGCAAAGATAAACCCTCTTCCATTCTTCCCTTCACGTCTCCTTTATAGGACTAGCGTCCTGTTGTGCCATATGGACTCCACCAGTTATCACAGCGACCCTGTGGACGAATAAACCCATCTACTACATGGCAACGATTAACCCCATCAAAGAACCTAAAAAGCTTTATCTAGCTTAGCTATATCAACTTACTTAATAGCTAAAAGCGGCTCTAGCACAGCTTTGGCATTCTGATAACCAGCTTCTATAAATTCAGGTATACGCTTAACATCAAAGATAGTGCCACCCCTCATCTTAGGGGTAAGAAGTGTGAGCTTATCTTCTAGAAGATACTGTGCTTCAGATATGGATTTGTCAATGTGACTATCCCATAGAGATTCGTAAGCAGAAAATATAGCATCTATCTTACCACGAACAATATCTTCATCTACACCAGAAGCAACATTCGATACCAATATTCTATCTACTTGATCGTTGTAGCAATAGTGTATGGGTAAGCAATCAGCTATACCACCATCATAGAAGTGATCACCACCATATCCTGACATAGGAATGGGCCGTGTCCTGAATATAGCAGGTATGGCTGAACTAGCAGCTATAAGATCTGCTAGATTAATATATGCATGGGAAGTATTTCTGGTTGTAAATAGTATTGGATCTCCCGTACGAACATGAGTGGTAACTATGGATAAATCTATTTGTTTTATATTGACCATATATTGGTCTTTTAGAAATCGATTAAGTTTATTGCGTAACTTCTTACCAGGAAACAATCCAGTGCCATTAAATAGTGACCATAGATCATATTCTATAAAGAAACCTGGATTCTTAATATCTAGAAATATCTTTTTAATTTCGGCGGGTGATAATCCTGATGCATATAACCCACCAATTACTGCACCACCAGAGGAACCTACTATGTGTTTTATATTTATATTATTATGTTCTAAGAGATAAGTAAGTAGACCGATATGTGCTGCGGCTCTAATTCCTCCTGACGAGAGAACCAGAGTGATATCCAATTAATTTATACTCCCTTCTATCGGTGTATTAAGCTTAATACCTATTGAATAATCTAAGGCAATCCCTACCCCATATTTAGCTAGTAAGTCAAATACTTCTTGACGTACAGAAGCAAGGTATTCTTCTTTGTCTTTCTTGGTCATTTGAGCTATATCAGGAAGGATTCCTTCCATAGCTGCTGCAAGGAACTTATTAGGCTTCTTTTTTCTAGGCATTTGTATTTCTCCCATAGTTATTTATTCATTTAAAAATCTATTATTATTTTTTGTGTTTTTTCCACAGCCACATAAGCATAATGACACTTTAATTATAAATCCTCCGACAACATATATAAGGTTGCAGTAGCAAAATTATTTTTATTATAGGTAGGCCATGTAAAAGGTTGATTATCCATCAATCTAACAACTAATTTCATATTCAGTGAAGACTTTAGAATGGTAGTGGAGATATAGTTCCAAGGAAACACAGTGACATCACTTACTAGCTCTCCAAACTTAGGAGAAATAGAGGGGGCATTAGCCCAATTATGAATATCCTGCGCGGATTTATACCTCTGTCCTCCAACTTTATATGGCCCAACATAAACTTCAAATAAAATAATATCATTAAATACTTGCATGTCATTGCTAAATTGTCCCTCAACTTTATCAATAACAAGCATCTTACCAGGAGAAGGAGAGATTTCCCATTCACTCGTGGTAGCATACCAATAATTAGCAGTAATATTTGCACTAGTTGGCGTATCAAATAATACAGATCCGTTCTCATAATTAATAGTTAGATTAGAATTAGTTTGCTTATCTTGACTGTTGTATTGCATCTGGGGCACACCATCTATATATATTTGAGGTCTTTTACCTAAATTACTATCGCTAGTTACCCTATAGGTATCTATCCAATATGGGTAAGCACTTGTAAATGTTAGATTGTCACCTGAATTAATGAGGGTTTCTCCAGTAATCTGTAAGCTCTTAAGGTGCCATGTGCATTTATCTCCTAGATTGTGTGAAACAGCATATACTTTAGTTGAATCTGTTTTTTCAGTTACGCTTCGTATTAATCCCAACCCTGTGAAAGGTTTAAATTTTATAAACTGATCAACAATTCCATCTTGCAAATCATTATATGATATTGCTGTTGGTTTAATATTAGTCTCAAAATCAACAATGTCAGTATTGGAATCTTGAATTAACTTAGTATAGTAGTAAACATCTTTGGGATTATCAACAAGAAATATAGTATAGATTAATCCGTCTTCTATATAACAATAACTTAAATTGCGCTGTGTCTTTATTGTTTTTAATTTACTATACGATACTACAAATGATTTCATAATAACTCCTCACCAAACATAACCGTAACTGTTCCATTGGAGTTAGAATTATTTCCTTTTTTACCAACTACCAATAGATTTTCACCTGGATTTATATATAGGGCTAATTCAAAATTAAATACAAAAAATTCTTCATCAGAGTTGACTGATTCAATTAGTTTGGTGCCATAACTAGAAGTAGTAGGAGTACGATAAACCAACATACTAGAAGAGATAGCAAGATCTTTCAAGTTATTAATTGCAACATATGTTCCATTGGATGTAATAGTTCCGTTCTTATATATGAAAATAATATTTTCTTCATCTGTTGAAGTAATATGTATAGATTTAACCCTCATTATCTTATCTGTACTTGGATTTTTCAATAGAAATATTGGAGCTGTTTGGCTTGGAATTACAACAGAAGTAGTTGTAATAAAAGCTTTTGATTGCGAAGACATAACTTGCCAGACATCTCCACTAGAAACTACCGTAATATCTCCAAGCCTATCTACTATATCCTTTAGTCTTCCTAATACAGTATAATCTGTTGGATTTAATTGAACCTCACCAATTCTATTATCAAAATCCACTTCTGATAGACGTGTTGATAAATCAACATCCAATTTATCTGTATTCAAAGCTATTTCGTCGAGATTATTGTTGGCTGCCAACAATGTTGTTTCTGTAGAAGCACCTGTAGGCAAAGACACCGTACCTGTAATGTCTGTAATATTCCAAGTACCTGCTTGATTAATACTACCTATTGTGTTATTTCCTATAGGCAATGGAAAATTGAGAAACACACCGCTGGTTTCATTGGTTACTGATGTGACAATATTAGTAGAGCCAGACCCCACACCTAATAATCTTATCCTAACTTGGGTAAATCCCGCTACAGTACATCTAAATACAGAACCAGATGTTGGATTGATAAATGTGGTTGAAGACTGACCTGTACCAGCCACATATCCGAATATAGGAGTCCACACCCCACTATTATCAACAGTAGCTTCAAATATTATTGTCCCCGTGAATGCGGTATGTATTAATTGAAAAACCACATTTCTTCTTTTACTTGTTCGAATCGAAACCATATCATTAATATTAGTCAGCATGCCTGTGTGAGAGTAAGACTGATAATCATAAATCGCATTTGCAATACAGTCATCAATACTTTCACATAACATAGCCGTAGGTAGTATATTATTAATAAAATCATTATAACTATCTAATTGTAACTGATCTATGACAATCCCATTGTTGGGTTTAGTAAGATTTATTTTATATATATTATTAGATAGTACATCTACAACCATTAAACTATAGGTATCAACTAAATCTATATATCCTATCTTCAGATCTAAAAGTAGGGATAGGTATTTTAGTTGCGTATATTTTACAAATAACTCTTGCATCATTATTTGATTACTCCCCTGATCCACGCACTTAATGTATTACTATTTTGTAATGAAGTTAGTATTACTCTAATAGGTATTACACCGTCTCCTAACATTTCATGATCTATATGTGCTTCGGTAAAACCAGCATCACTATGTGATATTTTAACAATCAATATATTATCACCAACGGGATCATGTATTAATTTAATATTACCCCTATACTCTGTATTCAGTTGTAGACTGTGTAAATTCCATTTAACACCATTATCAGGTATGAAATCTATTTGATGAGTTTTACCGCTTTCTAAACTAATTTCTCCTGTAGTTAATTCTATTTTTTCAAATAATTCGGAAATAGGAACAACTGTTGGAAAATCTCTATAAAAAGGTCTATTAAGTACTAATTGAGCAGTAATAAAATCCTCTAATATATTAGAGGATGTTGCAGATGGCCTTAGATTGGTATCAAAATCTATATTATCAACACCCTGATCTTTAAGAGCCCTAGTTAAATAAACAATATCTTTATTACGATCTACTACACAAATATCGTAATAATTACTATACTCGACATAACCTACTTGTAAATTAAGAGAGTTATTAATTTCCTTAAATAAACTATAGGTTATATGATTTATCTGCATTTTATTCTATTACTCCAAATCATAAGCTACAAGAATAAACAGTTTCTTATTAGCGCCCATACCGTAAGCACTAAGTGAAAGCACTTCGTTTGGAGCACCCTCAATATGCATAACGCCAGACTGATTAAAATTATTACCACCACTATATATTCTATATACTTTTATAGCAGAAGTTAAGAAGTCTACTTCTACCGTTCCATTAGACTCTATATTTATTACTATGTTCTTAATACTAATTTTTTTACCTGAAGTGGGAGTTATAATTGTTTGAGATGGAACAATTCCACCTGCTCCTGAAGTGAACTCACTAGAAAAAGTAAGCATCCCCTCTGTCAGAAGAGAGTTAGTGGTGTTAAGATCGGCATCATTGGATGCTCCTAGTCGTAATATCATACCACTACGAGCATATAGGTGAACATCGATAGTACTTGAATTAAGATTCGTATTTTCAAACCTAACTAAAAACGTTAATGTTGAGGTTAATGTAGTAGTAGTAGGAGTAACTTTATGTATTAACTTTTTATCTTGAAGAAATATTATAGCACCTTGTGTATAGTATATCTCATATAAGTGATAATTAATATCTAATACAAAAGAATTACCTCCATTAAAACTACTAACAACCGTATCCGAACTACCTTTTCTTATGCCAATATTAACCGTTGTTCCATTTATCTCATAGTAGGCTGCATCGGCTAAATCGCTTGAGAATACTCCCCACCTACGCCTATTATTGGTTGTTCCTATATCTGGTAGTCTTACCCCTGCTATATAAATATTAGCTGAACCAGAGGAAAAAATACCTATATCTTGCGAATAAATAGAGACAGAACCATTGGCAGTAGTTCCTGTATGACAAACAAGCTCACCACCTGATACTGTTTGAGAACCTCCATTAACCAGTGAAGATAACCATATTCCAACATCAAGAGGAGTGACTGAAAAATTACCACCCGCTAGTTTTATTGTGCTAGCTGTTTTAATCTCACCAAATGTACTAACTATATTATCATAGCTAAATACATAATCAGTAATGCCAACCTTGGGATTATTACCTAAGGTAACATTTAAGTTGTTGTCCGTTACACCTACTGTATTGGTACCATCTGTAACCACAACAGGCCAGGCATTAGCCAGGGAAGTTGGACTTCCCTGGTCTGCAGCACCATCATTAAATGAATTTATTCCCATACTATCCTATAATATTAAGTTTATGATATTTCCATAACTCTGACTTCATTACCAGCACTTCCTGCGATAGCATATAATACAACACTACCTATATCTATAGAGAAAGAATCTCCCTTAAGTACTTTAATACCATCGGCAGTGGTAACCGCACTACCACCAAGATATATGGTAGTATTACTGTTATTTTGTAAGAATATAGTTTTTCTATCAGTTAAAGTAGATGCAGGCAGTGCAACCGCTGATGTTCCAACCGTAACTGCAGTAGTCTGCATACTACCACTATATCCACCAAATGTAACTGTGTTATTGGCTGGATCTATTTTAATAGTATTAGCACTAGTATCTAGTCCAACCTCACCTATAATCTGACTACCAGCAGGTAACTCTGCTATTACCTCAACATCATGATTGGTAATAAATCCTGACATATCACATCATCTCCCTTATAACTACATTAATTACAACTAAGAAACTTCCATTATAACAGCTGGAATGCTAGCAGAAGTAGATATACCATACAGACTAGCAGATCCGATATCCATTGACCAGCTATCCCTAGGACCTATCCTAAATCCGTTGGTTGTAGTAACACCACTTCCACCTACATAAATAGCCGTAGATGTAGATTTGTTCTGTACCATTATTGTTTTCCTATCAATCAATACGGATGAGGGAAGAAGAGACGCAATCATACCTATGGTTATATCTGTTGTTAGGATAGTGCCGCTTAAACCTGGTGACGCTTGCTCTATATTAACTATAAGAGGATTACTGTCTATGCCTAGTTCATTACCATCATTATCTCTGAGATTAGTGTGTATGGCACGCTTGGGCGTTATACGGGCTGCTGCTGCTTGATCTTCAGTAGGATCACTAGCAATTGTATCGTTGAGTATGCCACCAATAGGTATGAATTCATCTACGCCTTCTGCAAATGATGTTTCGTCTATTTGACCTGTTAGTGTTCCGCCTACGATATCAACCTTTAGAGCTTTATCTGTACCTATGGTTGATATACCTACCGTATCAACTCCGTTTGTTATCTTAACTTCTGCGGTACCATTTGTAAGAGTTAGATCTATGGTGTCTAACTTATCTTCCACCTCATCAGCATTGTTTCTGATTGTGGTTAATAAGGCAATGATATCATCTAACTTAAGTTCTAACTCGTCTGTATTAATATTTAATTCGTCTAAATCAATATTAATAGGTAAATCTTCTAAGAGATCTATGATGGTTTGAAGCTTGGTTTTAATATCATCATCAAATACTAGTTCTTCGCGTTCGTCATTTAAAAAAGCTTGGCCAACAAGATGTTGGCCTCCCAATATTATTTCTTCATCTGCCATAGTAATAATCCTATGTTGTATATTATTATTTTAAACGGTAGGCTTCCTTCATAGTAGTATTTATAGATACTACGGTATCCTTCAGTGCTTTAAGTTCTGTTATCATACTTGTAGCAGCTTTATCTTCCGACTGAGCAATAACATTAGCCACTGAATTAATTGAGGTTACTGTATTAGAGGCTAGTTGATTAGTAGCACCTATTAATTGTTTTTGTAACTCCATCATAGAATCTATCTTAGATACCATCGTTGTTAATGGTACTATTATATCCTTGTTGTCCTTACCAACGATGGAAGTACTAAGGCTTTGAAGCGCCGTAAGACAACCCATCATAGCATTTAATTTATGAACCATCTCTTGTTCTTGAGCAAACATAGATCCTGCAATGTCTACAAGGGAATTATGAATTTCATCTAATTTGGATACCATAGTTATATTCATAGATTGCAATGTATTCTTAACTATATCTATCATAGTACTCTTCATACTATCTATAGAATAACTTGTTTGTTTGGTGAGAGCGTCTACAGCCTCTATAGTTTTACCGAGGAGCGCTTCCATCCTATCTAATCTAACGTACGTACCTAAGTCCTGATAAGTAGTGATGGTATTATCGGCTCCGCCTTGTTGACCACCAACTGTTATTTCTTTAGCCATTTATTTCACGCTCCTATTATATCCTTACGTGTAATGTAACTAATGCGTGTTTTGTTGTTACATCAGCATTAGCGCATGTAATTCGTATATAAAGAGATGGCATATCAAAACCTATGATAGCCCTGTTATTGTTAACACTTACTGTGTCATATACATACCATTCCTCGCCATCTGGCGAGAGTTCTAACTGAATAGAAAAGTTACCTGTTGTTACTACATAACCTACTACCTTGTTTACATCTCCTACACTTACCACAGCACTTTGAACTGATGAAGAACCATTTACATCTGTATCTATAATACGCTCTGTACGTACTCTAGTTTCTCCACCAAACTCTAATGTCATCTCACCTGTAACCTTGACAATAATACCATCTAAGATAGCTTTAGCAATATTGGTAAGATCCTTACCGCGTAGATCTCCAGATATGGGGTTTAAATGACTTAGATTAGTCCCTGTAATAGGGTCCCAATAATGGGCATATCGAATATGCTTAGGTGCATCTTCATTTAATGCTACTGTTAAGGGAATATGAGGCATATTGCTTGCCCTCCTAGTTAAGCTGTTGTTGCTTCAGCCTTAGCTGAAAGCCTACTGATCGTATCATTCCACTTCTTCATAATTTTATCCATATCATGTTTCTGTTTAGCTTCATCACTCCACCTGCAGCGTGTTGGAATTACATTGGGTGGTTTAATACCATCTATTTTACCTTCAATAACTACTAATACTCCTGTATTTATAGCTACCTTAATACCGCTTAAATCCATTTGATCGTTAAGATCGGATGATACAGGTGAACCAAGAGATAGGTTTGTTTGCGTTAATGTATCAAAATAAGAAGCTGCTGACGGATTATATGGATGTAGTGCTACCTTCATAAAAATTATATCCTCCAAGAAGTTGTAATTTACTTAGGTAGCAGCCAGCTAACATATATCTTGTTTCCTACTAAGAAATAATAGCGATATAAACAAGAAGAACAGGGCTGGAGCAGCCCTGTTCTTCTTTTGCTTCTTAATTATACTTGTTAAACTAATTATATCGTTTTGACGAGAAGAGCAGGATTGTAAGAAGGTTGTAGGGATATATTCTTAGCAACAGATATTGCACGACCTTCATTGAATATACCAGGAGCTCTCCGTTCACGAATACGCATAGACTGAACATCCTTGCGAGGATCTTTGAATTCTTCAATTTCCATATCGGATTTAACTACCCAACATCCAACTGCATTGCGATCAATTAAATACATATCGAATGTTTTATTGATTAGGTCGATAGGCGCAAAAGGTGTAGGGATGACTTCTAGAGGTAATGGTAAGTTTCTAGAGATAACTTCTGCACCATCATTAGCTCTTGCAAAAGCAGTAGGTAACTGGTTAGCACCTACTGATGGTAGTTTCAGATCTCTGATGGGCTTAGCAAGATTCTGTGTAACATGAACAATTTGCTGTCCAAGAGAGCCAAGTATTTCGTTTTTGGCAAATACAGACCATGCTAATGGATGAATAAGTAGTGTGGTGGGTATAAAACCATTTGCATGCATTGCATAGTACATATCAATAAAATCAAATGGGCTCAAGGTATTATTGGGTGAACCTGTTGGACCTACACCTGTAGTATGAGCATCCGTTCCAGGTAAGCTGTTGTCAAATACAACATGACCGAATTTATTAAATTCGTGGAATAACCACTCTTCTTTAAACCGAGCCATAGCTTGACCTGCAGCTTTCATATGAAGACCCACAACATCCCACTGAGCATCTTCAATTAACTCGTCAGAGAGTTCAATCATAAGACCAAACTTACGCACTCTCACATCGAGACTTTGACGATGACGTTGAATATCAAGATAGTCTTGCCTATATTCTCCAAGTTCATCTACAAAATGTGCCCGTAATACACCAATAGAGGGGAACTCTATAGATACACCTTTCTCTAATGTAATCTCAGGAAGCATAGACCCGAGTACGTAAAGGGGTTCCATTGCTTCACGGATAGCACCAATAACTATATTGGGAACTATTACTGCAGCATCAGTTGAAGTTAAAACTTCGTTTATTGTATATCTGCTTGATGGATTAAGAGTATTACGAGACCGCATTTCGAGGTGAGCTTTTACGATCTCATACTTTTCCTCTAGTTTTAGACTATCAATCCTAGACATCTATTATTCTTCCTCCTTCGAGATGACGCTCTCGTATTAACTTAGAAGAAGAGGCGAGCGATTAACTCGCCTCTTCCTTATCTTACAGAGCATTTACTATTATTCTTATTGCACCAATAGATCCTTTAAAGTCTATATTTGTAGGTATACCTGCGACTACTTGTTTGAGAGAGGTATATTTTACGTGGTAGGTTTTAATGGAACTAGCACCAGCAATTAATATTTTACCTTTATATCTTTGAACTGTATAGCGATCATTTTCTCTTAACTGTACACCGTCTTCGTATACTTGTATTTCAGACATCTTTAATATTGGATTAAGAATGTCCAGGTGACGAGCAAGACGATCATGAGTAAGTTTAACCGTACCAAGACCACCATCTACATATAGATTATCTGCTGATGCTAAACCATCTCCAGGATATACACCAACTGATGTAGTAAGATCGACTTCATATACTTCTTTCTGAGACATTACACCGTCGGTTAATCCAGGGATACCATTTGCAGCACGAAGCTGTTCTGGGAATCCATAGAGAGGATCGAAGGGGAACGGCAACGGATAAGTATTATATGAAGGATCTGTGTGCCCTTGCAATCCTGTTAATCCAGGTGAAGGCGGTAGTGGTTGGTTTATGTCGTAGACATTGTAAGCCCAGTTTGATGGATCGAATGCATTCTTTTCGTTGATGGTCTGTACGCTTTCCCACATAACCCATTGCAACCAACCTTCCAATGGTTTTTGTGTATCTAAACCCGTAACTTGACCCATTCTTTGTTCTATTGCATCTACGCCAGATACCCATTTTACGAAGTGACCGACTGTATCTGACTTTACCCAATCACCTTGTACTAAGTTGGGATCTGCACTAGACTCACGAGTTGCGCATGCCCATGCCATTTCTGATGCTAAAGCAACATCTGGTATGTAAGGTATTTCAATGTGAGCTCTCCTTAGTATTGAAGGGAAGTTCCCACGGAACCGTCCAGGAACCACTTGAAAGTAGTTGGTTTGAGCAATACCTAATGGTTTATTGGCTCCATTAGCTAATGTAACAACCGTTCTTGGATATCCTGTGTCAGGATCGGGAGCAACAGGACCAGGATCTCTTACTGCAACTATGCGACCCTTTGTAATTACGATACGCTCAGGTCTGAAGAAAGTACCTGCGAACGGAAATTCTAATATTACTGGTAATGTTGGATCTGTTACGAATCCACTTCCTAAAGAAACACCTTCACCAATAACTAATTTGTTCTGTGTGCGGGGATTTAGAAAAGTTTCCCCTACTGGAAAATTACCACCAATTAAACCCATTTATTATTCCTCCTAAAATTTTGTTCTAGGCACATTCGTTGCTGCATACTAGCTACGTTTGGAGCGGTTTTCAAATTGTCCTAAGAACCACTTTACTTGTTCTAGATCTTCCTTACAACCCTGTTTGGCTCGATCTAGTACATCTCCACTAAGTTCTGGTAACTTAGCTTCTGAAGCAGCCATTGCATTAGCTGTCAATTCGTTATCCGTATCTGCGCTTAATGTTGGATCCTTAACCTCTGGTAGCACAACTTTCTTATTAAGTTCTGCCTTCTCATTCTTTAAGTCATTAAGTGCATCTACTAATGAAGAGGCTTCGCGAGTAAGGTGTTCTTCAAGAGATTGTTCTCTCTCCTCAGGTAATAGCTTGTTGAGTTCTAGCTTTAGTTCTACAACTTGCTCGGCTATACCGTGGTGAACAGATGCCTTAAGTTCATCACGTTCTGTTTTTAACTGCTCTATTTCCTCGATGAGAGCTTGATTTTCTTTCTGTAACTCACTAAAATCTAATTCTAATTGTTTATAAAATTGTTTGGTATCTTCTATGGTTTTATCAATATCGCTGTTCTTAGTAACCACTACTTCTTCTTTTGTTTTTTCTGTAGAAGCTATCTCAGATACAATAGCTTGTTCTTTTTTCATACTTACAATATCATCTTGAAGTGCACATATTGATTTACTAATAGAAGTTAATGCATCACTATATGCTTTCATGTCTTCTTTTGTTATGTAATCGGCTACAACTGCACTTATCTCTTTCACCTCTAAATCACTCTTTTCTATAGTTTCTTTATAAGAAGATAGAAGTGCCTTGGCATGTTTCTTAAGATGAGACAATGCTGAACCCTTCTTATCTCCTAAATCTGTCTTTGGTTGATTAGCGCGGACAAGCGCATTACGAAGGTGCGGTAAATCCACACTGCTATTATCATCTGGACTACTTACTTTTGCTGTGTGATGGGGTAGTTTACGTAAGCTGCGAGGAACCATTTTACCTTCCTTATCTTTCTTACCACCAGGTAATATGGCTGCAAAAGCAGCATCAGGTAAATTGTTTATATATTTACGATCCCATACGGCCTCATTGAGATTGGGGAATTGACTAACTAAAGCTTGTTTAAGACTAACCAATGTTGCTGTAGTCTCATTACTTAACCGTTCTAATAATTCTATAAGTTGCTGTTCGGTAAATAACATAATTATTCTGCCTCCTCGGATTCGTCTGAGGCATCAACATAATCATCTCTATCTAACAACTCCAAGTTTACTGCACTCCACAAATAAGACGCACCTTCTTGATCGCCAAGGTATGTTACATACCTATCTAATGCTTCCATAGGATGATCCTCCTTATAATAGGCTTCACTTAAGCGTAATGACAATAACCTATCTTCCTTGTAATATTCTTTCATTACAGCATCTAGATTAGGATGACGCACTTTAGCTGTGTCATCACTGGGTATATTAACAAATGAAACTTCTGCTATATAAAAGTCGCCTATGCGTCTATACATCATCTTACCACGAGGATCGTCAGGACCTACGGCTTCGCCTTTTGCATTGTAGAAATAACCACGCATATGATCACAAGCTTCATCGCTAGCTATATTGGCTTCACATATAGAACACCTAGCTTCGTTCGTATCTGCACCAATAGATACTGTCAGGTATCGGCCATCTAATATTTTCTGTATTGCTCCTGGGTCTGTAATTCTGGGTACTATCATCATGGGAGCGTTCTTACCCTTTTTATCTCCATCTCCCATATATGCCTGTTCAATTCTACCAAGAGGTTCACTATCTATATCATGATTACGAAGAATAGGTTTGGGTACGGGATGTGTAGCTGAGTATAAGCCACTCTTCTTTTTCTTATCTCCCATAACCTTTTCTAATGGGTAGTATGTATAATTACGCGTAATCTTATCACTATGAATGGCTTCTATTTCGGGGCGCAGCCCCTCACTACCTTTCATACTAGAAGTTGCTGGCATCATACCACCAAGCGAACCTTCATCTGAAGCTTCTAGTAACATAGACGATGACTGGGTTGCCTCATATATCTTAATATAGCGTTCAGGTAATGCCACCTGAAATCTTTCATATATACGAAATAGCTTATGTTTCATATATGACCTCTCTTAGTTAATTTCTACTGCGCATTTACACGCACGATGAAACGGTGGTAAATTATTAAATAATTCACCATAGCTTACTAAAGTCAAGTCCTTATTAGCTAGGGTACTACATACACTACACTCATTGTTTTGTAGTGTATTGATTCTCAAACCCAACTCTCGCGATCTAAGCACTATACCATAGTAGTAACTGCGTTTAACTATATCTATTAAGTACTTAGATTTAGCTTCTATACGTATATGTTTATCTATATACTTATCTAGGCTTTCAGAAGAAAGCCCTCTGTGTTTTGGAATAGCACTATCAATCTCATCGAAGAATGCAGCAAGAACATCACGTATGTAGGAATTCATCCTCATACTCTCTTTAGTAGACATATCTCTATGAGATCCTAGATGGAATGATTCATTGGCAAAATATTTAATATGAGCTTGTAATTTCTCCTTACTTATGTGTGCTGATAGATGAGCTGTGATGGGTGCTCCCACCGTAATTGCATTGCGTATATTATGAGACATCTCTTGTGATATCTTTTCTATTCCACCTATGATTCTATCAAATCCATCTACCGTATCACTTTCTTTTAATTCTTTCTTTATCTTAGGACCAAGACGAACACCGTGTTGATTTTGAGGTTGATTTTTATTATTAGTAGCTGGCGTACCAGCTTTGGCCTTACCTATTTGTTGATCACCTAAGACTACTAATGAAGCTTCTATGTCTTCTCCGCCATATCCAGACCTAGCTAGTCCCTCTGCAACCAACTGAGGTATCTTAACTTTATATGTTCGCATCTTATGTCTTTCATCTTCTTTGATTGGATCCATACCTATAGCTTGGCGCATTTCATCTTCGTCTATCGCATCGTGTTCGTATTTATATATTGTGTGATTTTGGAGTTTAACAAGTAGGTCTGTCTCTATTTCTTCAAATGATAATGCTACCATATTATTTACTGGATCTACATAGAAAGAATAACCGCCTTCTTCGAGAAGCTCTCTAAATACGAAGTGGGTTATATATGTCTCTATAAGCTTCTGATATGACTTTACCTGATCATGCATTTCTGTGGTAAGGGTATCTGATGTACTACGATTAACTGTTTCTCCTAGGCCCATTTGAACGCCTGAAACACCCAATCCTGTGAAGACCCGTTCCCTAAAGTATTTTAGGTAGGGTTCAACATCTAGTGCCTCACCTTGTACTCCAACTACCTTAATATCTGTGCGCTCATTAGTTACCCATGTTGCATCCGATGGAGCTTGATCTAATCGATTCTTCATATCAAGTACTTCTTCTTCAGATGCAAATAGTGTTGGATCATTGGGTAGTCCCACTTTGATTTGCGTAAATGGATAAGTATAACGATATATCAATCTAGCAACGTTCTCTTCTATTTCACGAAGTAATTTTATATCTTCCATAACAGGTATGAGATGACTATTACCCCATGTAAATCCATCTTCTGGATCTGCTTTAATGTGTATAACATCCTTAGGATGGAAGTGAGCTACATTTTCTTTAGTTGACCCTAATACTCTACCAAATTGATATCCATGTCTACTTTGAAGATATGATATAATCTTCCCACGGTCATCTTTAATAGGAGCTACTGTTGCAGGATGAGCTATGAAATATCCTGCTATTGGAAACTTCTCATCGTTTGTTGGTGAAATAGGAATGCGCTTAGGCATGCTTGAGTATTCTGCTCGTTGTTTAACTATAAATACATTACCATACAATACCACGTCTTTAGCTATACGATGTAGGAATATATCTGTTGGTTCTTTGGTGGCATCAGCTAACATCATCAATCTTATACGTAAGTAGTCAACTATCTTGGTATCCTTACCCTTCAAACTCCAACCAGCCTTAAACATAAGATTAACAAATTTGGAAACCGACTGGCGGACATAGCTGTCATTATAGTATGACATCATTATCTGACGCATATCTAAGAATGGGCGATCAACTACCGTACGTGTTCCCTTACCCGTACCATGACCTCTAGCTGTTAAAAAGAAGGCTTGCTGTAATCCGCCTAAAAAAGCAGTTGGATTAGCATAAGCTTGTTCTAATTGTGATGGTGTACTGGAATTGGTTGAAAGAATGTCCTTTATGTTTTTAATTTTCGGAACCATGTAAGATTATACCTCTTCTTCCCCATCATCTAATAATGGGTATGAACCTATCCGTTTTAATAGCAATTTAGGAGAAGATCCTATGGTTGAAGGTGATAATTTTATTAATACTAGACTATCACTTTTAAGATCTCCAGCCAGAATAATATCTGACATAGGGTTAATTATGTATCTAGTAAATACTCGATACAATTCTCTTGCATTATATTCTGGATTAAATCCTATTTTAATTAGATGTTCTATAACTTCATCACTAGGTTCTAGTTTAATCTCTAGTCGTTGAAGTTTTTTATTTAGTTCTTTAAAATACTTGCCTAATATAAGTTTGATCTCCACTTCAGTTAATGGTTTAAAATAAAGCATAGCTGTTAGTCTATTAATTAGTTCTGGTCTAAGTAATGCCTTTATTTCTTTATTAACTGATTTCTCTATATCAACTATGCGATTATTGTTTCTAAATCCAAGTGTTTGATTGTTGCTATAGTTTTTAGAGCCAATATTGGATGTCATAATTATTATTGATTTAGAGAAGTCTGCTTGGGTGCCCGAACCATCTGTAAGAACAGCTTCATCTAGTATCTGAAGAAATAAATCAAAGAAAGTAGGGTGTGCTTTTTCTACTTCATCAAAGAGAATTATAGTACCCTTATCCTTACGTTGTTGCATCATACGTATTAATACTGAACCATTTTCGTGTCCAATATAGCCAGGAGGAGCACCTATTAATCTAGTAGCCATAAATTCTTGAGCATATTCAGAACAGTCTATTTTAATAAGTCCTTCTTTTCCAAATGCATGTTCCGCTAATACCTTTGCAGTTTGTGACTTGCCTGAACCTGTAGGACCAACAAATAAAAAAGCACCTATGGGTTTGTTGGGTTCGTTTAATCCAACTAAATATCTTTTAAAGGTCTGTAGAACAACATCTATTGCATTGTTTTGTCCAAATATGTGATTATTGACTTGGCTTCTTAGGTCGCCATAGAATTTATTTGCATCATAAATTGTATTTAGGAATGGTAGAGAGTTAGGTGATGGCGCTGACATTGTCATAGTAACTCCTTTTAAAGTAGTTTCTAGATAGTTAATCCATAAGCCGTGGAAAAGGACTAGACTGAAATACTCTTTTTTGTTCACCAAATAACTTATTGCCAAATGAAGATAATATGTCTTTAACTGTATTAGACATGTTGAAATCTTTATTTTTTAAACCCTTAAGTTTAGTATTAATAGAATCTAAAGCTCCATGCATTAATCTTTTACTATCCTTATCATGCAGGAAATCATAGCGATTGTCAAATAATTGATTTTTAAGAGCAAATAACCTAGCCATATTTATCATTTTCTCTGTTTGGTATTGATGTACTACTCTGGCTGATGAAGTAATTTGAGAAGCCATCATATTAAAATCTTGGTTAGGTGGAGCTAAATTCAATAAGTCTGTTAAGAAAGATGCGCCAGGTTTCTTTATCTTATCACCCAAAAAAGATATCCCGAGAGCCATCTTAGGATCTATCTCTAGATTACCTACTGTACCAACTACTCTTTGAATATTGCTGTCCCCTATTGGTTCACTTGAGCGCTTAATATCATTAGCTAATGTGATTATACCCATAAGTTGACTAATACCTTGTATAAAACTTGAGATTGACTTAGGACTATCTTTAATTGATTGTAATATAGGAGTAGTCATATTAGCAATCTGTTGTCTTACTACCGCCTTCTTACGAAGGGCTATGTAATTAGATATTGCTATAGCTAGCTTATCCATACCATCGCGCATTACGTTTACATAGTCGGCTATGCCTGGAGGTAATTGAGTACTATGGTATCTATCTAAATCATTTGTATTGCTTAATAGATCGCTTTGTAAAAGAGTAATGATTCCACTTACTGCATTTGCATATACATATAGTTCTATATTTCGTATGCCAAATAGATCTGCATATATCTCAGCATCTATATTGCCTGTAATGTCAGAAGCCCCTTTTTGGAAAGTATTTACTATGGTTTGAGATAGTGGTTGTGTTCTAGTAAGATAATAATTCTTTAGGTCTTGTATGGTTAGAGAACTAATTCCTTGTAGGTAAGTTAGATCTTCGTCTGTAAGATCTAACTCAGATATATTAATTGAGAAGTGAGCAAGAGATAATTCTATATCATTCAATTGTTCATCTAAGATTCCAGCCGTGTCCTTAACAGCATCCTTTAGGTAAATAATCTCTTGAACAGTTGGAATAAATACAAGAGGTAATTCTGCTGCTTGCTCACGCTCACCTAAAGTTTCACCGTCACGTATAGCTGGTGGTGGATGATATGTAATATCAGGAGCAAAACCTAATAATTCCTCATCATTACTCTTAAAGTCATTCATTAGCTACCTCGCGTAAAACTTCTACGTCTTATACCTGAACCACCAAATCTAGATACTGTAGGATTAAAGCTGTCGAATCCCCCTCCTCGCAATCCATACTGATTGGATGGTATAAACCCAGGCGGAGGGGGCTCATAATCTATATTGGTGTTGCGTTTTTGTAATGGTGAGGTTTTGTTTTCAGGTACGCGCTTTAAGATATTGCTAATAGGCTGCATCTCAGCATAAGATTCTACCTTGCCCATATTTAAAAAGTGTTCGGTAATACCATATACTGCTAACATAAGAGCGTCTATGGCATGTTCGTTCTTAGAAGAGAAAATGGGTTGTCCATTTTGGCTCATACGCTTAACTCGATATTCGTTTAACTCTAGGGTCATGAAGTGATCATGAGGACTTAGTATAAGTACTTCGTCATCAAACATCTGAGTTAATCTATTTACCATTAGTGGTTTGATTGGCGTTGATGATCTTACCCTAGTATGCGGATCTAGAATATCTACTGACTGTCCAAAATGTACACCAATTACTTTATCGTGAAGTTTGGTTTCTGGATTCTCCAAACCAACTACTTTTAAGTTTTCTATCTGACCTTCTCCATAACCACGATCACAATAGATATAATCTGGTTGATAGAAATCATTAAGCATAACTATTTTCTTAGTAGCGTTATGTAGGGTATATTCTCCTATTGGTATTTCATGTCTTGCTATTACGCGCATATAATAGTCTTTATCATCATATCTTTCAAACTGCACAACAACTATCTGAGTAGCAGCATGATACTTATCCCAATCTACTCCTATTACGATAGGATGTTCTTTGCTATAAAGCTTAGACATAAGATACCCATAATTAGGATGAGATTTGGGAGAATGAGTATACCATGGTGTATCGCGATTTTTAGCAGTATCTATTTTTTCTTTCTTAAATACCGCAAATGATTCAGAACCAAAATCAGCTAGTTGTTCATGTTCATACCTAACTGGCCCAATGAGCATACGTATCTGCCTATCACGTTCTTCATTCCAATCTGGTATTGCTTCCCAGCAATTATAGTGAAATGATTTGAAGCCTCTGGGTTCTGGATCAACACATGTCTCGTAGTATATACCTCTTTTACCTGATGGAGTAGATGTCATTATAAACCTAATGTCATCTGATTGACCCAAGATAGCTAAAGCTGATGTCATGTCATCATCCGTACAATAGTCTGCTTCTTCTACCCATATTAAATCACCCCACTTACCACGAATACCCATGGCTGCCATTCCCGACTTGGTACCTGCTGTTAAGAATTGTATAACAGCACCGTTTTTAAAACGCAAAAATGCAGGTGCTTTAGCGGGCTTCTCTATACTCTCTTGAAAATCTTTAGAGGTATTTATGAGTGTTAGCATATTCTGATAAATATCATTAAGATGGGTTTCTAGTGGAGCCATCACAATAACTTTGTATCGTTGCTTGCGGGTAGGATCTATGACCTTACCATTAGTAAAACATAACCATAAAACCATCATACATACTAATTCGGTTTTACCACCACGACGTGCTACGCGTAACGCAAAACGTTTAGCATTTGTTGCAACAACTGTTTGTTGCCAATCACGAAGAGTTTTATCGAAAAATTCTTTTGCGAAGAGAGGAAAGGTCTTAAGAACTTCTATATACCTACTGCGTTGTTCTGGAGTAAAACGAGTTATATCTATACCCATATAAATTAATAAGATGCTCCATAAAAAGAATTATAACCAGCACCACCAATAGAACCTGCTCCTGAATATCTTGCTGACATAAGGGCGGCTTCTTGGCCGATAATATTACGAGCATTTAGCTTAGATTGATTTATAGCTGTAAGAGCTCTTGCTCTATTAGTAGCCAAATAGGCATTATCTAATACATCTCTAGGTCCAAAGGTTTGGGCACCAAACATCATAGTGCCTGCAGCTTGTCGCCTGTTGGCTTCCATAGCTGTGCCTGCAGCTGATAAGAAAGGAGCGGCGTGAATTGCTGTCATAGCGGCTGGGTAAAGATACCATAAGGCTTGGGAACCTATTGTTTTAAGAGCTGCTGTAACGGGTTTATCACGCTCTCCCAAGTGAGAGCGATACTCCATAACCCCACCAATACCAACAGCAGTTGCTGGCAACCATTTAGCTTTAAAATGCTTTGCTATACTTGAAATTAAAGACATAGATCGAATCCTCTAAATAACCTTCTAAAGAAACATATAAGCAGCCGCCATTGGAGATATATTAACATCTGGTGTTTTATTTAAACCAAAAACAAGATCTCCTTGAGCACTTGCTTGGAAACGTTGCATAGGAGAATGTCCTCGCACCTCGGCGTACTGTTTAGGATCCACACTAGGATAGTTCATAGCACCAAAAGCAAAAGCTCCTGCTGCTATTCCAAAACCAATAGGTGCTTGATACTTATGGGCAAATTTACCTAAGCTCCAAGCTCCTTGAGCTAAACCCATACCTGTTTGTAGGGTTCCCCTGTTAAACACAGCTCCTGTTACACCCCTAGTAATACCCCATCCTGTACGAGCCCCAAACTTAGTAGTGCTCCATACACCTTTTAATAATGAACCCAATAAACTTGGCATTTGTTATTTTAGCCCTATAATCCTATTGGTCCTCTTGACCTACCTCTTTGAAAGTTCTCTGCGGGACCACCAAAAGCTACTCCACCTAAGTCTCCTAAGGTACCTACGGTAGCACCTAATCCTCGAGCAATAAGATTAGTTCCCATCCAACCTCCACCTAAGCCCATACCTACACCTGCTACTTTGCCAGCAGTAGACATCCCACCCCATGCTTCAGCTATACCACCACCAAAACCACTCATTGAACCACCAACTCTACCTAAAAAAGATGGACTTGCAAGATTACCCATAAGACTAGGCGAACCAGCCCAACCACTTCTCATACCACCAAATCCTGCACCAAACATCCCTGCTCCTTGTTTGATAGCAGCATAAGCTGAAGGGGCATATCTCGTCATATTATTCCATATACTACCAACAAAATTAGGCATGCCTAATCATCCTTTCGAATATCAGTAACTTCAGCATCAAGGGTAAGCAACCGATCAGCTACCTCAGCACCTGTATTACCTGATAGTTGCTTCTTATCAGCTCTCGTAGCTTGTAATAGCCTAAGGATTTCATGTCTACGGCGCATATGCTTATCGCGAATATCTAGTGATGCATTAACTTCTTTCTTAGTGTAAACCTCACTGTTCTTCGTAGCTAGAACAGGAACATCCACTACTTCATATTCAAGAGATAATCTCTTCTCGCATCGCTCGATCATAACCTCTATAGCTACTAACTCCTTCACTAACGTGAAGTCGGCAAAGTGGTCGTCCTTATTTGGATCTATACCAAACTCACGGAGATACCTATCTGTATTGGTCATAACCAATGCTATCTCAGGCACACACCTGTCACCTATGTGTGCCTCTTGTGCCTGCCACGCACCACATATAAGAGCAAAAGGACATTGCTCGCCATTACATAACATGGGTACATTAGCAAACATACCATGAGTACTACGTCGTTGTTGAAGTTCTACTGTTATAGCATCAACCTTACGTTGATCTAAATTCCACTCTCGAGGAAATTTCCATCCAGGAGGAGGAGCTGGAAGCTCCCTATTATTCTTAACTAATGATTCTATATTTGGCTTACGATAATTTCTTCGCATTACAATATCTCCGTTTAATTGATGCATTAGATCCATAGGTTATTAGGTGCTAACTAATTATATACTGTATATGGTTTTTCCGCAACCTTAATGGATTGCTTATTACTGACAGAGATCTCTGTATGTAATATTACATACAGTAATATCTTATAAGAGAACTACTTTTAGTAGTTCTCTGTATTATAATATTACTGACAGTGATGTTATATATATTATATAAAAGAATTAATATATAACATATATTGATCTTTTTGTCAAGTGATCAGGAATGCCATAAATCCATGGGTGAGGTATTAACTTGAGGAATATGTTCTTCCCGCTTACGCTTATTACCCTTACCAGCTTTATCCATGGCTACCGCTTGAACTTTGCTTTTACCTGATCTAATTAACTCAGCTTAACTCAGTAATGTTATCTGCAATAGTTTGTTTGCTAGATCCTTTCTTAAGGGGTATAGATCTAATACCTCTTTCTGCTTTCCATTTTCCGATCATCGAATCGTCTAGGATGTGGTCTCCTGTATATGCCTCAGGAAACAGCTCTAATTGGTCATATAGCGCAGAAGTTACTCCAAGTTGGTCTAAGATACCTGTCACCTCTAACTCATGTGTTTTAGGCCCATCTGAGATGATAATACATACATAGGTTATACTATCCAAGAACTATTTGTCCATCGATCTAGAATAGTCATCGTACCTGGTTGAAATTTCTCAGCGTAAGCTACAGCATCATTACTGGTATCAAAGATGTGCCTAATAGGATTATTTATGCTACCTACTTCAAATCTACCTTCGGTAATAAATACCTTATCCACCGCCGTTAGGAACGGCGATACCTTATTAGGTAAATCATTATATTTATTACTTCTAATGTTTGGTACTATCATCAGGTGTACTCCCTTGGACATCAGTTGTTATATCTCCCCACCCTAACTTGTTAGGGTAATATACCTTTTGGATCGAAGCCAGTATTTGATCACCACTTAAGTTACGGGGGAAGGCAATACCTTCCCTGTTGTATATTGGGGGATACTCTATCTTAGCTAATCTAATGTTTCCTCTGCACATCCATATCTCTTTTGTTAATTCGGGGAAACCATCGTCAATAGATTCATTGAGAATAAGTTGTCCGTTATAACAACACCATCTTTCAAGCAAGGTTACTATTTCTTGGAATATTCATGATATATACCTCTTGTTAGATATAAAAGCTGTTAAAGCCCTGGCGAAAGCTAAATAAGAGAAGGTTCCACTAAAAATTTTAGAAGGCTTCTTAAAGCTAGGGGTAATTACCCCTAGCTTCCAGTACCCACCCCTTCCCCTACGATGTGTTCTAGGCTCATTTATTTGCTTGTGGTGCGAGCAGGTAACCCCGTTAGGGTGAGTGTATGTGTGTGTGGGTGGTAATGCAGATAATATCACAGGGGATTTATCGTTTGGTGCCCCACCCCCCCCTGTGAACTATGTGGCTGAAAGGAGGTGAAATATATGATATTTGAACTTTGGATTTGTGTCGCCTATTGTTGGGCGATACTGAACGCTGAGTTCGCAACCATAGAGTAATCTATGGTTGCGGGCTTAACCCCAACCACGGGGTGTAGGTGGGAGGTGGCTTGCGACACCGATGATGAGGTCTATGTAAGACCTGACCGTGAGGCAGGCTGTAGATGAAAGGAGTATAATATGAGTATTTGTAAAGGTAGAGAGCTTTACGACGCCATCATGGAATGGTGTCAGAACCCGCCCGCGGGGTTCACTGGATGGGTAGGCTATGCCTACCCGTCCAGCTGCGCAGCGTGCGCAGCTGAAAAGATTGAATGCACGAGTTTTTACATTCACAGTAACCTCGGCCAGTGCGTTAATGTTGTAATAAAGGGGAAGGAGGATCTCGGCGCATTCTACGCCGAGGTCTCTGAGTAAAGTAAGTTGGGGGGAAGGGAGAGCTTACAAGCTCTCCCTTCCCCTTTTTTGCACCCACCAAGTGGGTGACATTACGCCGCTTAACAGCGGCAGAAAGTAGGTATTATATGATGAGTTTTGAAAGTTGGATCGAAAAGAGATACTCGGGTTGGGAACCCGAGTTAGTCTGGGGGCTTTTGGACAAGCTCCCAGAGTATGTCTGGGAGTTACGCTCGCGATATCATCGCGAGCAGCTTTCAGAAGCTGTTCGCCTTCGAAAGGAGGTGAGCAAATGATCAGGGACCTGATTGATGAGTTGTACCTGGAGGCAGCCCCTTGCTGGGGCTGCCTCCAGCAGGTAGACCAGGACTATGAGTCCTGGTCGGAAGACCTCGTTCTTACGGACGAGGATATCAACGCGATGTACGATGAGTACATCGCGCGAAAGGAGGGATAGTTAGGACTGAGCTTACGAGGTAGTGACCGCCTCGTTAAATAATGGTCACGAGAAAGAGAGGTGAGTAAATATGTTAAGGTTGTTAATTTGTATTTTTATAGCAGTACTAGGTTGGTTCCTTCGAAAGAAGGACAACCTAATTGGTACCACCCTCTTATGGGTGGGGTTGGTGGGAGCAGCTTGTGTGCTGCTCCCATGGTTGGGAGGAGTGCTTGTAGTACTCCTCCTATTAGGAGGAGCAGGGTTTGTTGTTGATATATGCAGCAAGCGGTAGCTTGCTAGATTAGAAAGGAGGGATATTAATGGAATACTTGTTTAAGTTCGTGCGCTGTCAGTACAGCGCACGAATGATGTTTATCACTAACCCAGAATGGGTTAGTGATCTAGGATACAACCCTGAAGTAATAAAGGGTTGTATCCTGAAAGCAATCTGGGCACTTTATTTGCCCAGATTGTATGATGGAGCCCTAATAAGATGTGACTGGATATGGTATCTAAGTCACGTCTCAACAAACAACTAAAGAAAGGAGGTGAAATATGAGAATATTATCATCAACTTCTATGGTGGAAGTTGATGATATAGACTTCTGCACTGTATGTGGAGAAGTAGGTCTCCTGACATCTTGTCAGGAGATGGGCGTATGCGTTGATTGTGCATACGATTGGGGGTGGGTAATAGCCTGCCCCCTGGAAGACGACTACGAGGATTACTCGTAGTCTTCGGAGCGGTAGAGGCTTGTTTAGCTCTACCGCTCCCCTTTTTCCTCCCAACAGGGGTGCTTCGCACCCCCCTCCCTACTTCCTCTTACCTCAAGCCTTCGGCTCCCCTTGTCTATTCCTATTCCAACCTACCCTTATCTACTACGCCTTCGGCGCCCAACGTTGATAATACAACATCCGTTTGAAAAACCACATCCAATAGCCACGCCAGTTTTTGACCACGTAGCAGAGCCATTTTTTGCCTGTCCTTTAGATGTCGTTCCCTGTAGCTGAGGTAGTCTCAAGTCAATGGTAGAGCCATTCTTAAAAACCACCTTATTGGTACTCATCTCTCAAAAACAAATGGCTTTAATCCAGGGTTTTCTTTCAAGGCTTATATAGGGAGTTATTTTATGCCTCATATATAACCCTTAAAGAACCTCTTAGTGCTCCCATCAGGGGCCTTCGGCCCCTCTTCCCTATCCAACTTAACCTTATAGTATAAGTTGATAGCCTATACATGAGGATACTATTCCCCCCCACTAACCTTGATGTTGTAATAATAGTGTCCCGACCAGAGGGGCTAAACCCCCTCTGCTCTCCAGCTACAACACCTAAAAGAGGGAGGGGAGGTGCCACCATCAACTCGCCTCCTCGAGCCCCCCTCTTTAGCTTCCCTCTGTCTCATGCCTCTTTCTTCCCCTTACTTCTCCTCATCTCTTTACCTCTTTCTTTTAGTCAGCAGCTGCCTGCTGCCTTAAAAAGCAAAGCACATGGGGCAGACATTGTCAAGACAAACAGCGTATCTTGACAATTCAGTTCCTTGTCTGCCCCATGTGCACCTACAATATCCAAGGCAGCAGGCATCTAGCTGCTGCCAAAAGGAGGTAAAAAAATGAGCTTTATAGAAGTTAAAGGGAAAAAAGAAGCGAGCCTTATCGGGCTCGCTAAGGGTTTATTGGCTCGCCCTTTGGGCGAGCTAATAGAAAGATTTAATGCTGAGAAAGGGAGCGTAAGCTCTCCTGTAATTATTACAGGAGAGCTGGCTGAGATCTTTGATCTCAGCCCAGATGCGTGCGTCTGGACTGGGATCGGACTTGGTCCCAGGGACACGGGGAACCCGTCCCCGTGGATTACAATAAAGGACGGTGAAGAGTTCAAACTCTACACCGTCCAGTTTGGACGGTACGGAGGAGCTCGCGTGAGTGAGCTCCTCCAGGAGCCTAAAAAGGCTCCTGGAAAAATCAAGCCTAGTTTCTAGGCTTGATTTAGCCGAGGGCATTAGCCCTCGGCTTTTTAATTCAAAAAAAAAAAAAGAAAGAAGGCGTAAAGTTTCAATCCCTTACTGATCAGGTCTCATTTTTCTACTTTTTCTACGGAAGATGAGAGTGGGCGGGTAGGATATCTACCACCTGCCCTTTTCTGTTCGTGGGGAAGATAAGTCTGTGGATGACAGGGTGTTTTGCATACGGTGTGCAAGCATCCTGTTATGTATCTTGGTAAGACCACCTAAGTTTGTATTGTTTAGGTGGATATTATGGATAAAGAAAGGAAGTGTAAATATGTTTATTAATATCAGCAACCACCCATATGGGAAATGGTCAATAGAACAAAGAGAAGGGGTAAAAGGGGATATATTAGATATGCCGTTTCCGCAAGTTGACCCCTCCTTAGACAAGGAGGGG